GAAAAATAAGCACCTAAGAAAGGATCTGTTAATGAACCAAGATTACAATTTGCATTTGCAGGTATAATACTAGAACTGACTGTAATTAAGTTATTTGATATATCAATTATGTTTTTATTAGTATTTCCACCTTTTACGCTAAAGTTTCCAGGTATAAAAACACTTTCTAATGATGTTCCTAAAACAATTTGATGATCACTACTAACTTGTGCACCATACCCTATTGCAGTTGAATAATTTGGGTGAACGTAAATCGATGATGTGCTTGCTCCTAAAAATGTATTATAATTTCCACCTAAAATACCATTTCCAGCATAAGTTCCTAATGCTATGTTATTAGTTCCAAAAACATTACAAGGATTAGTTCTATCATAAAAACCAATAACCGTAGAATTTATACCCAAGTCATATTGACCTGCCTGACTCCCAATGGCAATTGCACCACTACTTAAATTTAAGTCCCCTGCTTGATACCCTATTGCAATAGATCTTGCATTTTGATTTTGCGAACCAGCATCTATTCCAATGGCTATTGGGTCTACTTGAAATGACAAAATACTAGATGGTCCGGTGGGGCCTTGTGGACCAGCAGATCCATTTGGCCCAGGTGGTCCTTGTGGTCCTTGTGGTCCGGGAGGTCCTTGTGGTCCTCTTATTCCTAAATCTACAGGCGTACAGCATAACCTTTTATTACCATACATAATATAATATAAGAAAGTATAATATGTTTAGTTAAAATACATATTAAGAATATTTTTAAAGTTAGTATAAAATATAATTCTTTTCTGTTTGTATTATATTATAAAATGTCTTGGGCAACATGTTATAGTGGTTCTAATAATATTCATTTTAATTTTCCTCCTATTATGGCTGATGGTAGAAATTTTGCTTCTTGGCAACCAGAAGCAGTAGTAAATGAAAGGATTAGAGAAGTTGAAAAAATAAATACAAATTGGAAATATAGAAATTTTTTGACAAATAACGCAGTAAAAATTATTAAATATAATAATGAAGAAGCATGTGTAGAACTTGGGTTACCATCACATACAAAAACAAATAATAACCCTTCTAGTAATATTCCATTCATGTTTAAGAATAGTTATGATACTGCTAGTCCTGGTTACGGATACAATAATAGTGACTTAAAACTACCATACTTATCAAGAGAACAATTACAATCTAGAATGGTTTCTCCAACTATTTCAGTTCCAGTAAATTATAATAATTAAATAACAGAACAATATTTTATTTATTCATCTAGTAACATTAATGCCATCGCAGCATAGTTATGTAAATCTAATAATGTATCTTTAATACCTTCATCGTTTACTAAGTTGATACCGTTTTTTGTTATAGAAACAGAACGTTGTATTTTATCTTCAATTCGCATTAAAACACCAATAACTCCATATTTTGCAAAAGCGTCACCATAGTCAATATTTTTTTTTGCAAATAATTCAAGACCTTGGTTTTGAATTTTTTTCATTTGTGCAACTCTGTCAACTTTATCAAGTTTACGTATTGTATCCATTTAATAAACTAATGTATATTGTATTTATATTAATATTTATAAATAGTTAAATCTAAATAAACGATAATTTTTATAATACTTTATAGTATATGAAAATATTAAGCATAGATGTTGGTATTAAAAATTTAGCATTTTGTTTGTTTAACCGCGAAGACGAGTCAAATGATTTTCATATAGAAAAATGGGATATTGTTAATTTAAGTGAAAAGTTAGAAAATATTTGTAGTGAGGTAGAAAAATTTAAACAATGCAATAAACCTGCAAAATTTTCGAAAAATGGGAAATGTTACTGTATAAAACATTCAAAAAAACAACAATTTCAAATACCAACATCAGACTTAAAACCATCATCAATTAATAAAGAAAAAATAAAAGGACTATATGAGTTAGCAGAAAAATATAAAATAAAATATGAAAATCCAATTAAAAAGGCAGAGTTAATATCTATAATAAATAATTATGTTTTTGAAAAATGTTTTGATTCTATTGAAAAAAAAAATGCGTCAAAAATAGATCTAATTACAGTTGGAAGAAATATCAAATCAAAATTAGATACAATTTTAAACAATCATATTGATACTATTACCCACGTAGTTATTGAAAATCAAATTAGTCCTATTGCGAATCGAATGAAAACAATACAGGGTATGATTGCTCAATATTTTATAATGAATAATGAAAACATTCATATTGAGTTTGTGTCAGCATCAAATAAATTAAAAGATTTTAAAACTGAAAAAACTGAAAAAACAAAATATAGTGATAGAAAAAAACAAAGCATACAAGAATGTTTACAAATAGTTACAAATCAATTGAATTATTGTTCTTGGGAAACATTTTTTAAGAATCATTCAAAAAAAGATGATTTAGCTGATAGTTTTTTGCAAGGAATATGGTATATTTCAAATAAACTATAATTTAATTTGCTTATTTATCAAAATGATATAAAAACATTATATATTTTTATATAGTTAATATGATTACATCTATTTTTTCTTATTTTCAAAATAATAATATTAATAGTAAAATTACAAATGACATAAAGTTAGATTTCAAGGATGTTCTTATTGTTCCAAAAGAAAGTAGATTAGAATCTAGAAGCCAAGTAAATTTAGAAAGAGAGCTTACATTTTTTCATAGTAAGCGTAAATGGAAAGGTATTCCTATTATGATTGCAAATATGGATACAACAGGAACAATTGAAATGGCAAAAGAAGCACAGAAATATCATATAATTACATGTTTACACAAATTCTATAATGCAGAAGATATTCCAGATGACTTGGATAGAAATTATTTTACAGTTTCTATTGGGACTAGATTGAAAGACTTAGAAAATTTGAATATAATAATGGAAAAGGTAAAACCACGTTTTATTTGCTTGGACATTGCGAATGGATATAGCACACATATACTAGAAGTTATCAAAACTTTAAGAGAAAGTTACCCAGACGTTACTTTAATTGCAGGTAACGTAGTTACATATGAAATGGTTGAAACTTACTTCAATGCAGGTGTAGATATAATTAAAATGGGAATTGGTTCTGGAAGTGTTTGTACAACTAGATTACAAACTGGTATTGGGTATCCTCAATTTAGTTGTATTTATGATACAAGGTTACAAATTAAAAATCCAAAAATGTATATTATTTCTGATGGTGGAATACAATATGCTGGAGATTTTAGTAAAGCGTATGGTGCAGGCGCGGATTTTGTAATGTGTGGTGGATTATTTGCTGGTCATAATGAATGTTCAGGTGAGTTGATTGAGGAAAATGGTGAAAAATACAAAATATTTTATGGGATGAGTTCTTCTAATGCAATGGAAAAACATTATGGCAGTGTATCAAGTTATAAGGTTTCAGAGGGGAAATGTGTTAAATTGAAATATAAAGGTCCTGTTCAAAAAACAATTCAAGATATATTAGGAGGTATTCGTTCAACACTTACTTACATTGGATCTGAAAAAATAGAAAAAGTATATGATAATGCTAGATTTATTAAAGTAAATAATATTGCGAACAACATTTATAATGGGAAAGAAACATAAGCCTTCAAAATGAAAAATATATATAATTATTCGTATTACTTAAAATTATATGTTCTTATTAAATCATAATGGATAGTGAAATTATAGATATTTCAACAATAAATTTAGGGGACTCATCATTTAAAGGTTCTTTAAAATCAGCTAATTTTGGTTCTGGGATAGAATTATTAATGAATGATAAAAAAAAGGAAGGTTCTCGTCCTTCAAGTGATATTAATTTAGAAGATTTAAATAATTTAGAGAATGAATTGAATGATCTAGTTGATGAAACACCATCTAGAAATTTATTTGAAGGAAAAAGTGACTTATTTACTAAAAATATTTCTTTGAACTATGATAATGATGATAAACCACAAACACATTCAGTAAGATTTGATGAGAATCCTAGTATAGGAGAAGCAACTGCAGAAAATAGTACGAATAAAACGTGGGATGGATATGCAAAATTTAATGATGTTCCATTAAATCCAGATAAACCAGTATCATCACAACCACAAATGAGCAAAGAAGAATTATTAAGAGAAAAATTCAAGTATTTAAGAAAGTTAGAGTCATTAGAAGCAAAAGGAGTAACACTTACAAAAAAATATTCGATGGAATCGCCACTTGCAGAAATGCAAGGAGAATATGAAATGATAATGGAAGAAAAATCAAAGCAAAACTCTATTAAGTTTCAAGGAAATATGTTAATGGCTTGTATTAATGGAATCGAATTTTTGAATAGTCGTTTTGATCCTTTTGATATTAAACTAGATGGATGGAGTGAACAAATAAACGAAAACATGACAGACTATGATGATGTATTTGGTGAACTTTATGACAAATATAAGAGTAGAGCTTCTATGGCACCAGAGTTGAAGTTGCTTTTTCAACTAGGTGGAAGTGCAATGATGGTTCATATGACAAATACAATGTTCAAATCTGCTATGCCTGGCATGGATGATATATTACGTCAAAATCCAGATTTGATGAGACAGTTCCAATCTGCAGCAGTCAATTCAATGAGTCAAACGAGTCCAGGATTTTCAGGATTTATGAACAATATGATGAATCCTGAACCTCAAGTTAGTATGAATGGTCCTCCACCACCACCATTAGCAACTCAGGGAATGGGGCCTTCCAGTAGACCAGGAAACAATAATAGTTTTTCTAGTAGACCAGATCTAAATACAAGTATGGGTCGAAGTAGTTTCCCGAGTCAAATGAATGATGGTATTAATATTAGAGAGAGTTTTGGTGGTGCAAATGATTCTGAAAAGAGTACTAGGAAATCGTCTTCAAGACCAGAAATGAAAGGACCTAGTGATATTAGTGATATATTGTCTGGTCTAAAAACAAAAACAATAAATATTCAAGAGGCGCCTCCTGTTTCGAATAATGATAGTAGCACAATAAGTATATCTGATTTGAAAGATCTACAAACAGATGGAAGTATGCCAAAAAGAAGTAAAAGGAGGCAAAAGTCTGATAAAAACACAGTTAGCTTAGATATTTAAAAATATTACACTAATATAAATAAAAGTTACTAAATTATTATTTAAATACTAAATAATAATTTATTTATTATGTCAAATGTTGCACTAATAACAGGTATAACAGGTCAAGATGGTTCATATTTAGCAGAATTATTATTAGAAAAAGATTATAAAGTATGGGGAATAATAAGACGTTCTTCCAATATTAATACAACTAGAATTGAAAATAATTTTGATAAATTAATATTGCGTTATGGAGATTTATCTGATGGTGTAAATTTATTAAATATTTTACATGAGATTAAAAATAAATATCTTGATATAAATAGATTAGAAATTTATAACTTGGCTGCAATGAGTCATGTAAAAGTTTCGTTTGATATGCCAGAATACACCGGAGATATTGATGGACTTGGTGTATTGCGATTATTGGAAGCTTCAAGAAATTGTGGTATTCCTATAGAAAAAATACGTTTTTATCAAGCATCAACATCAGAACTATATGGTAAGGTTGTCGAAGTTCCACAAAAAGAAACAACTCCATTTTATCCTCGTTCTCCTTATGGTGTCGCAAAATTGTATGGATACTGGATAGTAAAAAACTATCGCGAGTCTTATGGAATGTTTGCATGTTCAGGAATTTTGTTTAATCATGAAAGTCCTAGAAGAGGTCATAACTTTGTAACACGTAAGATTACACTTGGATTAAATAAAATTATAAAAGGTATAGACGATAAAATTGTATTGGGTAATATTAATTCATTAAGAGATTGGGGACACGCAAAAGACTATGTAGAAGGTATGTGGCAAATTCTTCAACACAATGAACCAGAAGATTTTGTTTTATCTACAAATGAATACCATAGTGTTAGAGAGTTTATTGAAAAATCATTTAGATTAAAAGGGTTTTATATAAAGTGGAAAGGAGAAGGAATAAATGAAATTGGTTATGATGAAATAACAGGGAAAGATTTAATATTTATTTCTGAAAAATATTTCAGACCTGCTGAGGTAGATGAACTACTGGGCGATTCAACAAAAGCTAGAAATACATTAGGATGGAAGTGTAAATATTCTTTTGATGATCTAGTAAAAGAAATGGTTGAATTTGATTGTAGTTAAAAATAAAAATTAAATACAATAAAATATAATTTATATATATATATATTTTATTACATAATGGAAACATACAATACGAATTATGGATTGGTTACACTATTTCAAAATGAATTTTATATTGGTAGTGAATTTAAAAAAGGTAAATATTGGGATGAAAATACATTACAAAAACTTAAAGAGTATATAGATCCAAATCGCAATATTTTAGAAATAGGAGGACATTGTGGAACATCAAGCATAATATATTCATCATTTTTGAATGAAAATAAAAAAGTGTTTGTTTATGAACCACAATTAAATATGTATAATTTGTTAGTTAAAAATATAAATCAAAATAATTTACAACATAAGATTATTCCATATAATTTAGGTGTTTTTTGTTATAATGGATTAGGAACAATGAATAAAATTGATATAGATGGTGGAGGAGGAATAGTAGAAAAACGTTATAATGAAGAATTATATCTACCTTGTAATTTTGGTGGTATTGGATTGGGTAAAGAAGGAGAAACTGTAGAACTGATTACTATAGATGATATGAAGTTAGAGAATATAGGTTTTATACATTGTGACGCACAAGGAGCAGAAAATTGTATTTTTTCAAAATCTATTGAAACAATTACAAAATATAGACCAGTTATTTATTATGAAAACAATGAAAAATATGGTAGAGGTTTGTATGATCATTATGATATTGTTTGTAAATCATATCCAGAGTATAAGGAAGAAAGTATTTTTGATATAAAAAAATATTGTATTGAAGAATTGAACTATTCGGATTTTATTGATAAGTTCAATGGGGGAATTGACACACTTTTGATACCATAAGATAAAATATTATATAAAGTGCTAATTTTTTTTAGCGTTTTTGAATATTGTTTTAATATTACATGCTTCCCAAAATTGTATACTATTTGGATATGGATTATATGAATATTCAATATGTAATAAATTCAATAACTTTTTTGCAAATCCATTTCTTCTTGCCCTTGAATGTGTCCATATAGTTATGGCTTTATTGTCTTCTTTTATACAAAAACATGGTAATAAATACCATGAATTTTTACAAAATATATTATCTTCTCTCGCATTACGATTATACATAGATGTAGTTTCAGTTACTCTTAGACTATATAAGTTTCCATTTTTATATGCATCTACTACTATTTTTCTATTATTAATGAAGTAATAATCATCATCATTTTGTAATTCATCTATCAAAAACCAGAATTCATTCCCATCTATTATTTTATTCAAAGAAACTTTACCCCAGTCATCCATTTTATTTAATTCGTGTTTTAAATACTATTTTTATTAAATCAATACAATCAATTTTTTATAAAAATAAAATATGAATATATTTCAATGAAGAAAAATATTACATTGAAACGTGGATTTCCAAAAAGAATTCATTTATACTCAACACCAAGAATCGCACAGCATCAAGCGTATAAATATTTAGGAAAAACTGCGAAACTATATCCAGCAAATAATCCTGAGAAAAAGTATAAAATTTTTGATGAAAAAAATAATAAATGGGTTAATTTTGGGCAAATGGGTTATGAAGATTATACAAAACATCATGATAAAAAAAGAAGAAAAAATTACTTAACAAGAACTAAATTTATGCGTGGAAATTGGAAAAATAATAAATACTCTGCAAACAATTTAAGTCGTAACATATTGTGGTAAAAATTAAAAAAATGATAGTAAAAAGTTATTATAATAAAAAATAAATCAAAAATGATATAAATTCTATTTATTATTTATTATTTATAAAATAATATATAATAAATGGAAGATAAAAATGAATCAAAAATTATTTATAATAAAAATGGTATTAAAATGACAAAATTGAAAGAGAATAATTACATGTTACATTTTTTTATTGAAAACAAGTTTTTACAATTAGAAAAAATTATAAATCTTGAAGTGGCAAAACTTATTTATGAAATAAACAAAGATTTTTTAGAAGACTTTCATTTTGTTAAAAATAGTGAAAATAATGCGACAATTTATTATCTTTTTAAGCATTTTTTTCAAGATTTTGGTTTGAGTCAAAAATATACATATACGAATGTTTCAATGGAAAAAACATTTGACAAAATAATATTTACAACAGAAACAAACAAAGAACCGTTATTAAAAGAAATAGAATTTATTGAAAATACAGAAAAACTACCTATTAGTAAAGCATCATTCGTATGCAATATTATAAGTCCTCATAAAGTTGAAATTCAAAATACAGTTCAGTTTCATGCACACTATAACTTACCCGAGTTTGTTGAAAAAATTGCCACAAATATTTTTAGTAAAATATTTATAAGAATAAAACAATTTATAGAAAACAATAGCTTTAATGTATAAAATGATTAAGATAACAAATATTATAAATACATTGTCAAATCTGTTTTTTATTATTGATATTAATTCAATACTTTTATATGAATACTTGTCATTTTTATATTTCAAAGACTATACAAGTTTTATTAATAACATCGCATTCAAACTATCCAAGAAAAATATATTGTATGTGAAAGTTTTTCAAGCTATTTCATTAAATAATAACATAATTGATAATACTATGAATAATGAGTTATTATCTTATACAGATTCAGCTCCTTATGATGCAAATGATATAGACTGTGAATCAATACAGCAATTTAAATCTAAATACAGATTAATACAAAATGAATCAATGAATCCAATTAATTCTGGAATGATATCACTTGTATATAAAATGTTGAAAATAGGAACAAGCGAAGAAGTAGTTGTGAAAATAAAAAGAAAAAATATTGATAACAAACTAGATGATGCAATTAATAAATTATTATTTTTTGTTGATTTGATATCATATATACCAAAATTTAATACATTAAATATACCACATACGATAAAAAAAAATATATCATTACTAAAAGAACAATTAGATTTTAAAAAAGAAATTCAAAATACCTTAGAAATGAAGGAAGTTTGTAAAAATCTTAAATATATTGTTATTCCAAATATTTATACAGATGTTACAGATGATTTCCCAAATATAATTATGATGGACTACATTAAAGGACAACATATATCAGAAGTAAATAAAGATGACTATAAAGAATATGCTAAATTAGTCTTGAAATATGGGTTTATTTCAACAATTATGTTTGGTGTAACGCATGGAGATTTACATCCAGGAAATATTTTATTTATCAAAAATGATTTCAGTTACAAATTCAAAAATGTCTTTCAGTTAGGAATAATAGACTTTGGAATTGTTACTAGAATAAATGATAAAATGAAAAATGTGTTTTTAGAACTGGTGCCAGAAATGTTTAATGACTGTAGTAAAAATATGGCAGAGAAGCTATTAAATACACTTATAGAACCAGAAGATATATTACAAAAAATTTCAAAGGAAGACGCCAAGAAATTAGTAGAAGATACAGGAAAACTTATAAAAGAAACAATTCATATAACAAAAGATAGTCCACAATTAAAAATTTATGAATTTATTGAAAAATTTAACAAGTATATTAAAAATAATAATAAGTATAATTTTTACTTGAATGATGATTTTATGAAACTACAAATGGCAATGGCAATGTCTCATAGTGTTAGCATGCATCTATGTGATAATGATTATATGGAGTTTGCAAATAAAGTTATTAATGAGTTATTTCATATAGACTTGTTAACAAATGATTAAAAATTTATTTATAAATTTATTATAAAAATTGAAATAGTATAATAAATTATTAATATTAACAATATAAAGAATGCAGTCTCTCATCAACCAAATTCATTTACAAAATCCTAGTACTTTATTATTTATTGATGGAAGTTATTTCTGTTTTCATCGATATCATTCTATTATGAGATGGTGGAAAAGCGCATATCCAGAAATACAATTAGATGATCCGTATAAAAATGAAAAAGTTGTAGACAAATTTAGAAAGACTTTTGTAGATACAGTGAAAGGATTAGGAAAAAATTTAAAAATAGAAGATCCTAATCCTTTTATTATTGTCGGAAAAGATTGTAAGAGAGAAGATATATGGAGGAATGAATTTTATGAAAATTACAAAGGAACAAGAGTAAAAGATGATGGATTTATGGGATCCCCCTTTTTCAAAATGGTTTATGAAGATGAGTTATTTCAAGAAGGGGGTGCAAAGTGTATTTTAAAACACCCAAAATTAGAAGCAGATGACTGTATAGCTATTTCAGTAAAATATTTTTTAGAAAAAAGTCCAAATGTAAATATATATATTATTACAAGTGATAAAGATTATTTACAACTATCTCAACCAAGAGTAAATATATTTAACTTGGCATTTAAAAACATTGCTGAGTCTAGTTCAAGTTTAAATGATGCAACTGCAGATTTATTTTGCAAAATTGTAATGGGTGATACAAGTGATAATATAAAGTCAGTATTGAAAAAGTGTGGACCGAAAACAGCATTAAAATGTTATAAAGATAAAGTATACTTTGATGAAAGAATGAAAAATGAAAATGCATACGACATATTTGATTTGAATCAAAAAATAATAGACTTTGATTATATACCAAAAAATCTAGTAGAAGAATTTATGAATACTTAGTTTTTCGATTCTTTCTAGTTTTGGTTTTACCTCCATAGTTGTATCTTTTTGTATTTGTCTTGTAGTTATTGTTGTAATTATTATTGTAGTTATTGTTGTAGTTATTATTGTAGTTATTGTTGTAATTATTATTGTAGTTATTTTTGTAACTTTGTTGATATTCTGTTTTTTCTTTATCTTTTTCATAATTTAAAGAAGACGAAGATATATATCCTTTTTCATTGAATTCTCTAGGTCTATATTCTAAATTAAACATGTCTGAATATGCTTGTCTTATGTTTTCATAACGATTATTACATGCAATAAAAGGTTGTTTAGATAAAGGAATAGAATTACCAGGATATAAAACAATTTCAATTGGCACATAATAACTTAATTTAGAAAAATTGTTTTTTGGAGTAATACGACTAATGCCACCGTTTTGTGGTGGTGCTGCAAAACCCTTTACAAAACCAAAATACTCTTTCTTTAACTTTTTAAGTTCATTTGACGCATCAATACTATTTTCATTTGGTTTTTTATCTATGTACCAATCACCAACAACCCAGTCATAAGAAAAAATAGAATATGGTTCATCTTTAATATAAAATAAATTATTTTTTTTGAATAAAGTATCTAGTACAATAGTTATATTTGAATCAACAATACCTTTTTTTGTTGCTTCTGCTAAATTCAAACGTTTTTGATAACCTAATGAAATATTACGGGCAATTAAACTATCAAATTCATTTTTGTAAAAAAATTGTGTAAATTTTTCTGTTTCATGATATCCAGAAGGAATTTTATTTACAACAGATTTATTTAATTTAATCAAAGGATTAAAATGAACAGTGTCACTTTTTATTTTTGGAAGTGTCATATTTGGTTTATAATCTAATTTTGTATAACCTCTTATTCTAGTGTTAATTATAATTGTTAATGTATTAGGATATGACATACTTATAATACATTAAGATTAATTTTTAATTTATTTGTTTGCAACTTCTTTGAAACTTAAATATAAATTCTGTTGCACTTGTTTTTGTTTTTCTTTTTTGGCTTTTTCTAAAATTGCAACTGCAGCATTTACTTCATCATCAGAAACGATACCATCATTATTAGTATCAATTGCAGTATTTAATTTATCTAATACTCTATAATGATGGGGGACAATACAAAATCTACTTTCTTCATTGAATAAATGGTCTGATAAAATAACGAATACAGCAGTTAATCCTAAAGCTGCATAAATATCACGAGTACCCATCCATGCCATTGCAAAAACTAATATTTGTTTGCTTATAGACATTTTTAAATATTCTTCTGTTGATTTACTAAACTGTATAGATATAAACTTTGAACCCACGTTAAGTAATATCATAACAACACCAGCAAAAAATTTACTACTATTTAAATATGAAACGTGGTGATGTAGATAGTTAAATGCACGCATAAAAATATTTGGTTGTAAAATAGGTTGATCATTTATGTTTTTAGTAGATGTCTTCTTAGTCATATATTTAAATAATATAAAAAAATATAAATAATTTTAAATCATTAAATATAACGAATAAATGGTTTTAAAATGAAGAATAAGTAGAGCAAAACCCTTCTTTTGTTGTAGGTGCGGGATTAGGATTTTGAACTAGTTTAATTTCTGGTAAAGATTTTGAACTAACAGGTTTTACTTGTTCTTCAATTTTCTGTAGGTCTATATTATTTGGCTTAGGAGGCAAAACATTATCTTTTGTAGTAGGTGTTAGTTCTGGTTCATATGGTTTAATTTTACTATCTTTTTCATTTTCTTCCCTTTTTTTATCTTTTTCTTTATCATTTTCTTTATCAACTATACTTTGTTTTTGCTTAGCATCCTCCATATTATCCATATTCTCAACATAACTTTTATGGTGTATATGACTCAAGTAAATGGTAAATAAAATCATTATAGCTGTTGCAGTAAGTCCAGCCATAATACTATAATTAGTAATAAAAATAATTAAAATCAACATAAAAACCTTACCAATACTATCACTAAATACATTGCTAAGTGCATCAGGGTATTGGACAACAATAACAACTATCAAAATATACAAAATTGCAATTGAATTATTAGTAATAATATTATTATTTCTTGGTTTAAGAAAATCAAAAAAATTATTGTTATTCATTATATAAATAATAATAATATTATTTATTTAAAGACATTTATAATTGCCAATAAAACAAATTAAAAATATTTGTAATTTCAGATTGTTTTCTAAATTATTATCTTATTTTTTATTAAGAGATGTCTTTAGCAATGTATGCAGCACCATTTGATAATAATGAAAATCAAATAAATGATAAAGATAATGAAAGCCCAATAGCTAGAAAAAGAATAACTAATAATAGAACACAAAAACGAGTTCCTAAAGATATTAATTCAGAAAAGGTAAATTCTGTTTTACAAACTATTCATAATTTACCGGATCAATTGGATACAGAATCAGATGGATTAGCAGATTTTAATCCTTTACCTCCTCCAACTTCTGTTGGGGTAGAACAAACAAGAATAAGAGAAACTGTTTCACAAGAGACTAGTGATGAAAGTATGGAAAACTACAATAAAAGTATTTCAAGAACAAATCAAGAGTATTATAGTAGATTTATGCCAAATTATGATCAACTATACAAACAATCACCAAATAATGTCCCTTACTATACTAGTAGTTCACAAAGCAATAATTCAAATGAATCAAATCCAAATCATTTGAACAGTCTTCTTCTTCAAAAAATAAACTATATGATTAATCTTTTAGAAGAACAACAAGACGAGAGAACAAATAATGTTACAGAAGAAGTAATTTTGTATTCTTTTTTAGGAATATTTATTATTTTTCTTGTTGATTCTTTTGTTCGTGTTGGTAAATATGTAAGATAGATTTAACAAATAATCAATACTTTATTTGGATGAAATGTATAATATGCAAAATTATAAAAAAAATATGCAGTAGGACTTATAATTGATGGTGATGTTTTTAATTTTAAATTATTAATAATGTCTATATTATTTGAAATATTTTCAAGAATAGCAAATTTAAAAGAAGTGTTTTTTTCGCATATTTTAAATAATGCAATCTTGTATCCATGAATAAATATATCTAGGTTCTTACAACAGTTTATTGAAGCAAAACAAGTGATTGCCTCACAATTTTTTTTAATAAAAGTACACGTTTTTCTAAAAAAATATGCACTTTGAACTATATCATCTTTAACTATCATATAAACATATATATTATTCGTTTTTATTAATTCCAAAATGTTAGATATTTCTGATACTATAAGTATATCAAATTTATTAGTATTTTCTCTCATGAAGTCAAATAAGTAATGTATATTTGTTTTTCCACATTCAATTGTAGACATTTCGTATGTTAAATCTAATGGTTTCATCCAGCCGTTCATATCAAAACCATATGTATTGTAAACACATAATGGAACGATCCCTGTCAAGTTGTCTTCTCTCTTGAATAGAGAAACAACTATTTTTCGATTATTATGTCTTTGATGGTAATGATGTGTCTGTATTATTTGTGGTGCAATTCCTTTTTTTCGATATAACTTGTCTACACATAATAAGTCTACATAATAAACTTCAAAAAAAGAATCTTTTGAACCATTATTTATAGTTACATGCAACGGTCTAGTAGTCATAACACCCAATAATTTTTTTTTCGTTACTGTAGTGCTTTTTTTTAAGTCCATTAGTATTTCATCTTCATAATAGAAAGAAAAAAAACTGTTTGAGTTATGTCCTTCATAATAAGGCAAAACATTTTCTTTTTTTGGTTCAAATTTGTTTTCATTATTTTGTAAATAGTTATTTTTAATAAAATGTATAAATTTTGTTATTCTATACTCAATCAGGTTATTATATTTTATTGTTTCTATATTCGTAAAATTGCAATACTTATTTTTTTCAGGTAGTTCTTGATCAATAATTCCTGGTGGAAATAAATAATAATGAAAGTCATAAATATGAAAAACCGGCTGCATTGACCAAAATCGAAAATTGATTTTAATATATGCAATAATGATTAATATAATAACTACAAATGTTAATATTGTATATAATATGTATTGATACATAATATTAACTATATATATTTTTTTAAGAATTTTTACTCGGGTTTTACAAGAATATATAAGTAATTATATTCATAACCAGATTTAATTAAATCAATTTTGCCTTGAACAATAAATCCTGACTGTTTTGCGATGTTTAAAATATCCCCTTCAGATTCCATATACATTACATGTTCATTTTTGCGAAATATTTTTCCAGTATCTTTGTTTTTGAATTTTTCAACAAATTTTGCTTTATTATTTTCATTTTCAAAGTTAGCAACATATTTAAATTTTTCAAATGTAACTGTACTTTTGGTAATACGTTCTTTTGCATATCTTTGTGGAGTAAGAACTAATAGTGGATTTGCAGGCGGAACAATAGGATCAAACATATCTCTATCAACAATATGAACTATTAAGTAACCACCAGGCATTAACCAACTCATACAATTTTTAAAAAATTGGCTTTTATCTTGAATATAATATAAAGTAAAATACATACATAAAATATGCGTAAAAGAGCTTGGCCTAAATTCCATTGCATTCATTGCATCTCCTAAAACAAAATCATATTCAGGATAATTTTGTTTAGCTTTAGAAATCATAGCATTTGAGTTATCTATCCCAACAGCTTTTACACCTTTTTTATTCATTAAACCAACATGATGACCTGTTCCACAACCAATATCTAAAACAATACTTTGTTCAGATGGTTTTGTAGAATTTATTATTTGTCCAACTTCATAGTTGTCTTTTACATTACTGAAAACAAGTTGATCATATATTTCAGTATAAAAATCATCATAAATATCTTTCCCAGATTTAAATACAAATTCGTCTTTTTGTTCAAAACCTTCTGTTTTAGATTTATCTAAATGAAATACATTAGTAACAATTAATAATAAAATAACAAAAAACAATAACTTACCCCAAGTAGATGATTTTTTATAAGTAGTAGTAATATTTTGTAAAGGTTTTAAAATAAATTTTAAAAAGTTAGTCATTCTTTTATATGTATTGTTGTGATTTTTTTTGTTTTAATATAAATTATATAATGTCTAATTCAGAAATAAATGATTCAGAAATAAATGATATTCGTGAACAAAAAGAATTCAAAGGGATAACCTTTTCTGGATTTAAAAAAACAGATGTAAAATCAGAATTGATTAATAGTTTATCAAAATCGAAAATAGAACCATCATGTTACTGGAGTGCAGAATTTATTTGTTCAGGTCATTATACTGAGTTATGGGAAATCATATTATATTTTTATAGTAAGTATATTCATTTAGGAAATCCTAAGTTCCCAATATATCTAGAATTGCGAATTAAAAATTTTAAAGAAATTATTACAAATGGTTATAGTAATGCTGAAATTAAATTGAGAAATAATGAAAAAATTAGAAAATTATTTTGTGAAATAATGTGTATTCTTTGCAATGCAAAACGAAAACATAGCTTTGATGAAATTAAAATTAAAAAAGAAGACTTTGATATGACTCAAATGACTGATCGTTTAAAAGCTCCAAATACTTCTTATGCTACGAATATTTTATTACCTGGTGACCCTAAAGAAATGTTTATCGCGATTAATGAATTTGCATACAATATTTCAAAAGACGGAAAAAATAGTATTAATGCATGTTATTGGATTGAATGGATTAATGAATTTGAAAGTATTTGTAAAAATAAAAAAGAGCTCTGTAAATGTGAGAGGCGATCACAAATTCCAGTAGATAGCAAACATCAAATGGATATAGTATGGTTAATATGGAATGCTATGTTAAAAGAGTCAGAAAATCATCATACATTAGTTAAAAGAATTATAAACAGTTTATTAGTTTTATTTACATTAAAGTATTCAAATAGTTGCAGTAGAAAACGTAAATTCATAATGTATTATGCTGTGTCATTATTGACTGAAAAATTTGAGTTAGAAGAAGACATAATAAAAGATAAAGATCAAGTATCTATTGTTACAAATAAGATTAATACAATTTATAAGCAAATTAAAAAGAATGAAAAATCTCCAAATACAGATTATTTATTTGCAAACACAAATAGTAGTAATTTAGACAAAACAATTGCAAAATTAGAAAAAATGAATAATTTTGGGGAAACCTTTATTCCAAGATTATAATAAAATAAATATATATATATATATATTCCATGCCAAAAACACATAAGGTAAAATTGAATAATAAAAATACGCGTAAAAATTTTAGTATGGGAGTAAAAACGTTAGATCAATTTGAAAGGCAGGTAGTTGTAAGATTTTTAGAAATGTTAAACTTAATCAAACTTTATCATTGGAAAACATATAGTTATTCTACACATAAAGCGACAGATGAGTTATACTCAAAACTAAATGAGAATATAGATACTTTTGTTGAGGTTTTATTAGGAAAGCGTGGAGACAGAGTAAATTTAATGAACGTGAAATCAACCTCATTAAAAGATCTTAATTCTGTTCACGATTTAAAGAGAGAAATGGTAGCATTTAAAAGTTATTTAGTATCATTTGATAGATTACCTGCATTGATGACAATGTCTAATTCAGATTTATTGAATATTCGAGATGAAATTCTTGGTACTATAAATCAATTTCTATATTTATTAACATTTACGAAATAGATATGTAATATAAGTATAAATATAAATATATAAATATAAATATATTTATATTATGATACTCAATCATTATACACGTTCTAGTGATAAGTGTATTTATAAAGAAACAATTATTGTAGGTACTTCTAGTAGTAATAGTAAAACTCTCAAAATGAATAAAAAATATAATCATCCAAAATTTTATCCAATTAAATTTGAAAAATGGTCGGATGAATTTTCTTTTGAATTAATAAACGATAATTTAATAGTTAAAAGAACAGATTCAAATTTAGGATGGGGTGAATGTCTAAAAGTAGATGTAGAATATGAGTTACAAGATAGTAATAATAATACAAAAATTTCTTTGATTCCAAAAGTAATATATCAAACATTTAAAACTTATAATGTTCCCATAAACATGTATAAATCAATACAAACATGGAAAGATGTCAATCCTGATTATGAACATTATTATTTTGATGATGATGATTCTATTGAGTTTATTAAAAAGTATTTTGATAAACGCGTTTTAAATGCATACTTATCATTAATACCCGGGGCATTCAAAGCAGACTTATGGAGATGTTGTGTATTATATGAAAAAGGAGGTGTTTATGTTGATGCTGATATGGTTTGTTTACAACCGCTAAGAGACTATATAGAAAATTCAGAATACAATTTTATATCATGTAGAGATGATCCAATGGCAAAATCATACATATACAACGCATTTATAGCATGTAGTCCGAAACATCCGTTTTTGAAAGAACAAATAGACACAATTGTCAAAAATACTGAAGAAAAAAAAGATATGTGGTATCTTGATATATCTGGTCCTGCATTATTAGGAAAATCAATAAATAAAGTTTGTGGTAGAAACATAAATGATGATTTTGAAATAGGTGAAAATAAACTTGGAAATTATAAATTTAATTTATTACTACATAGTTCAGGATCAATAAAAATAGATAATCAAAATACGAGTCAACTTATTTTAGTAGAATATGAAGGTAAATCAAAAGAAATGAATGAATTGAATATTGAATCATATTACTCATTGTACAAAAAAAATTTTGTGTATCAAGTGATTCCTAGAAATATATATTATACTACTCGTGACTGTTTAGGTAAAAATATTTATATGGTTGATTCATTTAAACATAAAAATGATTTTTGGAACTTACAATATTTCAATGATGAAGACTGTTTACAATTTATTAAAAATAATAATGACACTTTTATAAAAGAACTAAATGTTGATGTATTATCTTACTATTCAACTTTAATTAATGGAGGGGAAAAATCTGATTTGTGGAGATATTGCATTATTTATTTAAATGGTGGAGTATATGTAGATGCGGATACTTATTGTAATAGTTCTTTAGATAACTGGATAAAGTATCATGATTTAATATTAGGAATAGAAGCATATTTACCCATTGATATTGCAAAAACATTTGGTATGGATAAAATTGGCAAACAAATTAATAATAATATTATTTCTGTATGTAATTGGTGTTTTGCTGCATCTCCAAGACATATATTTTTTAAAAAAATAATAATAGATATATGTTTAAACCCAATTTTAAATGATGTATTAATAAACACAGGTCCAGGTAGAATTACAAAACATACAATAGAATATTTTTCTGATGTTGACTTATCATTAATAGAAAATGAAAGTATAGTAAAAAATAAATCAGTTTTATTTAATATCAACAAGTTTGGTTCAAATCAATGTCATTCAAATAGTTATAAAAATTTTTCAAATCCATTTAGTTTTGAGAAAAAAGACATCTATATAGTTCACATGTTTGAAGGTAGTTGGAGAAGTACTTACAATCACAAAGAAATAAAAATATATGATAATTTTCATTATGGTGTGTGTCATAATTTGACATTAATAAAAAGTGAAAATAAATATTTTGGTATAAGTAGAATAGATAAAGATACATCTAGAACTATTTTTATGGAAAAAATAGGTGATTGTAGATCATTGTTGGAGATTAATTTTGATGAACAACTGAATATTACTAGTAGTTGTGAAAAATTAATTACAAATTACAATAGTATAGCTAAATTTGAGGATTATAGGTTTTTTTCATTCAAAGATAAAACATATATAGCATGTTCATACATAGATACAAATTTCAATACAAAAGTTTGTGTTTTAGATGAAAGTTATAAATATTTGGGAGATATTAATATAGAAAATTACAATAAAGTATCTTTTACGGGAGAGAAAAAAATTTGGGAAAAAAATTGGTTATTTATTGAAAAAGATAATGAACTATACTTCATATATTCTTCTACACCAAAATACATAGTATACAAGTGTAATAATTTTGATGAGTTAACATTTTACAAGTTTATAAGTATAGATTGGCCTTTAAATAAAAATGTACCTAATGATGAAATATATTTTACAGGATATGTTGGTTCTGAAGTCAAAATAAATACAGGAGGGTCTACAAATCCAATTTTTATTAAAAGTAAAAACATATATTTATACTTAATACACACAAAAATAAATAATGAATTTAAGTACAATCATTATGCTGTAGTTTTAGATACAAATTTAATACCTATAATTTTTTGCGAAAAGCCTATTATTAATAAATTAATTCCATATAATTTATGTTTTATCACAACAATATTAGAAAGTGATAATTATTTTATTTTATCGGGTGGTGTAAGTGATAAAAATAATTTTACATGGGAAATATCAAAAGAAATAGTATTCAAACAGTTAGGAATATGATTTATTATAAAAAAATAAAACTAAATAAATATTTCTGTCTTTTCACCCCATCCACTATTTACGTAATAAGGCCACAAAATATACTTATAAGGGTTATCATAAGATTTAAATGATACTTCAATTTTTTGTTGTAAATTATTTGTTATGTCTATTCTATAAATTTCTTTATCAGTGTTACTTTTAAATCCTAAATAAATAAATTGTATGTTTTTGTATATAGGAATGTCAATGTTGTAAGTATATTCTCTATAAAAATTATTAACCCAATCAAAATTTTTGTCATTGACCGGAGGGTTAAGTCCTGAAATTGTTTTTGGATGTAATAAACTTCGCTTAAAATTTATACCAGAATATATTTCGTAATCTTCTAGTGTTCTTATATTTCCTAATACATATTTCCCTAAGTTAATTTTATCATCAGTTAACTGATTCAATAACTTTCTGACACGATTTTTACTAGTTACGTCATATTCATACCATTTTTTTTCAATTTGTTTAATATTTTTATCGTTGAAATCGTCCCAGTGTTTTGTTCGTCCTTTTCTAGTATACTCATGCCATATTATTGTTTTATGTGGGTGAAATAAGTCGTAACCATTTGTGAATGATCTAACTGATAATGCAATTTCTTCTCCTGTAAAATATAATTCAGGATCATATTTGCATTCTAAACAATGAATCCCATATGTAAAATAGTAGTGTCCACTTATAAATCTAGCTGGTATAGGACTAGTTAATTTTTCATAATCTGGTATTGATTCTGGAAAAAATAAAATAATATCTCCTTCAAATTTACCAGTCATTTTATATGGGGGATGATTTGTTAATTCTTTTACATTTGGATCATATGGCCCGCCGTATGATGTTAAAATTGGTTTTTTTGAATCAACACTTTTGAATATGTTAATTAACTCTTCATCCCAATTTTTTATAAATCTATGATGAGAATCTAGTTGTAACGTATATTCTTCACCTTTCCACATATTTTGGATATGATGTCTAGCCCAACATGTTCCTTTACTTTCATTCCATTTTACATCCATTATTGTAAATCTTTTATCATTTTTAAATTCATCCAAGTTGTCCCATGCGTCATCTTCAGAGTGTTGCCAACAAATACCAAATGTTAATAAATCGGGATATTTTGCCTTTTCAATACAGTCCTTAATAGTTGATAATAATTCAGGGTCTCTATATGAAGCAATTTGGATGAAAATGTGTGAGTTATTTATTAGTTCAATAAAATCCATTATAATAAAATAATAATTATAACTTTTATATTATTTATTTATTAATACTATAAAAATTTAAAGTTATTATCAAATATATTTTAACAACTAATAATGCAAGAACATATTAAATATTTTACAATTTTAGGGGAGAGATGTTCTGGTACTCATTTTGTTAAATTTTCAATGATAAGTAATTTCAAAATAGAATATTTAGATTTTGATACTGTAAAGTATATACCAAAAAAGATTCATTTTTTTGGACATGATGAAGATATTTATAATCATGCAGAACTAGATAAAACAATATATATATGTGTAATTCGTGATCCTGTGGAATGGATAGATAGTTTTTTTAAAAGACTTCATCATGTTCCAGAAGAGAATAAAAAAAATGTTTTTAATTTTTTAACAAAAAAATTTTATAGTATTTATGAAGATGGACCAAAAAAAAATACAGAAATAATGGAAGATAGGAATATTATAACTAAAGAACAATACAAAAATATTTTTGAACTAAGAAAAGTAAAATGTAACTATTTTTTTAATGTTGTTCAAAATAAAGTAAAACATTTCTTATTATTAAAATATGAAGACTTACGTGATGACTATGATAATACATTAGAGTTAATTAAAAATAAATTCAATTTAATAAAAAAAACGGATGAGTATTTAAAAATAATAAAATATAAAGGAACATATAACGCTCTTTATTTTAAGAAACCAATATTATTAACAAAAGAAACCCAAGAGTATATTAAAACACAATTAGATTTAGAACAAGAAAAAAAATTAGGATATTTGTTAGATAATTAATTAATCCATTTATAATAAAATTTTAATATATTTATTTTTATTATAATGAATAGTGCAGCAAATAATTATTCTAATTTAGGAACAACAAATTATAGCACAAGACCCGCACAATACTCAAATTATAGTTCATCATATCAATCTATTAATAATTCTAGGTTTTCTTTTAGCGAAATATCTGTTGTAACATGGATTATAATAATTTTAGTTTTAGCTATTTTTGGTATTAATGTTTTTCTTTATTTAGCAAGTGGAACACAGTGGTTTTCAGATACTTTTGGACCATATATTAAATATTTTTCTGCGCTATTTGGAACAACAATAGCAGAAACTTCAAAGCAAATTGTTAATACTTCTGCTACAGGAACAAAAGCAGGTGTAGATTTTGTTTCTGGAACTTTTGATTCTGGAGTAAATAAGTTACAGCAATTAGGAGGAAAACTAGAAAATCTTGGAACTGGTGATGCTGCAGGTGCAGGAACTCCAACTAACAAAATTCAAGGTGCAACAAAAGAAATGAATTCTACTAGTATGAATTCAAATACTTTACAAAATAGTATTTCTCCACATGATATTGATAATAATAGGTTGAATTCTATTTTAAATAGTGCAAAACCAGAAAGTCCAATACAAGAAATTCATAGTTACAATGCAGACGAATCATCTAGTTCAATTCAAAGTAGTAAGTCTTCAAGTAAATCTGGTTGGTGCTTTATTGGTGAAGATAGAGGTTTTCGCAGTTGTATTCAAGTAAACGAAAATGACACTTGCATGTCAGGAAATATTTTTCCTACAAAAGATATATGTATTAATCCCACTTTAAGAGCATAATATATTTATTTATTATTAGGTTTAATAGAATTTGCCGAAAATATCAATTTTTCGTTTGTTGGCCATTTATTTCCTCCTGCTGAAAATATTCTTCTAGTTCTAGGATAGTAAGTAGGAAGAGTGTCATTATAACACAAGTATTTTACTGGTCCAGGAATATCAGAACTGCTTGTAGGGTTACAGTTATTATTTAATTGTTTTTCAAAATAAATTTCACCAGTACAAATATTTTGACTTATATTACAAATAAGATTTCCTCCATCAGGAATAACTTTATTTGTTGTAGGTATTTCGATAATAGGTGCTTGTGGTGGAATAACTGGAATACTAGAACCATTATCATTTGGATTTGGTGGTATTATTGGTGATATAGATGGTGTTGGAGTTGGTGTTGGAGTTGGTGTTGGATAAGGTGGTTGAGTAGGAATAGGAGTAGGTATTGGATACTGTGGTATAATAGGTCCAAAGTTTGGGTTATTTGACCCTCCTACTGCTGTAACCGATTTTGGACAAGATAAAGGATCAAAAGTCTGAACAGGAACAGTTCCACTAATATTTAAGTTAATATAATTTACTCTCTTAAGACTATTTGTATTTGGATTTGTATATGATTGATTTTGAGTTGACCAGTTTATTGTTCGATTTGTCCAGTTTCCCTTTGCAATTTGTGAGTATCTTTGATTTTTTGTCAAATTAGAACTATTGTTTTTGTATTGAAGAATATTTCCTTTTTTAATAACATTAAGATTAGTATTATTACTATTATTATTTGAGTAAGCGCACACATTTTCAAAACGACTCCATTCTCTAGTAGGTTTTGGGTTATAATTTGGACCTAAACAAGACATTTTATATTATAGTATGATAGTATTAAAATATAAAAATAGTTAAAAACAAATAACAGCTTTAATAGTTTGATTCATATGGGTTAAATTGATCACCTGTACCAGCAAAATACCACCTAACGGACAAGTAGTCAGGTATATTTTTATACAATGCATTACTACTATTAGCAAGTTTAGTATTAGGACCTGCTTTTACAATATTATTGATAGCGGATACTCCTAAACCATAGTCAAAATACCATAGATTAGAAATAAATCCAGAAAATCCTCCGTTTGCAGCAATATATATGTCCCCATAGTTTTGTCTTGGAACACCACTCAGTTCAACACTTTTAGTTATAGTTCCATTTATATAAACATCTAAATTTATGTTTCGACACCTTATAACAACATTTACCCATTTATTCAAAGGTATGTTTTCTATAGTTGTATCTTCTGTTATATTGTTATATGTATTCATAATAATAGTCAATGCATTTTTTCCCGGTGCAATATATAATCCTGGAGCGTTATTAGGAGAGTTCAACCCACTATTAGGGTCAATACCATAGTTACCTTTATGAAAAATATGACGAAATGTATTTGATTGAGTATCATCTATAAAAACCCAAATGCACCAAGTAAATTCTATTCCTGCTGGTCCGTTTACTGAACGTGCAACTGTAAATGCACCTTCACTATTCGGGTTTTGTGGTACTACTATCATTTGTCTACCGTCAATCATACCATCAATTATTTTAGGACTTCCATTTGGAGTCAAAAACCATTTTAAAATTGATACAGACATTCTTAAAACAATAACAAATAATATTATTACTAATAATATAAATGCAAATCTTGCTACTAAACTACTAGAATTCATGAAATCCTTTATACCACTTCCTCTACCATAACTTTGGTTATCCATATATATATATTATATAAGAAAAACCAATTTTAAATTGTAAAACTTCGGGTTTCTGTTCCATTCTCCTCTAGACTTACCTTAATTTGGTAATTTCCAAAAAGACCAGATAACCAACTTTGTCCATAACCAGCTTGATAAATGCTCCATGCTGTTTGTGGATCAGTTGGATTAGGAAAATATTGTAATTTTGATGTAACGCCACTAAAACCACCTGCAGGTGTTAAGAATACATCAGCGTCCTTATTTATTTTTGGTATACCTGGTAGTACAGATGTTTTAATTAGTTTACCGTCTATATATACGTCTAGAGTTCTTCCATATGTACTAATAATTACATTCACCCATTTTTGAATAGGAACGTTTGAAACTGTGCAACTATGAACAACACTTCCACTAGGATTTTGAATATCGTCGACTGATAAATTAGAACCTGTTCCTGGATAAACAGATAATAAAATAGTTAAATTGTTTTCAACATCTCCTAAAAGAACAACCGGGCAAGGATCACCTGAACTTATTTTTTGAATAGAAGATCCTTGTTGAGAACTATCTACTAATGATCCCATTCTTCCAAAAAGAATTTTATTCTCCCCATATTTATAGTTCCAGTCACTTACATAAAACCATAGAGAATATGAAAAGTTGCTTGAATTTGGATTATTGGTGGTTGATAAGTCTGCAGCCTTTATTTGTTGAATAACTGTTCCAGAACTCAATGTCGTGAGTATTGTAAGATCTCTTAATACATATCTAATAAAAATATACAGCAAAAGTATAATAACAATTATTGCAAGAATACTCCAAATAGTCATAATATAATATAATATTAGAAATTTTCTTAAATAATAAGATTTTATTATTTATTTATTATTTAAGATTCTTAATTTAATTTAATTATATTTTTCATTTATTCTAAAATAAAAATTTTATAACCCAGTTATATTATCGTTATTATTCATTGAATACCATTTTTGTGATAAGTATTCAACTTCAATATTACTTGTGTCAGGAGTATCTACTAAATCAATTGATTTAGGTAAGGCTTGCGTATTTATATTAATTGGTATATCAATTATATTGTTTTCCGGATAAATAATATTTTGAGCTTTTGGAATATTTTGTATAACCGTTTCATTATTTATTTTCACAACTGGAGGTGTTTTATCTTTTACAGAATTATATAAATAATATATTTGTTTTATATTCAAGTCTTTATTAAAATAGTTGACATTACATATTCCACCATTTATACCTTTGTTTTCGCCGACTACTAATGTATCTTTTGACATTTGTGGGACAACTTCATTAACAGATTTGACTAATTTCCCGTTGTAAAATATATCTAAAGTACCACCATTGTAATTTATTACTATATGATTCCATTTTTGTAATAAAACATTACGTAGTTTGTAAATAATAATATTACCATTTGAATCTAGTTTTTGTTTTTTAAGACTACTATTATTACCTATAGTATTTCTGTCTGTACTTAACATAGTGATCATTAAAGTATTTTGAGATGCATTATATAATATATTTGGTTTTCCGCCAAAATTTAATATGGATGTATATTTTTCTAAAGACGATCTTGCACTTGGAGCAGTTGCATCAATAAAAGTCCAGAATGAAATACCATAGTTGTAACCATATTGTTCTGTAGTTGTTCCATTTATTTCATCATAGTTTCCAATTATTTTTTCACTATTTAAAAAAATAGGATTGTTAATTAATTGTACCCCTCCTTGTGTTGCATTTTTAATTGTAATTGTCGGAACTATTAAATAATATAATAAATATATAAAAATAACAAACAATAATACAATATAATATGTATAAGGTGTATTCTTCATTGAATTTGATAAATTATTTGTAAAAGATGTTTTCAAATTGGTTACTACTTCTATAGTAGATTTGCCTAAAGGAGCAGATATACCTAATAAACTTCCAACCCAATCAATAAGACTAACAAATAAGCAAGGAATATATAAAACAATATTAATTACTAACCTGTAGATAGGACTCTTTTTATAATAAGAAGTACCGGTTATTAGTTTGAATACAAGTATCAAAATAGCAAAAATTACTAGTAAGTTTAAAATAAAAGAAACAATACCTGTTTGGCTTGTTAAACTTTGAGCTCCTATAACAATCCAGGCAATTAACAAACTAGAACATATTAAACCAAATAGCATTAAAAAGGCACTTTTAGCGTAAGTTGTTATAGTTTCAAAATTATTATTCAAATTTAAAGATCTTACACCGTCAGAAGATAAAATACCAAAAAATAATATCCATAAAACAAATATGACTATCAATAAAATAATAATTGTCGAAACTTGATTAGCTTTATCAGAACCAATTACTTTTGCTCCATTCAAAAAACCACCTGGATAAAATACAATTCCATAAACGACTGTTATTAGGAAAACAATAAATAGTACACTACTAAATATACCTAATCTTGTAATACCTTTAAAAAAACTTTTCCCATTTGCATTTGAATCTGACGTTGGTAGTGTCATAATTGTTAATAAATACAAAAACCCAAAAACAACTAATAATATTGTAATAATAAGCGACTGTCCAAAATATGTCTTGATGTATCCTCCAGGATCAAGTGTATAAAATAACAACAAAAATACAATCAAGCAAAAGTAAATAAGAATGTATTTTATTCTATCAATATTTATATCAATATCATAATTTCCTTGGCTACTTTGAAAAGCAAAATAAAATAAAAATACACCCAATATTAATGATAATGGTCCAATAATAAATAAATAGTTATACATATAGTCCGTTAAATTTCTATATGACACAATTAGTCCAATAATATAAAAAATTAATAATAATACATATTTTAGTTTACTTAAAAAACTCAAAATGTCTCTATAGTTTGGAATTGTCAAAAATAATATAGTCAATATAGCTAACATTATTGCAATAACAATAAAACAAGTTTCTATAATTTTAGTTGATTTTGAAATATTATTTGGTTTAGGTATAGCCGATTTGTTATACAATAGTATAAATACAATTATTACAAGTATTAATATAACAACTCCAAAACTTCCATATGTTAAACTATTTTTAATTTTATTTAATGGAAATGAATTGTTATTAGTTGTTGGAATATTCATAATATATAATTACATTTTTATTTTATCATTATAAAAACATCTTATAATAATATTTTTTTACATATTTTCCATTGCTGTTTTTTTCCCATGACATTCTCTACATAAAGCTACTAGATTATCAACATTATTACTTCCACCTTGATCGAGGCGTTTGATATGGTCTACTTCAAACCAAGCGTTCAACTGGGTTTTACATTCACCACATTTCCACCCCTGTTGAGAAGCAACAAATTTTTTCTTTGTTTCACTAACAGAACGTTTTGTTCCTTTTGATCCTGACTCTAAAATACGTTTTTCAAGTGGATTTATAGAACTATTTGGGTTTTCATTTAACTCATTGTTTAAATCTCCCATAAATGAACTATTGTTATTCGTTGTAAAGTCTATTAATGGTGAAAGCATATCCATAGAGGATTTATCAATCGGCATGTATTTCACAACATTATTCGCATGTAGTAATATATTTTTACATTTATCAGGACTTCGCCTTATCAACAAATAAAATACTATACCTAAAAATGCAAAAAAAGCAATTTGAAAATATTTTTTATGTTTCATTATCATTTTAAGTATTTTCCCGTCATGATAAGTATTATATATAAAAAATGCTGTAATTCCAAATATAAGTAACTCAAGTTTCATTTATATAATAAATAGATTAAAAGATTGTATATTAAATAGTTTGGTGAGTTAAAGTTTTATTTGAAATTTTTGAAGATTTTTTTAATGATTTTTTAGTTACAGATTTAAAATTAGAATTTTTACTAGTTTTTCTTGTAGTTTTTGAACTTTTCTCTCTATATCCAATTTGAAGAGAAGAAATTCCATTCGCTTTTGAAAATAATTCATTCAACGATGTTAGTTTCTCTATAAGAACATCTGTATTTATTGGTGTAGTAACGTTGTCTATTACAAACAATATAATGTTTTTAATATTTTTTACAATATCAATTTCAATATCTTGTAAATCATCTATACTATCATATAAATATTCTACAATAGGTAAATATGTTACAGTAAATCCCCAAATATCTAAATTTTTTAAAAAAACTTCTGAAAAATATGTAGTTTCATCAAATTTATTATCAACTGTAAATTTAAATAAAATCTTTGAAATATATTCAAAAATAATATAGAATGTATATTCAAATTCAATCAGTTCTTTTTTGAAGTTTTCATCTACAACAATTAAATTCTTTTCAAAAAACATTTCAAAAATGTTATTAAATGTTTTTAAATGACCTGGACCTCTCTCATTTATCCAATAAATTACAAAATTAATAACAAAAGAACGAATTGAAAAAAAATTGGGATTTGGATTATTTTCAAGAAATTCTGCATACATTTTTCTGAAATCATCATTGAATATTATAATAGAAAAAGGAACATTAAACTGAAAAGGTCTGTCTGACAAAACATCTGGTATTTTTTCTCCATTATTATATCTTGTAGATAGCCCCCAGTCGATTAGTCTAGATTTCAAAGTGTCGTTGTTTTCTCTTACCAATATATTTGAATCTTTTATATCACAATGATATATATTCTTATTGTTCATTGGAATGATTCCATTTTTTAATAATTGAATTAATGAGTTATTTAATTTAATAAGTTTATTATAATTTATTTTACCATAATCAATATAATATCCAACGTCTACACCACCATAAGGCATATTTAATGCAAGTATATTTCCTAATGAAGAGTTAATATTTGAAGAATTGATTTCCATTTTTTTTAATGCACTACATTTTTTATCAAAATTCTCAAGATCTGTAGCAGTCAACTCTTCAGGATTACAAACACTAAAACCGTCAATCAAAAAATAGTCACTATAATTGGGAATACTTTCAAGCATTTTTTTGTAATTTTCGATATCACCATATTCCTCTATAGCATATTTTTTTTTCATTAGTTTAGTAACAGTTCCTTCACTTCTTGGTTTCCCTTTACACTTTAATGATGGTTTAAAAATACAACCAAATCCTCCAGATTCAATTACTTTACCACCTTTACTAGATTTATTTGTATATGCTTTTGATTTATTTTTCATTATTTAAAATATAAATAGATAATAATTATTTATTATAAAAATAAACAATAGTACTTATAAAAAGAATTAAAATAATAATGTAAATAATTTTACTCCTTATTTTATAATATTCTCTCAATTTCAAATCACGAGGTTTGTATTCCTCGTAATAGTTTTCATAAAAATTACTTAATGAAATACTAGGTTTTTCTAATTTTTGATTTATTTTATTGTGAATAAAATGCATCCAACGTATAAATGCATCTCTAGAATCTAAATAAGGTGAAACAGGATATTCATCTAATAATGCACTAAAATACGAAGACATACTTTCTATAGGAATAAACAAAGGTATATTATGAATAAACTCATAATATTTTTTTTTTGTAATTGTATTTGGACGATCTGGATAACACATTGCGACTGTATGCAAAAAAAACCAGTAATGCGGTCCCCATACTTTTGGATCTAATCCCATTTGAATAAAATAATATAAAAAGATAAATGTTTAAACATATTTATGTAATAATTGTATATAAATAATTTAATATGAATATGAATAAAACTAGTATGTGTAACAACTGCGGTAAACATGGACATTTATTTCATCAATGTAAACTACCTATTACTAGTTATGGAGTAATACTATTTCGTTCTAGTGAAAAAGGAGCTCAATTTTTAATGATAAGAAGAAAAGATAGTTTTGGTTATATTGATATTATAAGAGGAAAATATTCATGTTACAATATAGAACAAATACAAAAAAGTGTAGACGAAATGTCTGTTGCAGAAAAAGAAATACTTATGAAAGAATCATTCGAAAATTTATGGAAGTTATTATGGGGTGAAAATAATAAAATACAATATAAAGGTGAAGAAGTGACATCTTATAAAAAATTTGAAACGATTAAAAATGGAATTTTAGTAAATAATGAAAAAATAACCTTATATGATATAATAAAAAATAGCAAAACATCTTGGAATGAAACAGAATGGGAATTCCCAAAAGGAAGAAGAAATTTTCAAGAAAAAGACCTTGAATGTGCTTTAAGAGAGTTTGAAGAAGAAACAGGTTACTCAAGTAAAAATATTATAGTTATAGATAATTTGATGCCGTTTGAAGAAATATTTATAGGATCAAATCATAAGTCTTATAAACATAAATACTACTTGGCTTATATGAAAGAGACAGACGATAATTTACAAAATTATCAAAAAACAGAAGTTAGTAAACTAGAATGGAAAACAATAGATGAGTGTTTAGAATGTATAAGACCTTACAATTTAGAAAAAAAAAATTTAATAAAAAATATTAATAAAGTAATACAAGAATATAGATTATATTCGTAATATATAATATGCAACAGTCTCTTGATAAAAATATTAAAAAGAAAATGAAATTTAAAATAGTAAATGATGATGTTGAAGAACCAAAAATAATAGTCAAACCTTTATCTGATGAATTGAATAAACCTACTGAAACATTAGAAGATTTGAAAAAAGAGTATGAAATGAATGATTGTGGATCATCTGAAAACAAATATGATAAAAGTTGTAATACTTTTTTATTAAAAAAAGAATTTTTAGAAAGGAAAGAGCTAAGTGAAAATCCAGAAGAAGATATGTATTTGTATCCAAATTTGAATGATCCTAATTTTATTGTTAAAATTGCAGAAAAAAAAGAATTTAATGATACAAAATATGATGGGAAAATTTACAACATAAAAGAACAAGCTGATATTTTAGCAAATGCAGAGTTTGAATTAGCTCCACAACAAGCATTTGTCCGAAATTTTCTCTCTTTTCAAACTCCTTATAATAGTCTTTTATTGTATCACGGATTAGGAAGCGGTAAAACGTGCACAGCAATTGGAGTATGTGAAGAACAAAGAGATTATTTGAAACAAATGGGAATATCAAAACGTATAATAGTTGTAGCTTCCCCAAATGTTCAAGATAATTTTCGTCTTCAATTATTTGATGAGAGAAAATTAAAATTAGTAGATGGTCTGTGGAATATTAAAGGGTGTGTAGGAAATAAGTTATTAAAAGAAATTAATCCAATGAATATGAAAGGTATACCAAAAGAAAAGGTAATTAGTCAAATAAAAACAATTATTAATACGTATTATTTATTTGTAGGATATATTGAATTTTCAAATTATATTGAAAAAATTCAAGAAGTAAAAGGTAACTATAAAAATGAAAAAGATAAAAATGTTAAAATGTTACGTAACTTGAAATACGAATTTGATAATCGACTTATTGTTATTGATGAAATACATAATATTCGTATCGCAGAAGATAATAAAAACAAAAAAGTTGCTATGAGTTTATTGAATCTTGTTAAATCTTCATCAAATTTAAGGTTATTACTATTGTCTGCGACACCAATGTATAATAGTTATAAAGAAGTTATTTGGCTATTAAATTTAATGAACTTAAATGATAAAAGAGCGACTATTGAAATAAAAGATGTATTTGATAGTAATGGTGAATTTAAAAAAGGAAAAAACGGAGAAGAAATTGGAAAAGAATTATTAATTCGAAAAGCAACAGGATATGTTTCTTTCGTAAGAGGAGAGAACCCGTATACTTTTCCATTTAGAGTTTTCCCATTTTTGTTTTCACCTACAAATACTTTTAATGATATACCATACCCAACATATCAAATGAATGGAAAAAAAATAACTGAGAAAGATAAAATTGATATACTTAAATCAAATATTTATTTAACAAACATAGGTAGTTATCAATCTATTGGTTATCAGTTTATAATAGATAGTTTAAAGAATAAAAAATTTGCGATTACAACTAAAAAGGGAATTGTTAGAGATATGCCAAGTTTTGAAAACATGGAGTCGTTTGGTTATACACTATTGACAATACCATTAGAATCTTTGAATATTGTTTATCCTATGGAAGGTCTTGAAGATATGGTTAATAACAAAACGCCTATAGAAAGTTTATCGCCTATAAGTAGTATTTCTCCTGCAAAAAGTAATTCTAGTTTAGAAAATTCATCTATTTCTCCTGTTTTAGAAAAAGTAAATAATATTCCATCTTTAGAACAAAGAATAGAATTAACGGAAAAACCTTCTAGTGAAAGATCAATAACGTCTTATAACTCAAATAACATTCGTGGTGGTCAGGTTTCAAGTGATGAATCTGTAGAAAGTGTATTAACAAATAGCAGATATATAAATCCGAATGATTTAACAGGAAAAAATGGATTAGAACGTGTAATGACTTTTATTGATAGTAAAAATCCTCCTGAAAAAGGGTCGTTTGAATATAAAAAATGGATATTAGATAAAGACGAAAGAATTTTTTCAAAAGGAAAAATTGGCAAATATAGTTCAAAAATTAAATCTATTTGTAACAGTATTGTAAATGAAAATGGTGTTGTTTCTGAAGGGGTTATATTGATATATAGTCAATATATTGATGCAGGAATTATACCAATAGCACTTGCATTAGAAGAAATGGGATTTTCAAGGTATGCGGAAAATGCAAAATCTATGTTCAAAACACCTCCAACAGAGTTAGTAGATTCTAGAACAATGAAGCCGAGACAATCCAAAACTGAAACATTTATGCCTGCAAAATATGTTATGATAACTGGAGATCATCGTATTTCTCCAAATAATGATTTTGAAGTGAAATCTGTAACAAACGACTCAAATAAATATGGAGATAAAATAAAAGTTATTTTAATTTCACAGGCGGGTTCAGAAGGTATTGACTTTAAATTTATTAGACAGATTCACATATTAGAACCTTGGTATAATATGAATTTGATAGAACAAATTATAGGTCGTGGTGTTCGTAATTTTAGTCACAAGGATTTGGATTTTGAAAAACGTAATGTTCAAATATTCATGTATGGAACCATTTTAGAAAATAATACTGAAGAAGCTGCAGATGTATATGTGTATAGAGTGGCAGAGTATAAAGCATTACAAATTGGCAAAGTTAGTAGAGTATTAAAGGAAACATCTGTAGACTGTATTATAAATCATGATCAAACAAATTTTACACAAGAAAATATTGAAAAAAACACTACAGAAAATATTAAACAAATATTATCAACTGGACAACAAATAGATGATTTTAAAGTGGGAGATGCTCCATATTCAGCTGCATGTGATTATATGGAAACATGTGTATACAAATGTTATCCAGATAAAAATATAGTAGAAAGTATAAATGAAGAATCCTATACAGAACCATTTATAGTTATGAACTCTGTTAAAATAATTCAAAAAATTGGTAAATTATTTAGTGACAAAATAGACGGTAAATTTTTTTATAAAAAGGATAATCTTATTAAAAAAATAAATTATCCAAAACCATATCCAGTTGTTCAAATTTATGCAGCTTTAACACAGTTAATAGAAGATGCAAACGAGTTTATTTTTGATAAGTATGGGAGAACTGGACACTTAATAAATATAGGTGAATATTATTTGTTTCAACCAAGCGAATTGAATAATCCACATATTGGCATTTTTGAAAGATCAACACCTTTAGATTTTAAAAATAGTATGGCAAAATTCGAGTTAAAACAAGGAATAGTAAACCAATCTTATGAAAATGTGCATAACACTATAGAAGAAAGAAAGATACAACCAACTATAGTAAAACAAGGTAAAGAAGTAGTAACACAAATAGAAGAAGAACAAAGCCAAGAAAGAGAAATAGATAGACAATCAAAATTACAACAAGAAATAGAGGTTATACGAAGTATGAAAGAAAATTTTGAATTTGCAATGTCTACTGCACGAACACATAAAACAGTTCCAAGAGGGGACGATAATTGGTATAAACATTGTGGTGTAACTATGAAAAAATTAATAAATATTGGAATAATGAAAACAGAAGATGCTTTACAATTTTTAGTAGAACATTTAGTAGATATGTTATCATATGAAGAAAAGTTAGAACTAATTTCTTTTATATATTCTAACAATGTATTTAAAGAAAATACATTTGAGTACTATGTAAAAAAATATTTAGATACAAAAATAATTAGAACAAAACGTCTTACGAGTATTATTTTATTTTCAGGTGAAAAAATACAGATAATGATAATGAAAAATAATAGATGGGTCCATGCTGAACCGGAGGATGAGAGAGAAGTTGCAATTGAAGCTGTCAAACATCTTGATTTTTCAAAGTATAGTACAGGCAAAATAATCGGTTTTATTGGTCAAGATCAAAAAAATAAATATTTAGTATTTAAAGTCAAAGATATGGAAGCAAAAAGAAATACAGGAGCAAGATGCGACGAAGCTAGTAAAATAAAAAAAATACAAATACTTAATGAATTATTGGGGGATGAAATGTTTGAAAAGTATACGGATGGAACAACAAAAGGACTGGTTCAACCTGAGTTATGTTCATTGCAAGAATTTTTATTTAGATTTTATAACAAGGAAAAGAAAGATAATAAAATTTGGTTTTTTGATTTTGAAAATGCGATGTTGTCTAAAAAAGAATTAAAAATTTAAAATAAAATTGATAAATAATTATTAAAAGATAAATATTATATATAATAATGGAAGTTATTGGTAGTGCAAAACCAAAATATAGAAAAAAACAAGTTATTGATAATGTCATATATACAAGATCATTAGTTACACGTAATATATCTGTACCTATAGTCAATATAGGTAGAAATATTCAAGAAACAATTGAAAAAAATATTGCGGATAGTTTTGAGGGAAAATGTGTCACAGAGGGATTTATCAAAAAAGATTCTTGTAAAGTACTAACACACTCAAGTGGTATTATAAAAGGCGTTGCTGTTAATTTTGAAGTTGTATTTGAATGTAAAATATGTTCTCCTGTAGAAGGTATGTTAATACAATGCATTGCAAAAAATATTACAAAAGCAGGAATTCGTGCTGAAAGTGCAGATGAAACACCTTCGCCTGTTGTTGTTTTTATTACTAGAGACCATCATTATATGATTCCATATTTCTCAACCATTCAAGAAGGTGATAAGTTTACTGCACGTGTATTAGGTCAAAGATTTGAGTTAAATGATAAATATGTCTCTATCATTGCAGAACTAGTTGAACCAAAGAAAGACTTTTCTAAACCAAAACTTGTATTTGAAGATTAATCTATTTATTATGAATAACATTTAAAAATATTGTAACGATAAATATATAATGCAAGCAGATAGCGAAATAGAAACAGAGATTAATGAATTGAATATAATACGTGAAAAGATAGAAACTATGCCTAAGTTTAACCAAGTAGAAATTTTGCGTATTTTAAGTAAAAATAATAATGTTACTTTGAATGAAAACAAATACGGGGTTCATATTAACTTGTCAGAGTTACCAGATGAAATGATTGAAAATTTAAAAGTATATATCAACTATGTAAACACACAAGAGTTAAATTTGAATAAATTAGAAAAACAAAAAGAAGAATTTAAAAATATATACTTTACAAAAGATAATAAAGATAATCTGGTAAAAAATAAATATGCATAGTCATTTCAATAAAAATATGAGTAACTATCATTATCATAATAATAATAATACAAAAAAAGATTATAATCATGTAATTATTAAACTACAAGATTATATGTTAACAGGTAAATTATTAGCAAGTTCTATAAAATACAAAACAATAAATAATGAAAAAAATAATAAAAAAAATAAAGAAAATGTTGTTAATTTCAATAGTTTACAAAAAGAAAAAGAAAATCCTTTTTTTTATCCAAAAGAAAAGGATACACTATTTTGGTGTTTTTTCATTATTCAAAATGGGTTTTCAAAATACGAATATCCTGGAACAACAACATTTGTAAATGAAAAAGCAGAAAAATTCAAGTGTATTGATTTACTAAGAAAAAATAAACAACAGTTAAAAACCAATAAAATCAAAAATATAAAAGAAGATGTAGAAGATGAACTCGCAAACAAACAAACCATAAATATGAAAACATTTATAGCATTATGCGTTGCAAGTAATATAAATATAATGTACATACACAAAAGAAAATGTTTTGAATATATTTTTGATGAAGAAATGCCTATTCATGTAGTTCACTGTATTGATAATACAGGTTTATCTTCAAAGTACTGCTATGAAATAAATATTACAAAAGAAAAAATAGAAAATTATCGAAACACGTTATTTAAATGGGATAATATTGATAAACCATTAAAGGCAGTATCATCTTACAAATTAGAAGAGTTAATAGAATTATCTAAAAAATTTGGTTTAGGAGATGACGATAAAGAATTTCATAAAAAAACCAAAAAAGAACTGTATGAAAAATTAGTTATACAGTTATAAAACTAACTATTTAATTTAAAAATTGATTACGATATAAAAATGTAATTATATATATATAATAATGTCAAATAACCTTAAAGAAAATTTAGAATCTATGCATAAAAAAGATAATAAAAAATATAAAGCTATCACAAAAGAAGAACTTCAAAATCAATTTGAAAATATTGTGAAAATATTTTGGGGAAACAACCCTTATATTAAAGATGTAAATAAAAACAATGAGTTAGAGGTTAGATTTGGAACAAGAGGAATTAAACCTTTAACAAAAATAGATTATGATAATGTTATTAAAAAACTAAAGTCACTTGGGTTTTCATGTAATAATAATGAAGAAGGAGTTTATATGTTGCGTATTCAAAATGAATTTTTAGATTCTCATACAGGTAAGTTCAAATTATCTAACACAAGAGCAGAAATAACAGGGTTTCATGCAATACAAGATTACTGTAAACATAATGATATTAAAAAAGTAATACAACAACATAATGTGGAGTTTACAAATAAGGGAGTATATTTTAAAGGGGAAAATGATATACTAAGACCTGTTAATTTTGACGATTTCAATTTTAGAGTGTCTTATAATGTAGAAAAAAAAATGTATATAAATTCTGCACTTGTAAATAATATGATTGATAATTGGGAAAAATCAAAAAAATATTTTAGATACATAAATCGTGTTACATTAACGCATCCGTTATTTCCGATTAATGTAGATATTAGTATTGTCAAAACATCTAACTATGATAAAGGTACTCCAATATTAGAGTATACTACAAAAGAAGCACATGTTTTTGAGAATAACGAAAATTATGAAATAGAATTAGAAATAGATAACTCATCTATAGGACCAGGAACAGAAACAGACAACCCTATGGTTTTACTAGAAAGTATTCGTAAAGTAATTAAATTTATACTTATGGGTCTACAAGGGTCAAACTATCCTATTTCATATCCAGAACAAAATAACGTTTTACAAGAATATATGATGTTAATTCACAAAGATAACTATCAACCAGGAAAAAGAATATTTCCAACTAATTTTATAGGACCTTCTTCTACTACATTGCAAATTGTAAATATTGCACCTATCAATGAAAATACAAATATACCAAATATTAGAAAAGATTATACAGTAACAGATAAAGCAGATGGAGAGAGAAATATGTTATTTGTTTCTTCAAATGGGAAAATCTATTTAATTAATTCGAATATGAACATTAGTTTCACAGGAGCTAAAACAGAAACAAAAGAACTATTCAACTCTTTAATTGACGGAGAAATTATTATTCATGATAAAAACGGGAGATATATAAATTTATACGCTGCTTTTGATATATATTTTATAGATAAAAATGATGTAAGAACATATGGTTTTATGCCAAGAGCAAAGGAAGATTTAAAGTCTAAATTTAGAGTTCCATTGTTAAAAAATTTCATGAAAATGTTAAATATAAAGTCTATTGTTAAAGATAATATTTCACCTATTAGAGTAGAATCTAAAAATTTCTACCCATTGAATCCAACTGAAAATATATTTGATGCTTGTAATTTTATACAAGAAAGAGTAAGTCAGGGATTATTTGAATATAATACAGATGGATTAATATTTACCCCTGCTAGTATGGGAGTTGGTGCAGATGAAATTGGGAAAGCTGGCCCATTGAAAAAAGACACATGGATTTATTCTTTTAAATGGAAACCAACCTATTATAATACAGTCGATTTCTTAGTAACAACAAAAAAAACGGATAAAGGGTTAGATATGGTAACACCATTATTTCAATCTGGTTTACAAACATCCTCAGTCGCACAAATAAATGAATATAAAACAATTATTTTAAGATGTGGATTCAATGAAAATAAACATGGATATATAAATCCCTGTCAAGATGTAATTAACGACAACTTGCCAGACTATAATGCATCAGAAAAAAAAGACTATAAATATTATCCAGTTCAATTTTATCCAACAAATCCATATGATCCATCTGCGGGTGTTTGTAATATTATGTTGAAAAAGGATGCAACCGGAGTAAGTCAAATGTTTTCAGAGGAAAATGAAGTTTTTGAAGATAATACAATTGTAGAATTTCGTTATGAAATAAATAATGAGAAAGGATGGAGATGGATACCATTAAGAGTTCGTTATGATAAAACTGCAGAACTCAGAAACAATGGAAGTAATTTTGGTAATGCGTATCATGTTGCGAATAGTAACTGGCATTCCATTCATAACCCAATTACAGAAGAAATGATATGTACAGGAAATAATATACCAGATGAGATTGCTGATGATGATATATATTACAATAGATTAACTACAAGTAGTTCGACTCAAGGATTAAGAAATTTTCATAACTTATATGTCAAAAATTTATTAATTACTAGTGTATCAAAAAGGGATGATACATTAATAGATTATGCATGTGGAAAAGGTGGAGATTTTCCAAAATGGATAAATGCAAAATTATCATTTGTTTTTGGCATAGATGTTTCGAAAGATAATATTGAAAATAGACTGGATGGTGCATGTGCAAGATTTTTGAGTTTCAGAAAAACTTTTAAGAAAATGCCATATGCTTTATTTGTAAATGGAAATAGTAATTTGAATATTCGTTCTGGACTAGCAATGATGAATGATAAAGCACTTCAAATAACAAAAGCGGTTTTTGGGCAAGGTCCTAAAGATGAAGAAAAATTAGGTAAAGGTGTTGCAAAACAATACGGGAAAGGTGAAGATGGTTTCAATATTTCATCATGTCAATTTGCATTACATTATTTCTTTGAAAATCAATCAACTTTTCAAAACTATATTAGAAACGTTGCTGAATGCACTAAACTAGGAGGTTACTTTATTGGAACTTGTTATGATGGGAAATTAATATTTAATCTATTAAATAAGAAAAGTATAGGTGAGAGTATTGAAATGTATGAGAATGATAAAAAAATATGGGAAATTAGAAAAGAATATGATGATGATAAATTTGAAGACGATGTAACTAGCTTAGGATATAAAATTAATGTTTTTCAGGAAACAATTAATAAAATGTTTGCAGAATATTTAGTCAACTTTGACTATTTAGACAGAATTATGGAGAATTATGGGTTTAAGTTGCTCATGAGGGATGAAGCAAAGTCATTAGGATTACCTGAAGGATCTGGATTATTTAGTGAACTATATACATTAATGCAAAAAGAAGTTGAAAAAAATCCTTTCAAAAAAAATGATTATGGCTCTGCTTTAGAAATGAATTCAAATGAAAAAAGAATTTCCTTTTTAAATAGATACTTTGTATTCAAGAAAATAAGTAACGTGAATGATGAAAAAATAGCATTAGAAATGATAGATGAAAATGGTGTTTATGAGAAACCAAGAAAAAAAATAAGTGAACAAAAAATAAATGACATTGTTTCTAAGAAAACTGTTGAAAAAATAGAAGGGAAAAAGGCTCGTCGCTTAAATAGAAAAATATTGTTAGTTGCTGCGACAGAATCAATTAACTCATCTCCAAACACTCATCCTCCTGTCGAACCAATAAGTCCGGTTGTAACCGAAGAACCAAAAACAGAAGAACCAATAACAATTCAAACAGAAGTTACTTCAGTAAAAAAACCTTTAAAAAGAGTTAAAAAACTTAAATTAGCTGAAGATGATAATTAATAATCATTCTTAGAACTTAAATAAAAAATATTATATATTATTAATCTTAAATTTTATGAGTTACCATATATTACCAAAAAAACAAATAATTAATAAAATAGATCCTACATTTAATACAATAGAACCGGTTATATCATTTAGTTTGATACATTATCTTAATAGTTACCAAGAACAAATAAAAAAAATAAAATTACAAATGGAAGAAAATAAAAATAACGATTATAATATTGAATTATTATACAAAATTATTAATCCATATGAATTTTTACATAGTAAAGTAACTGGGTCTAAGTTTTCAGTAAGTAAAATTAATAGTAACTCTATGATTTTTTATACATTTATGGAAATTTGTATTATTTTCAACATTTTTGAATCATTTCATGGTAGAAATATCAAAACTTTACACTGTGGTCATAATAATATGTCTACAATTGAATGTATGAATATTTTTAGAGAAAATAATAATGATATTAACTATGACTATTTTTTTGACAATGATGAAATAAAAACAAATAGTTATATAGAGTTATTTCCCGAAGAAAAAACGATTGACTTATTATATTTTGAAGTAACAAATATCGATGATAGTCAAAATAATGAAATAAATAGTAAATACATACTGTCATTAATTATTATACTATGTAACATTTACAGATATCAGAATATGAATGGAACATGTATTATAAAAATTGATAGTTTATTTTACAAACCAATAATAGATATTATCTATATTTTGACAAGTATTTATGACAAAGTTTATATTATTAAACCAAATACTTCTAATATTTTTAATAATGAGCGTTTTTTAATATGTAAAAATTTTATAACAGATTTTTCAAAAACATTAGAAAATAATAATTCTTTAAAAATTTTAAAAGTTGTATTAGATGAATGTATAAATAAAAAAAAAATGTTAAGTTCATTAATAAAAAATGATTTACCTTATTATTTTATGAATAAAATAGAAGAATCAAATGTAATTATTGGAAATCAACAGTTAGAACATTATGATCTGTTAATAAATATAATAAAAAATCGAAATAGAGATGATAAATTAGAGACAATAAAAAAAAATAATATACAAAAATGTATTCAATGGTGTGATAAATACAAAATACCTTATAATAAATTTGTAGAAAAGTTAAATATATTTTTACCTGTTTTGATATATGATGATATTGAGATAGAATAGATTTATGGTTATAATTTTTGATTTTAATTAATAATTAGATATATAATTAAAACTTAAATGTTTATATCTAATAAATAAAATGAAGTATATTTTGATTATCTACTCTATTATTTTATCATCATTTTCGGCTAGCCAAATGAAACCCAAATTGTGTATTAATTGTAAGTTTTATAAAAAAGACTTTTTTACTAGTAGTGAATTTGGAAAATGCTCATTGTTTCCCAGAGAGAAAGAAAATGACTACTTTTTGGTGAATGGAAATAATAATAATAATATAGAATCCTATTATTGTTCTACATCAAGAAAATATGATCATCTCTGTGGAAAGGAAGCAAAGTTTTTTGAAAAAAAATGATTTTGATTGTTTGAAATGAGAAAAAAGTATAGTTTTTATTTTGTTTTTTATTTTGTCTTTTAATTTTTAATTTTGTTTTTTAATCTAAAAGAAACAACGCATTTTCAATATCTTTTTCAACATTTTGAATATGTATAGTTTCATCACTCCAACAATATGAGCATGATACCTCACCTAAGTTCCATAATGGTGAAATACTTTTAAAAATCCCATTGAATATTTTTTCTGCTCGATTTTTATGAAACTTTGATGTAGTTATTATTATATTTGGAATATCTTCAAATGTGTTATTTTTTAACCATTTTTTTAAATAAACAAAATTTTCTGCAGTATTTTTTGATTTTTCGTCTAATATGATTTTTTCATTTTTTTTTAAATTATTTGCCATATTTTTTGCTTCTGTCATTCCATTTTGTAATGCATTTTTCACCCCTCCTGTTAAAAACCAAATAACATTGTTAGAATTTGCAATGTTATTTGCATATTGAATTGCTGTATTTACACGGTCATCTTGTATTTCATTCATATGACACCCCAATATAACCATAATAGTCAACTTTGGAGAACAGTAAACACGAATGAAAATAGAGACAAGTATAATTATATTGATTCTGCTCATTTTGAAATTTTTAGACTATTAAAAATTTATATTTCATTTTTGAGAGAAAAAAAATTCAATTTTTTATTTAATAGGTTGACCACCTGGTATTGAAGCACTTATACCATTATTTGCCACAGTAGGTCCTGCTTTTAAGTTTCCCATATTTTGAAGTTCTTTTGATAAAAAGTCATTTGAACCTGGAAAACAGGTTTTTGGATTATAACTTACTTGTCTAAAGATAATAGGTAATGCCGGATTACATTTCTCAACTTTAGATTTATATATAAATGGAACAAATGGTTGTTCTCCAGGATAGTCATGTGTGCTTGGGGATCCTCTTAATGCATTACTATTATTCACGTTTATTTCAATTGTTGTCAAACCTAATTTATAAGTTCTTGCGCTACTTGAAACTGAACCTTGAACAGCAAATTGAGGATTACTTGGTTTATACACAACTAACTTACAACCATTTGGATTACTTGGACCAGTCAAAGCCATACCATAATAAGGGTTTGTAATGAAATTTCTAAAAATAATAGCTGCTTGTGCAGATTTACCAGAATTTAAATTTGAAATAAATGAAACAAATTGCTGGATAGTTGTTATTTGTAAATTATAAAAATTTGTAATATCACTATTAGAAAAAAGGCCATCATTATTTAAAAGTTGAAATGCTAATGCAACTAATTCAACTTGAGAATAAGTACCTAATCCTGTATTTGGATAACAATTACCTACATAAGTATTCAAAACTGTTAGAGGATCGCCTGGTTTTGCAGCTGCGATCATGGAATTAGTAATATTATGATTGTTTTTAAGTAATGCTGCATTTGTAATATCATCGTTAAACGTTTTAAAATTAAATGCACGTTGTTCATACGTTTTACATCTGTTCTCTCTGTATTGTTGTAAAGTAGTAAAATAATTTTTTTTTAAATTTGTGCTTGCTGGTCTTACTCTGAGTAGTGCTTTTCTAGGTTCATTGCAACAATTTTGCGGATTTGTACAAATAGGTTCAGGATTATTTGTTAAAAAAGGCTCTGGATAATAATTTGTTACTACACTTATTCCATTGCATTTTTTACATTCTTTATTAGAATGTCTTGCTTCATTCAACTCATATATATTATTTTCTTTTACTGAATATTGGCCCGGCCTATCCATTAATTGACCAATGAGTCCCCCCGATTTATTCTCTAACCCTACTGCAGATTTACTCATTCTACTTGTATTTACCTGAATGTATTGTGATGGATTGTTTGGATTTACTATAATAGTTGGTACTGGAGTAACATTACCTTTTCTAAATTGCCATTTTAAAGGTCTAGACGAACCTTGTTTATAAGCTTCTACATTTGTATAATCTTTATTTGTTAGTGGACGTATATTTCCAGCGGTTATACCAACAGGATTACTATAAAGTCCGTCTCCTTTCCAAGTTTTATAATTTGCTGTAAAAGGTGCATTTAAAGAATTATTATAAGATTCAGTGCCTTGTGGATAAAATGCAGTTGCCATTATATTATTAATAAAGAAGAAAATAAAAGTATATATATATAATAATATTATGTTAGTAATATTTTTTATAATATTTTTTAGTATTTTGATACTTTATCAGTTATTTTTAGCTATATCAGGAAAAAAATTGATTGAAGGGTTACAAACAAATAATAGTACTACTAGTACTATTAATAATGGAATTAATCAAAATACACCAACTACAACAACACCATTGTCATCTGCAACACCAACAACACCAACTACAACAACACCATCTACAACAACACCATCTACAACAACACCATCTACAACAACACCATCTACAACAACACCATCTACAACAACACCATCTACAATAACACCAACTACAACAACACCAACATCACAAACTATAGTAAAACCTCAATCAAATCTAACTTATCAAGAGTATGGGAATGATACAATGATTTTATCTGAAAAAAATGCAGGTAATATTGAATTTTTAAAAAGTCAAGTTAATGATTTATCTAATCAAGTTTCTGCTATAGCTAGTCAACAAGCGGTATTTGCAAATAAAATAGCATCTACCCAACCTTTAAATATAACAGGTACATAAATACTTTTATATTATATTATATTATATAAAATGACAAATATATTTCAAGATGTTCTAACAGATTCTAAAAATGTAAAAGACAGCTTAATTGGTCCTGATTATCCTTATTGGAAAAATATAAAAGACCCAAGTTCTATTGGTATGACTGATGAAGGTAATTTACCCGCATTAGCTAGAGATATAGATGGATTAATACAATATGTAGAAGTATTAGTTACTGGTGGTGGAGCATCTACAACAGGAGGACCTTTAGGGAACAAATTTTTTTTACAAACAGGCGCAAAGTGTAAAGATATAAAATCTGGAAATGAAGTTGATAGATATATTTATATTAATAATGTTCCTATGGGAAATGTTCCTTTTATATCGTCAGGATTAGGGACAAATTTTTCTACTTTCAAAGGATTAATTCCTGGAACAATGGAAAATTTAAATGCTTTAAATCCATACACTATATTAAGTTCTTTTATGTCTGGTTCTGTTCCAGATTGCCAAGAAATAACAATGCAAACAGTTGATACGAATAATGTTTCAGGACAACAAACACATTTTGTAACAACTACAGATATTAGTAACATGGATCCTTGTAACTGGAGTGATGGGAAAAATCCTGTAAATAAAAAGAATTGCAAACAAGCTTTTACAGGAATGCAAACAAAAAATACTTCTTTACCACCTGATCCTGTAATACAGTTCTATTTTGCCTCACTTGGAGTATTAGGAATTTATATTTTATACTGTATCATGATGAAAAAAAATAAATAAAATAATATAAATTACTATTTAAATTTTTATATTATTTAATGTTTTCTTCTTCTGCGACGACCACCTGTAGCAGAAGCATAATGTAGATCCATTGGATCATAACCGGTAGGACCATTTGAATCATTCATTATTTCCATATTTACTTGCCCACCTCTTCTACGTCTTTTTCCCCCTTTTACTCCTGCAATATGACCAATTTCACTTCCTACATTTTGAACACCTTGTCCAATACTAGATGCTGCGTCTTTTGCAGTTGAACCTATAGTAGAAATAGCTCCTTCTGCAGTTGATCCTATACTAGACGCTGTAGTTGATACTGTTTTACCAAGATCACTCGCAACTTCTCCTACTTTATTTTTTGTTCCATTTAAAAAATTTCCTACTCTTTCCATAAATGTTGGTTCGTGATATAAAATATCCATTCCTCCAATACGTCTTCTTGATCTTCTGCTTCCTCCTCTTTTCATTGTTTTCTTCTTTGATCCGCCTCTCTTTGATGTTTTTTTAGAGTATGACCCTTTTTTTTTATGACTAACCATTTATATTATAATTAAAGAAATTATAAAAATAATATAAAGAAAAATTAAAAAGTTATTAGTAAAATAAAATACTACTAAATAACTATCATTTTTTCTTGAATTTTCTAAAAAATAAAAAATTTTGCTATGAATATTAATATGTTTGACTTACTAAAGAACCCCACGCACAAGTTTTCCCATTACAAAGACTTGTATTATATATTGATCCTTTTTTGGCTGGAGCAGTGCATCCTCCAGATCTGACAAAACGCAACGCAGTTTTCACATCATTTTTATTATAACTTTTATATGTTAATGGTGCATCTGCAGGCAATCCATATTTCAAAGAACTTTTCCCTACAGCAGCACTTTTTTTTGCTGATAAATACAAAGAAGAAGATGCTGGTGCTACATATTTAGTTGACTGTGAAACTAAATACGATTTTTGCATATCTGCAGAATACTGTGAAGTAGGCGGAATTGAAGAATACATCTGTGTTCCTCTACTAAAATTATGCTGTGTTGTATTTGTTCTTCTATACTGGTTTCTTGCTTGTGAAAATGTGCTTGCTCCATCAGAAGGATAATACTGTGGTGGGTTTGGATGAATTCCACTTAAAACACCAAGTTGATTTTGAATTGTTGTTCCGGGTGTTCTATTTGTGCTTAATGGCCCAATTACAGGAGCACTTGCATATCCCCCGCTCATATAAGGAATATTTGTATATTGATGATAAGCTGTAGTTGTCATTTACTTAATATATATGATGAAAAAAATAATATCATATTTCTAAACCAAACTAAAACTATTAACTCACTCTATAAATCTAAAATATCAAGTATATCAAGAGTATCAATTAAACAGTAGTTATCTCCTATATTTTTATCTATATTTTTATCTATATTTATTAACTGATTCAACACTATTGTTGAAAATATAGACTTATACATTTTTTTTTCAACTTTTCTAGGATGATAAAAAGACTTCATAAAGTCTTCATTTAATTCTTTTAGTTTATAATGTTTTATATATTTTCTTTCTATTCGATTTGAATATTTTCCTCTATAATACATTTCTTTGAATCGTTTTACGAGACGAATATTTTCAGCAGTCAACTCATAGGGGGACATACTTGTAATTGGATTTTCAAATAAATGTATAAAATTTAAGGAGTCAGGAAGTATTAATCTATCTATATTATCTATTTGGTTATTTTTTAGATAAATACTTAGTATATCTTTTGGCCAAACAAAATTATTTAATGATGTAATTTGATTATTACCCAAGTATAGCCATTTTACACTTTCAGGAAAATGTATATTTTGTAAACTTGATATTTCATTTTCATCTAAAAATAAACTCGCAATATGTTTGGGCCAACCCATATTTCTAAAAGATTCTGTAGTGAATGCGTTATTTGATAAGTCCATTGTTTTCATTGAACCCTGAAAGACAACATTATACATACTTTCAATATTATTATGACTTATACCAAAACATTCTAAATTTTCTGAAAATTTTATATTTTTAAAAGTTGTAATTTCATTATGATCTAAATATAAATATTTTAGGCTTGATGGAAATTTTATACCATTTATAACTTTTATGTTGTTAGACATAAAATTCAAATATATTAACGTTTCTGGAAAAAACACATCTTGTAAACTATTAACGCAATTATTTAGAATATATAAATATTCTAGTTGTGTGAAATTATAAATATTTTCAATGTGTTCAATATTATTATCTCTAATGTCTAAACTTTTTATATCATGTGGTATATCTACATCATATAAATGGTATATGTTTCGATTTGAAAAATTTGTCATATATTTTATATTTGTTATTTACTAATATTATGTGTTTAAATATATTTTTAATATCTTCTAATTGCTCTCCAAGCTGATTGAGAGCCAGAGTATTCATTGCCTCCGTATGTTGAAGCATTATAGTTCTTATTAATTGCTTTTTGTTTGTTATATCTAATATAGTCAGAACTATCATAAACATATTTAGTATTACATGATGATGGTTCAATTCCAGATCCATCGCATTGATTTTGGATAGCTCCAAAACGTTGACTTAACCCAAACATTCCAGGACGACTTTGAAATGTTTGACATGGGCCTCCACATGAATAATACTTACGACTCAATAAATCACCTGCATTATTAACTGCACGAAAAGGTGTGCAAATTGCTTTTTGCTGATTTACTTTTTTTGCATAATTTGTATTCCACCCATTTTTAAGTAAAAAACGAGTATCTGTAAATTCTGTATTATTATTAGTTGTGTAAACTGCTTGCGGAATAAATCCTGGTATTCCTTTCCCTAATTTTCCTACTAATAACTGAATGCTATTTGATTGACCACTAGAAATTGGATTCGTATAACCGATAGATGTCATTTATATATATATATACTTTATATAAAATAGTTTTTTTTGCTAAAATAAAATATAAATATTAATATACTTTATGAGTAGTTTCAAAGTTTCACAAATATTACTAATCTTTATTTTGTTTATATTATTAGATTCTATTTATTTATTTTTAATGAAAAATAAGTTTGATAGTCAAATAAAGTTGATACAAGGTTCCGGAATAGAATTGAATATATCCGCAGCAGTTATATGTTATATTTCTCTTGTTTTTGGAGTTTATTATTTTATTATTAGAGAGAAAAAATCTTTGTATGATGCATTTTTATTAGGAATTGTTATTTACGCTGTATATGAAACAACAAATTTAGCATTAATAAAAAAATGGTCGCCTAGTATTGCGATCATTGATACACTATGGGGGGGAATACTATTCACATTAGTTACTGCGATTATTTATAATTTAAAGGTTTAACTTTTTGTATTAGTTATTTACGAATTGTATACTAGTTAACATAATTCTTTTACATACCATTCTGGTTTATTTCTACCCTTATTCCAAGTAGCGATTTTTTGTTTTTCTTTAGACATATAATATTTTCTATAAGATTCGACTGGGTCTTCTGTTTTATATTCTACTGGCATAGCTAAAGCAAATGGCGTTAATCTTTGTTCTTCAAATTTATCGTCACTAGGTATATTTTCTCTCAAAACCATAGCCATTAAATAAGATTTATGGAATTTTGTATTAGAATGGTTGTATCGAAATCTCCATTCGTTATGTAATTCTTCAACCAAGTCAAGAGTCCATAAGAAATTTGCTTTTGATTTTCTACACCATATAGTAACCGGATGATTTTTATGTGCGAGCTTATATATTCTCTCATTAACTTCATCTTCAGGATCTAAAATTCTTTTTGCAGAACAAAGCATTTGCACTGCTTCTAACAATATTTTACTTACATGTTTATCCATCATATAGTTTGCAATTTCCTTTTGAATAAGCGAAAGAATAAATAAATTCATTTTGAAATATTTGATCAAATTGTAAATTAGTTATTCAATTATTTCATGAATAAAAAAAAATCAATTTTTATTTTATAAACATAATTCTAAAATAAAATATTCTTTATCATCTTCATATACTTCATATTTCATTAATTCTTCGTGATCTTTCAAAGAACTTCTCAACCATTTGAATCCATATTTTTCATAAAAAGTGACAGCAGATTCTAGAGAACTTAAAATAATTTTAATGTTTTTGTATTTTTTTTGTGAATTCGGGTGTTTATTTTTAATATGAATTATAAAATCATCTAATAACTGTGATGCATAACCCATACTTTTAAATTTTCTTTTTGTACATATCATTAATATATAATAAATTAATTCATTTTTATCAGTATGATAATGTTTTCTATAAATAAGAATAGATGGACAGTTATTTATATTGAATTCTGTATCAATACAACGATATGCTATTTTATTTGTTCTATCATGCATTAATCCAAATGTATACATTGGCGAAATTATTCTAGAAGTATATTTACAGAATAATATAAATGTCTTTTCGTATAATGAAGATAATGATGGTATTATGTTGTCCAATTCCTCATTATCAATAATATTATTAATGATATCATCAGAATAAAAATTCATTGTATTTATATATTATTTGCTTTCAATTTTATATTTATTTTCTATATTATTTATTTATTTTACACCCTTGAAGATTTATAATGGGACATAAATAATTTAAATGTGTTTTTATAATAAATATATTAATGGAATATAGATTTGGTCCAAATAAACCGAAATTTACTGGAACTGATTATGAATGGAATAAATTAAAACAAGAAATCGCCTGGTGGAATGAAGATACATCTAATTATCCTTTTGTTAATGTAATCTGTCCTCATTGTGGAGCAAAAAATACACATAAAGAGGATGGAAAAGATAGTCATAGAGAATGTCATTTGATGAGAGATAAAAAAGGCAAAAAAATATATTATGATTGTCCGGGTTATTTTATATGTAGATATGCTAACACTCAAACATAGTCCATTTTAAATCTTCAAGGGTTTAAATGCGAAATGTATTTTTAATAATTTGTAATCACACGAGGAGCAATATTCATTGTAATTAATTCTTGGAATAATAATTTGCAAGCATATGGGATTTCAACATAAGCAAAATCCGTTCTATTATCACAAGTTCTACAATGATGAATATGCATTTGATCGTTGTATGATGCAATAAGTCCACATTTTTTACAAGTATAAACTTGATATTTGTCCGAAGCATCATACATTCGACCTTTTGTAAATTTGGAAGCTCCGTGTGATATCATACAGTCTCTTTCCATTTCTCCAAATCGTAGACCTCCATCTCTACTTCTTCCTTCTGCAGGTTGTCTTGTTAAATTTACCATTGGACCAATAGAACGACTATGTTGTTTATCTGTTACCATGTGCTTAAGACGTTGATAAAACACTGGGCCCATAAATATAGTACATTCCATTTGCTCTCCTGTAAGAGCATCATACATTATTTCATTTCCATTGGATTCATAACCAACCTCTTGTAGCTTTTTACAAATTGTTCTCACATCTAGTTCTCCAAAACTAGTTCCATCCCCAAAAAGCCCTAACTCTACTAGTGTTTTTCCTAATATTGTTTCTTTTAACTGAGCAATAGTCATGCGAGATGGTATTGCATGAGGATTCAGTATTAAATCTGGCTTCAACCCATCTTTAGTAAATGGCATATCTTGTTCTGGAATAAGATTTCCAAGCGTACCTTTTTGTCCTGCTCTAGATGAAAACTTATCACCAATAACAGGTTTTCTTACAGCACGAAGTCTTACTTTTGCAAAGTTGTAACCATCACCATTTCTATCAATATAATTTTTATCGATATATGTTTCTTCATCTGTCCTGTATATTCGACTTTGATCTTCATATTTAATAACTTTTGTGTGATCATTTCTATTTTCCTTAATAGGAGTTATTTTAGAAATAATTACATCTCGATTTTCTACTAGAACATTTTCAGGTATAACACCACGACCATTTACTTTATTATAGTTTGCAAATTTCATACCCTTTGTTTTAGATGGGTCTGGTTTACATCTGATTTCTTCATCACCATTAATTTTTTGTTTATCTTCGTCTTTTTCTGTATGATAAATAGTTGCTTGAAATAGACCACGATCAATAGAACCTTTATTAAATAATAACGAATCTTCTTGATTATAACCGGTATGTGTCATAATCGCAACAATAGCATTAAAACCAGATGGTATTTTATTAATGTGAATCATATCCATAATACGAGTATCTACTAACGGTCTTGCAGGATTACTTAAAACATATGCAGTTTTATCCATTCTAGTATCGAAATTTGTGACATAAACCCCCATCGCTTGTTTTGCTTGTGCACACTGATATGTATTTCTAGGAGACTGATTGTGTTCTGGAAATGGAATACATGATGCAAGAACCCCAAAAATCGTACTTGGATGAATTTCGCAATGTGTATATTTGTAAATTATATTTTCTTTATTCATCAAATCTGTTGGTTTTATGGCTATCATACTTAGAGCCTGTTCCTCTGGATCAATGTATTCAATAATCGATTCATCAATATTACAATTCGTCAATAAGTCGTCCCATGTAATTTTATTTTTAGTCAAGTCGTCAATTATTTTTTTTGTAATTAAAATATTATTGTTTTTAACACGTAATAAAGGTCTTGTAAGTCTTCCGCTGTCATTACACACTCTTATTTCGTTCAACTTATAGTCAAATATAATGGATGTGTATATATTTATTATACCTTTGTGTTTTTTATCTTTTAACATATTGAATAATTCAATTGGGTTTTCTGTAATTCCTATCCATGACCCGTTCACAAATACTTTTGTTTTTTCAAACATTTCAAGTGGTTGTAAATTTTGTATGTTAATAATATGAGGCATAATATATTCATAAATAGGAGCGCTATTTGAATGAATAGTAATATGTGTCATATAACTTAGATTTTTCACAACACCAACCGATTGGCCTTCTGGTGTTTCTGCTGGACATAAGTAACCCCAAGAAGTATTATGTAATTTTCTAGGAGGAATTAATTTACCGCTTTTATCCGTGGGTGTAGAAATTCTACGAGCATGACTTAAACTAGAAACATATGTTAGTCTATTTAGAACTTGTGCAACACCTACTTTGTTACTATTAATATGTTTAATTCCAAAGTCTCCGGTAGATAAAGCTCGTTTGATACCGTTTTCGATTGTGGTTGATTTTATTATTTTATAAATATTTGTTTGATTAATAATGTTTTGATAGTCATCTGTAGATTTCCAAGAACCACTATTAATTTCTTTTATGATTTGTTTTTCCATATCTTTCACTAACTTATTAAAATAGTTTCTGAAAAGATTGTTCAATAAAGATCCTGTAAGGTCGACACGTTTATTCAAATATGAGTCTCTATCATCTTGTTTTATCCAGTCATAGAAAGCTTGTAGCAACTTATTTGCCATATATCCAAGAAAATATATTTTTTGTTCTGGAGTATTACAATGCGGAAATAAATCATTCGTCAAAATATCTAATGTGAACTCATATTTCTTTTTTATTCCTGTTTCCTTATCCATATTTATTGGAGTATACATTACATATGTAGTAATATACTTGATACATTCTTGTTGAGTCATTAATGTATTTGCATCAATTACAGATGCTTTTAGTCCATCAATCATTTCCTTATGTTTTTCGCTATCAATATTTAAAATAATCTTCTCACAAATTTCTTTATCTGATATTACTCCTAGTGCCCTAAATACAATAAATAATGGAATAGGTTGTTTTACTCTTGGTAGTTGAAGATAAATTGGAAATCCAAACCCATTATTTTTTGATGATATTAACATATTTATTTGTTTTGGTGATATACACTTGTAATCAGGGACAGACTTTATTTCTGCTTGCCAAGTATACTTTGTATTATTTTTAGATATGTTATAACAGTACACTTTATTTTCAGCTGCACGTTCTTGTCCTAGAACTGTTTTTTCTGAACCATTAATAATGAAATAACCACCTGCATCATATTTACATTCTCCTGTATTTGCATTTTCTACGTGCTTATATTGAGTCAAAACACAAATGTTTGACTTCAACATAATTGGCAACTTTCCAATATGAATTTTTGGTAAGCTCTTATAAAATGTTTGAGTGTTTTCTAGTTCTTCACCATTTCGAACGATGAATTTGATATTAATATCAATAGTCATCGCTGACGCATATGTAAAATTTCGCAGTCTAGCTTCCTGTGGAAACATCAACTTAGTTGCGCCATTATTTTCTTGAATTTGGGGACGATAAATATGAAAATTTTCAAAAGTAATGAAAATCTCAAGAGAATATTTTTCGGATTTTGCATCAAAATCTTGTTCTGATGCAATATGAACTGGATTAAACATTTCGATTGTTTTATTTATTTGATATCCAACAAAGTTATTATATGATTCTAATTGATGTCTAACTAGTCTTTGTAGATGTTGACCTTTAAAATAAGATTCAATTATATCCCATGGAGTTTCAATATATTGATCATTTTGAATATCAAAGTATTCGTTGATTTTGTTTGATGCCATGTTATATTCGTTTGAACTCATTTTAAGGTTATTTAATATTTCAATTTATTTTTAAATTGTTTCATATTTGATTCATTATTTTTATATAATAAATAAAAATATTATTAAACTTTATTTTCTAAAATTTTTTATTTATTGTCAAACAATTTTTTCAAAAGAAATTCGTATTTAATTTGTGTTTCATATATAAATATAAAGATTTAACATTTTGTTATATAAATGATGAGTATAAAACCTGATTATAAAAAATTAATATTCGCACTAGATGAAATAAATAATAATAATAAACCTACTATAAAATTGAATATAGAGTGTTCAAAAGAATGTATAGATAAACGCATCAAAACAATAAACGAAGAATTTGACTTATATAATAAAAAAACAAAAAATTATATAGTTGAATCTAATATAATATATATAGATCCAAATATTTTTAATAATAAAACAACAAAAACATATGAAACTACAAAAAAAGACAGTCCAACTATCGATAAAAATAAATCAAATTCTATTGAAACTAAAAAAATAGAAAAAACAAAATACTTAAAAATAGAGAGAGAAGTTAATAACATAGATGATTTATTGAATTTAATAAATGATTATCCTTATAGTGAAGATACAGAGTATAATATTAATTTAGAAGGTTTACATAAAATTCATACATCTTTGTTAGATTTAAAAAACATGATAGGAATGACATCAATAAAAGAAAATATTATTGATCAAATTTTATACTTTATTCAAGACTTACATAAAAGTAATGGAGATTTTATGCATACAGTTATTTATGGATCGCCTGGAACAGGTAAAACAGAAATGGCAAAAATTATAGGTCAAATTTTTAGTAAACTTGGTATTTTGAAAAAGGGTTCATTCAAAAAAGTAACTCGCAGTGACTTGATTGCAGGATATCTTGGTCAAACTGCTATTAAAACTAGAGACGTTATAAATGAATGTATTGGCGGTGTTCTTTTTATAGATGAAGCATATGCATTAGGGAATAATGAAAAACGTGATAGTTTTTCGAAAGAATGTATTGATACATTGTGCGAATCTTTAAGTAACCATAAAGAAGAAATAATGGTTATTATTGCAGGATACGAAAAAGAATTGAATGAATGTTTTTTTAGCTATAATCAAGGGCTAGAGTCCAGATTTACATGGAGGTTCAAAACAGATGAATATAAAGGAGAAGACTTGTATCATATTTTTCTAAAAAAAGTTAAGGATATTGGTTGGTCAGTAAGTTTAGATGCTGACAAAAAAATAAATAAAGAATGGTTTGAAAAAAATATTCTTTACTTTAAATTTTTTGGCAGAGACATTGAAACATTATTAGCAAAAACAAAAATCGCACATAGTAGACGTGTTTTTTGTAAACCAATAGAAGAAAAGTCTAAGTTAACAATTAATGATTTAGAAAATGGATTCAAATTGTTTCTTAAAAATGATGAAGTTAAAAAAAGAAAAGATGAAGATGTTTCAAAATATATTTTAAAAACAATGTATGTTTAATGTGTTGTTTTCTCAAAATTGTTTTTTATTACTATTATAAAATAATTATATGTCTAATCTAAAAAAAACAATAAAAATAAATCCTGAACTATTTAATGTTAATGATAAAACAAAAAAAAATAGGGAAAAAAAAGAAAAACCAATTATACCTTTAGTAGTTAATCCAAACTCTATAAAAAAACAACTATTAAATAAAATCAAAGAACATAAAACAAGAGATATAACTAAACAGAATAAAATTTCTAACACAACTTCTAGTTCAGTTTCTAATTCAGTTACAGACTCAAAATCATCTACTTTCAATGAAGAATTTCAGGACTCTATCAATTATTTATCTAGCTTATCTAAAAAATACAAGGAAGATCGCGAAAAGGAAAAAAAAAGAGATGCTATTATTTCAAATAAAACAGTCAAAAATACTTACAACTCTAACTATATACAACCTTTTGTTAACCTAGAATTACCAGATGAATTAAAAGAAACTCAAACTCCTATAATAAAAACAAATGAGTCTACAATTTCACCTATTAAAATAAATTATAATGTAGATAATAATATTCCTTATGGTTGTTTAAAAAATGGTACAAAACCAACTTATCGTAGTTGGCAGTCTACAAAAAAAATATATGATCCTATAACTATTAACTATCCACTAGACCCAAATAAAATTACAACAGAACAAAAAAACACACAAATAGAAAATATTATTAATGAACGTGAAAGAAGATTAGAATTGTTAAAACTCAAACTGAAAAAACAACAAGATGATGAGAAAAACTTAATAATTTCTCAAAAATATAATGCAAATCCTAATCAAAGTAATGTTAGTAAAATAGTATCACATAATACAGATATAACTCCAACAGTTAATACAGATGAGTTAAATGTAGAAATTGATGCTTCAGTGAAACTTAAAGATAATTTAGATACTGAAAATGAACAAGAAAAAAAATTTATAAAAAGAACGGTTCGTAGAAAGTATACACTAGGAAAATCAAAAATGTATAATAAAGTATCTATACTACTTAAGGATAATCAAACAAGAAAAAATGTTATTAATGCACAAAAAGAATTAAAGCGAACATCTATTAATGATATTAAAAAATATTTGAAAACACGGGGTTTAATAAAAGTCGGAAGCAATGCTCCTAATGATGTTATACGTAAAACATATGAATCTGCTATTCTTACTGGAGATGTAATTAACAAAAATAAAGATACACTATTACATAATTTTTTGACAGATACAGATGGCCATCTTTAATATAAATATTTAGTTAATATAAGATTAATAATTATGGAAACAACAAGAAATAAATTAACAAAAGATACAAAAATTTTTTTTGATGATTTAAGTAAATATGTCGGGTGTAAATTGTATTTTTATGGAAGTATTCAGCGTTCAGATTATTTTCCAGGTAGTAGTGATATAGATGTTGATATTTTTACTGAAAATATAGATAGTACAATATCTAGAATGCAACATTTTTTACACGTTAAAAAAAATAGTTTTAAAAAAGTAGTATGGAGACTGAATCATAATAATCAAATGGTTTATGGATATAAAATAATGTATTCTAACTTAGATTTGAATTTAACATGTGAATTTTCTATTTATGACTATAAATACAAAGAAGGTGTGTTATTTCAACATAAAAAAAAAATAACTATACCTTATTATGCATCTGTTATGTTAATAATTGTCAAAGTATTATTTTATCATTTAAACTTTATAAGTCTAGATAGTTATAGATATTTGAAAAATATAATTCTAACTAAGTATATTGGGTTACCAGATGACCAGTTTGTTGCATTCAAAAGTTTTTTTTAGTAAAATATATTATTTATATATTATATATAATATATATTGATGAACTTTAACAAAAATTCTATTTTTTGTGTTTTTTTTGTAGTTATTTTAATATGCTTATTGAGTAACAACTTTAATAATAATTCAGTTTTAGAAGAAGGTGTTGTAAATATGGGACCTATATTAAATATAAATTCTCTTTTAAACACTCCATTTTATCAAAGAGTTACAACTACAGCTATGGTTAATGGTTTTCTATCAAATACTCAAACAAAAGGAACTAGTACTGCAATGATAACCGGAAGTAATAATAGTTATTCTCTTAAATTTAATTTGACAGTGAACCTGTCTCAAGTAAATAATCCAGGTTCGTTTGATTACATAAATAATCTAGTAAATCAACAACCTCTTAAACAAAGTACTGTAGTATTTAATGGGGGTGTTATGTTATTTCAGTCTAGTATACCTTTTACAGCAGGTAAAGCAAACTATACTTATGCAATACTTTATAATGGACAAGCTGGTCCAGTGATTACACTTTTTCCAGGTGGAAATCCAATGATAAGTACTTCGTTTTTTCTTAATATTTAATTTTCATATATTTTTACTTCAAATAAAACAAAAAATTTTATATAAATATATATTATATGGCGTTATTTCAGAATTTAAAAAAATATAGTTTTTATATCTTTATTTTAGTAGTTATTTTATTAGTTTCATCTATTTCAAATTCAAGAAAAGAAAATTTCACACCTACAATAAATGGATTATGTAATACAATAATGAATGATCCTACTAGATGTAACTCTGCTGTAAATAACCAAGGAAATATGTGTAGAACTAGTTTTGAAAATGTTGGTACTATGACTCGTGCAATATGTAATGACACATATCCTCAGTTGATTGATACTTGTTATTCTAATAAAAACAGGAGTTTAGACTTTTTTTTTACAGGTTCAGAAGGACAACAGTGCTAATTCAATAAATATATTAAAAATAATATTTTTATAAAAATATTATTTCAAAAAGGATTAGAGAGAAAATATAATAATATAGTAAAGATTTTATGGCTCTTATTAAAGATTATTTTGAAAAAACAAAACTATATAAAGAAGAATATGGCGAAAATACAATTGTTTTGATGCAGGTTGGAAGTTTTTATGAAGTATATGGGTTGAAAAATACAAACACAAATACTATTACAGGTAGTCAAATATTAGATTTTTCTTGCATATGTGATTTACATATTGCGGATAAAAAAATTTGTGTTGGGAAAAATAATGTATTAATGGCTGGTTTTTCTTATTATATGATTGAAAAATATCTAAAAAAATTACAAGAATCTGGTTATACTACTGTTGTTTATAGTCAAGATGAAGATACAAAAAATACGACTCGAAGTCTTTCTGGTATATATTCACCAGGAACATATTTTTCAAATGAATTAACCCATAAAATATCAAATAATACTACGTGTATATGGTTGAATGTAGTAAATAAGATAAAAAATTCGGAAAAATATATCTATGTTGGTGTTGCAAATATAGATATTTATACTGGTAAAACTAGTATTTTTGAATTCAATGAGATATATATAAATAGTCCAACTACTTTTGATCAGTTAGAAAGATTTATATCTATTTATAATCCAAGTGAAGTTATTGTTATTGGTAATGTATCTAATAAAGAAATTGACAATATTATTAACTATGGAAATATTCAATGTAAGTCAATTCATTGTTTAAGCTTACTTGATGATAAACAACATGAAAATAAAAAACGCGCATTAAATTGTGAAAAACAAAACTACCAAAAAACAATTCTAGAAAAATTTTTTAAAATTGTTGACTATGAAATTTTTTCTCTTAATTTTTATCAAAATGTAATTGCAACACAATCATTTTGTTACTTGCTTGATTTTATATATCAACATAACCCAAACTTAGTCAATAAACTAGAAGAACCTACATTTGAAAATTGTTCAGATCGTCTTATATTAGCAAATCATTCATTAAAACAGCTGAATATTATTGATGATGGTAACTATAGTGGACAATTTTCTTCTGTTGACAAGTTATTGAATTTATGTATTACTCCAATGGGAAAAAGAAAATTTTCATATAATTTATCTAATCCAACAACAAATAAAGTATACTTACAAGAAGAGTACAATATTACTGAATATATTCTTAATAAATATTCTAATGAAGATTTTATAAGTCAGTTTAAAAATAAGTTATCTTTTTTGAAAGACATACCAAAAATAATGAGATTAGTTGTTCTAAAAAAAATAACTCCTAATGCTATTTTTATTTTATATAATAACTTGAAACTGATAAAAGAAATGTATCATTACATTGAAAATGATAAAGTAGTGATAAATTATTTTTCGATAAGGTCAATCAATATTAAATATATATCTTTGTATTGTGATGAAATTTTATCGATCTTAGAAAATAACTTAGATTTATCTTTATGCGAAGATATAGATACATTTCAGCAATTTTCGATTAACTTTATTAAAAAAGGAGTAGATTATGAACTAGATGAAAATACAAAACTATTATTAGTTTCAACAGATAAATTAGAAGCCATCCGAAATTATTTAAATGATAGTATTATGAAATATGAAAAAAAATCTAAAACAAATGACTTTGTAAAATTACACGAAACTGAAAAAAATAGTTTCAGTTTAGTTTCTACAAAACGAAGATGCAATATTTTAAAAGAAATATTTAACAAACCGAACGGTACATGTATAGGAAAAAATGAAAAAATAAACTTGGAGTATACGTCCTCATATAGCAATGAACACTCATCATTTCAGTTAAATTTATTTGGTAACTTAGTGTTTAATACTCAATCCGCTAGTAATGATTCTATTACTAGTAGTGAAATAAATGATTTATGTAAGTCTATTTCAAGTGTTAAAATAAAAATGAAAGATCTAATTACATCAGTTTATGTAAAGTTTTTGAATAAAATGGAAGAAGAACAAGAAAAATTAAATTGTATTATTGATTTTGTAACAATAATAGATCTCTTATTTTCAAAAGTAAATATTGTAAGAAAATTTAACTATTGTAAACCAAATATAGTTAATAATTCTTCAAAGTCATTTATAGATGCAAAAAATTTAAGACATTGTTTAATAGAACATATACAACAAAATGAACTATATGTTACAAATGATATTGAATTAGGAAAAATTTTGAATGGTATTTTACTTTATGGGACAAATGCAGTTGGAAAAACGAGTTTGATAAGAGCAATTGGTATTACGGTCGTAATGGCACAAGCAGGGTTATATGTCCCATGTTCTTCATTTGATTTTTATCCGTATAAATATATATTTACAAGAATATTAGGTAACGATAATATTTTCAAAGGGCTTTCTACGTTTGCAGTTGAAATGTCTGAGCTTCGAACAATCTTAAGGCTTGCAGATTCAAATAGCTTAATACTTGGAGATGAATTATGCTCAGGTACAGAAAGTATATCTGCAACTAGTATTTTTGTAGCAGGTATTCAACAACTTTATCAAAAGAATAGTAGTTTTATTTTTGCGACACATCTTCATGAAATCATAAACTATGAAGAGTTAACAAGTCTGACCAAAGTTGTATTGAAACATATGGCAGTTGTTTATGACAGAGAGAAGGATTTATTAGTTTATGATAGAAAGTTAAAGGACGGTCCTGGTAATAACATGTATGGACTAGAGGTATGTAGATCATTAAATTTACCTACAGATTTTCTTGAAGCAGCCCATAATATTCGAATGAAATATCACCCTATTTCAGGAAGTATACTTTCTCTAAAAACTTCTCATTATAATTCTAAAAAAATTATTGGTAACTGTGAAGTATGTGAAAAAGAAATAGGATCAGATGTTCATCATTTACAACACCAACAAATTGCCAATGAAAATGGTTATATCAAAGTTGATGGAGAAGACAGTTTACATTTTCATAAAAATCATTTGGCTAATTTAATGACTCTGTGTAAAAAATGCCACGATAAAATACACAAAGAACATAAAATGCATAAGAAAGTAAAAACAACAAAAGGAACTGTAATTAAAAATATATATATATCAAATAAAAATTGATTTGAATAAAAGAATATAAATAAATTATATAAGTCAAGTATAAGGAATGATAATACCTATTAAATGTTTTACTTGTGGAACTGTTATTGCAGACAAATATCGTTATTATTTAGAACAAGTTAGAAAAAGAAAACTAGCAAAGGATATGGACGTAGATAGAGTATTATATTTAACGAAAGAGTTTAGTGAAAAAACACCTGAAGGCGAAGTAATGGACGAATTAGGATTAACTAAAATGTGTTGTCGTAGACATATGCTTACTCACGTAGATATTGAATAAATGAATAAATTTCTTTAGTTAATATATATGGGAAAAAGTAGGCGTTCATTAAGACTTAAAAAGTCACAAAAAAAGAGGAATATGAAAGGGTGTTCCCATAAAAAATCAAGACGTTCTTTAGGTGGTAAGAGAAGAAACTCAAAATGCAAGTCTTGTAAACAAAGAGGAGGTGGTTGTGGTTGTTCAACTTTAGGACAACTAGGAGGTTGTGGAAGTTGTTTGCAAAGTGGAGGTTCTGCATATAATAGTGCTTTGATTGGTTCTCCATGGAAAGGTGATGTGTCAAATTGGCCAGGGGTAGGTGGTCTTCCAGGTCAAACAAATTTTTTTGAACTTAATAAATATCCGGTTGATCCACAAACTCAAGGTGTAGTTTCTGAACGTGACGGGTCTTTATTAGATTTTAAGGGAGGAAAAAGAAGAAAAAAAATAGGTGGTCAGTTAATTCCTACAGACTTAACAAATATTGGTAGAAGTCTTGTTTATGGTGTAGGTAGTGCATATAATGGAATAAGAGGATATACCGCACCGGTAAACCCATTACCATATAAAGATCAAATTACTGCAACAACACAATCTAAGGCTTTAGGATACTAAATTTTTTATATATATATATTTATATAAATGGGATTTCCAAAAAAATTAAAAGATTTATGTACTCCTGCACGTGTTTATTTTATTATATCGATGGTATTCATTATTTTATCAGTATTTCAAAATATAGGAAATAATAAAATTTATAAGTTGGGATCTTTTTCGAGTGATGTACCAAATACATTTTTAATCTTTTTAGTTAAGTTAATTTACATTTTGTTTTGGACTTGGATATTAAATTTAATATGTAAAGATGGTCATTCAGAAATATCTTGGTTTTTAGTCATGGTGCCATTTATTTTATTATTCATAATTGTTGGTATTATAATGTTAGAATCAAAAACAAGAGAAGGAATGAGAAAAGTACATAAGGTAAAACAAAAACCTATACCTACGTCTGTTATAATGCGTAATGCTAATTGGAAACCACCTACAGAAATCAATACAAATCCTCAATCTTTTTTAGGTTTTTGAATAATCATAAACTTAGCTTCTAAATGTATTATATTATTAAAATTAAATATTTTTTATTATATATATAATGACTAAAATAATAAAAAATGGTGTTTCCTATGAAAAAAATGGATGGAAATATGTTTCTGTAAAAGGTGGTCCAAGAGAAAGAGGATACGCATATGGTTATTTTTGTGCAGAAGAATTTAAAAAAATACAGGAAATGTTAAAATTTACTTGTTATAATGACATTGGTGAAACATGGGAATTTTTTATTGACGCATCTAAAAAATATTTTGAAGAAAAAATTAAAAATCATTTTCCTGAATTTTATGAAGAAATTGAAGGCATCGCAGAGGGTTGTAATGCAGGAGGAACAAAAACAAATGTTCATGAAATACTTGCATGGAATAATTCATTTACATTACTAGACTCTTGGTATTCTACACAAGTATCAAGCAATCGTAATGGAAAAGAGGGAGGATCTACAGATCATTGTAGCGCATTTATAGCAGTTGGAGACTATACTGAAGATGGAAAAATAGTAGTTGCTCACAACAGTTTCGCAAATTTTATTGATGGTCAATACATGAGGGTTATTTTAGATATTAAACCTTCGAAAGGTCATCGAATTTTAATGCAAACATGTGCGTGTTGGATTTGGAGCGGAACAGATTTTTTTGTTACTAGTAAAGGTATTATTGGTACAGAAACGACAATAGGAGGATTTATTCCATATGAAAATAATTTTCCAATTGCTTTTCGCATTCGTAAAGCAATGCAATATGGAAATACGCTTGATGATTATGTTAAAATACTTTTGGACGGAAATTCTGGAGATTACGCAAACTCTTGGTTATTTGGAGATACAAACACAAATGAAATATTAAGAATAGAATTAGGTCTTAAATATTATAGTGTAGATAGAACTAAAAATGGCTATTTTGTTGGGTTTAATGCGACATATGACCCAATGATTCGTAATAAAGAATGTAATAACTCTGGCTTTCTTGACACAAGAAGACATCAAGGTGCAAGACGAGTTCGATTAACTGATTTAATGGAAGAAAACAAAGGTAAATTAAATGTTGAACTTGCTTTGAAACTTATTGCTGATCATTATGATGTTTACTTAGAAAAAGAAAACATGTGCTCTCGAACAGTATGTGGACACTATGAACTAGATACACGTGAATACATGTGTGAACCAGGAAGACCAAAACCATATCAACCCAGAGGTGCTATTGATGGTTGTGTTGTAGATACAAACATGGCAAAAAATATGTCGTTTATTGCTCGTTATGGAAACTCTTGTGGAACACCATTTATTGTAAAAGAATTCTGTGATAAAAGACGTCAATGGGCATTTCTTAAAAATTATTTACACGATAGACCTAGCCAACCTTGGACATTATTTACAGTAACAAATAATAAAAATAGTAAGCAAAATAAAACAATAAAAAAAAATACAGGTAATAGTAAAACAAGAAAGAACACAAAAGAAGTCGAACAAAAAGGTGGTGAAATTGGTAACAGTGATGGAGATGAATGTGCTTTTTGTTATGAAAGAAGTGCAGATACAGTTGTATTCGATTGTATTAATAACAAGTATCATTACTGGTGTAAAGAGTGCATATTTGATTGGATATCAAAAAATATTAGTAATCGTGGAAATGTTAGTTGTCCTTTATGTAAAGGTGAATTAAATACTGAAAAATTTGAAAATGTATGTGATGCAATAGAGAGAGAAGCTAGTAATAATGTAGTTGTTCTTCCTTCTTTCGAAGAAGTAATGGAAAATGCATTAAATGGAGATCAAGAAGCAATGATAAGATTTGATAGTATAATAAGAGAAATGAGAGAAGAGAGAAATAGAGAGACCCTAACTATGGTTGGTATGGGAACTATTTCACTTATGATTGTATGCCCTTTTATATCTAATGCATTCGTTCCTACTACAGTTATCATTATAACAGCAATCTTTTGCTATAGAAAAATAAATGAACATAATGATGTTCCATTTATTCAAAATGGTGGGAATGAGAAAATGCCATTAAATCAAATCAAAATAAAAATTAATGGGGCTTATGATAAAAATAAAATATATAAATTATTACAACAAACAGAATCTAAAATTGATTTTAATAGCGGTATACTATTATTAGAAACAAATATCACAAATACAAAAGAAAATGTTGAGAATTTGAAACAACAACTAAAATAAATTGTTGATTCTGTTTCTTTTTATATGTTTTAAATTTTTTGTAATCTCTTTTATAATAATATTAAAAAATAATATTATAAAAAAATATGACTATTTATATAATATAAATGGAAGATATTTCATGGAAATTAATTGATAAATATTTCAAAGACAATCCTTCAAATTTGGTAACTCATCATTTAGAATCCTATAACGACTTTTTTAATAATGGAATCAACCGTATTTTTCGTGAAAATAATCCAATTCGATTCATTGAGAGAGAAGAAGGAGAAGAAAATCGTAGTGAATGCTTATTGTATTTAGGTGGAAAAGATGGGAATAAATTATATTTTGGAAAACCAATAATATATGATGACAACTATAGCCATTATATGTATCCAAATGACGCTAGGTTGAGAAATATGACTTATGGTATTACGATTCATTATGATGTAGATGTTGAATTTATATACTATGAAAATGGAGAGAAAAAAGAAAAGTCAATTATATTAGATCAAATATATCTAGGAAGATTTCCTATTATGCTTCAGTCTAACTTATGTATTTTGAAATCATTATCTCGTGATGTTCGTTTCAACATGGGAGAGTGTCGTAATGACTATGGGGGTTATTTTATTATTGATGGAAAAGAAAAGTCGATTGTTTGTCAAGAAAAATTTGCAGATAATATGCTTTATGTAAGAAAAAATAAGTCAGATGACACATATAGTTTTTCTGCAGAAGTTCGTTCTGTAAGCGAAGATGCTTCTAAACCAATCAGAACAACAGCTGTTAAAATTGTTGCTCCTTCTCCTTCTTTATCAAATAATCAAATTGTTGTATTGGTTCCGAATGTCAAAAAACCTGTACCATTATTTATTTTAATGAGAGCATTAGGAATTGTATCTGATAAAAAAATTGTAGAGTCATGTCTCTTCATTGATATTGATGACAATAAGACAAATTCTTATATAGATTCATTTATACCATCGATTCATGATGCAAATAAAATTTTCAATCAAGAGACAGCTTTACGTTATATTGCATCTTTTACAAAACGAAGAACAATTACAGGAACACTAGATATATTAATGAATTATTTTTTACCTCATATAGGTGAAAGTAACTTATTAGATAAAGCTTACTATGTTGGTTATATGGTCAATAAAATGTTACGTGTTTTTACAAATGAAGAAAAACCAACGGATCGTGATAATTTTAAATTCAAAAGAATTGAACTATCTGGTTCTCTCATTTACGATCTTTTCAGAGAATATTATTTGATTCAAAAAAGAGATATTGCGTTAAAAATTGATAATGAATACTATTATCACAAAGGTGCTTATAAAGACAAATTTACAGGGTTAATTGAAAATAATTTTAGAGATTTTTTTAAAGATAGGATTGTTGAATCTGGATTTAAAAAAGCATTCAAAGGTAATTGGGGCGCTGAAACTCATACTAAAAGAGTTGGAGTAATACAAGATTTAAATAGATTATCTTGGAATACTTTTATTTCACAGTTGCGTAAATTTAGTTTACCGTTAGATGCAAGTGCCAAAGTAGTAGGTCCTCGTTTGTTACATTCAAGCCAGTGGGGATACATTGATCCAATAGATACTCCTGACGGTGGAAATATTGGTTTACATAAACATATGGCAATAAGCACATTTGTAACTAGTGGGTTTTCTAGTTTACCTATGATAAAATGGTTGAGAGCAAAAACAACGATGAGAATATTACAGGAATGCAATCCATCAATATTAGGAAACTATACTAAAATATTTGTAAATGGAAAATGGATTGGAGTTCTAGATAATCCTATAGAAACAATTTCTATGATTAAAATGTTTCGTCGAAATGGTCTAATACCAATTTTTACTAGTGTATCTTTTAGTTATGAAAAAAATGAAATACTTATATATACAGATTCAGGTAGACTGAGTAGACCAATATATTATATTGATAAATCTACTAATAAAATTAGTTATGATAGACAAGATATTATTGATATGATAAACGGGAATCGTTTTACATGGGAAGAAGCTGTAAGTGGTTTTCATAAAAAAGAAGTTGATAATTATAGTATCAAAACTAATGTGATTTATGATATCGAAGAATTATATCCTTCTTTTAGAACACTAGAAAGTGTTCAAATCAATTTAGAAAAATATAAATCTGCAGTAGAATATATTGATACTTCTGAAGAAGAAGGATTACTTATTGCTACAAAGAAAGATGATATAGAAAGAAATAAATTTTATACTCATGTTGAAATAGATCCTTCTCTCATTTTAGGTGTTATGGGGAACTCAATTATTTATCCTGAAAATAATCCTTTGCCTAGAAATGCATTTTCTTGTGGCCAAAGTAAACAAGCTGTTTCAGTATATCACTCTAACTATCAATGTCGTATAGACAAGATGGGAGTTATTTTAAATTATGGTCAAATTCCATTACTAAAGTCTAAGTATTTGGAGTATATTAATAAAGAAGAAATGCCTTATGGAATTAATGCAATTGTCGCAATTATGTGTTATAGTGGTTATAATGTTGAAGATGCTATTTTAATTAATGCTGGATCAGTAGCTCGTGGTATTTTTAGAACATCTTATTTTTCTATGTATGAAGGAAGAGAAGAAACCTCTAAAATTTCTGGTTCAACAACGAATTCTCATTTTGCAGATGTCTTGAGTAAAAATGTGGTTGGTATTAAACCTGGGTATGATTATAGTCATTTAGACAAATGGGGACTAGTCAAAGAAAATACGCCTCTAGATGATAAAACAGTTTTAATTGGAAAAGTTACATCTAATTCTATTGACTCTGATGTTGTAATTGACTCTTCTGTTTTTCCTAAGAAAGGTCAACTAGGATATGTAGATAAATCATTCATAACAGAAGGTGAGGAAGGAACACGTTTGGCAAAAGTAAGAGTTCGAGAAGAACGTATTCCTGCGATAGGGGATAAGATGGCTTCTCGTGCAGGTCAAAAAGGAACTCTTGGTCTTATTATTCCTGAAGAAGATATGCCTTTTACACCTGACGGAATACGTCCTGATTTAATTATTAATCCTCATGCATTACCATCTCGTATGACAATAAGTCAGTTAATTGAATCTTTATTTGGGAAAGCTTGCACTGTTTATGGTGGATTTGGTGACTCAACTGCATTTCAAACAAAAGGACCGAATGTAAATGTCTATGGTTCAATGTTAGTTAATGCAGGCTTTAACTCTACTGGTAATCAAGTCTTATATAATGGTATGACAGGAGAACAAATTTTTTCGGATATTTACATTGGACCAACTTATTATATGCGTTTAAAACACATGGTAAAAGATAAAATTAACTATCGCGCATTAGGACCAAGAACAATGTTAACAAGACAGACTGTACAAGGTAGAGCAAATGACGGAGGTCTTCGTATAGGGGAAATGGAACGTGATGGTATTTTAGCACATGGTGCATCCGCTTTTTTGAATGAGTCTTTTATGATTCGCGGAGATGAATATTATATGGCAATATGTAATAAGTCTGGAGCAGTTGCTATTTATAACAACGCTCTAAATTTATTTTTAAGTCCATTTGTAGATGGACCTGTTAAGTTTAGTACAAGTTTAGATGGGAAAACAAGTATACAGAATATTAGTAGGTTTGGACGTTCATTTAGTATTGTTCGAGTTCCGTATGCATTAAAACTATTGATTCAGGAACTACAGGTAATGAATATACAAATGAGAGTTATTACTGAAGATAATATTGACCAGTTGATGAGTATGTCTTATTCAGATAATTTTGGTAAGTTAATGCAAAATAACAATGCACAATTTCAAACATTATTTCAAGAATACAAAGATGATATTTCAAATAAACTTAAAAATACTTCTGCACAAGAAACGTTTTTTATTCCTTCTCAAAAAACAGAAAGTCCACAATATCCTGAAAATGTAAGTCCTGCTTATGAACCGAATAGTGATGAAGTTGGAACCCAAGGTAGTAGTCCAGCTTTCAATCCATTTACACCAGAATTTAGCCCACATTCACCTGAGTTTAGTCCACATTCACCTGAGTTTAGTCCTCATAGTCCCGAATTTAGTCCTCATAGTCCAGAAGAACCTCCTCCAGTATCAGGTATTAAAATACAAAATGCTGAAATAAAATCTCAATTTGATTCTCTCCCTGAACGAGATAAAATATTATTAATGAAAATGGTTGCAGAAAAAAAATCAGGTAAAGAAGAAAAGGAAAAACAAGAAGAAATTGCTGGACCTATTCAAATAAAGCAGTCTTTAATTGCTAGCGAACCAAAAGAAGATGCAATATCTATTTTGAAAGTAGAAGAAGAAAAACCTGAAGAAAAAACGAATGAAACAGAAGAAGAGTCATCAAACATATCTAATAGTGAAACAAAAAAAATAAATATTGATACAACAAACGATACAAAACAAATTAAAATTTAAAATAAAATTGAATTAAAAATAAAATGATAATGTGTAGTATAATTATAATGGCTACACAAAATTCAAGCGGTCTAATATCATCAATATACAAATCAAGAAAAACAATATTAGAGTTAATGTCAAAACAAGACTATGCAACAGAAGATTATGATAATTTTAGTATAAATGAAGTGAATTCAATGAATCAAAACAAACAATTAGACATGCTTTTGGAAAAAAAAAATGAAGATCCTTCAACGAAGCGAAAAAATAAAATTTACATTCGATATTATTTAGGAAAAACTTTAAGTCCTAAAAATATTCAAGAAATTATAGATGACTTATTCAACTTGGAAGAAATATTAACAAAAGAAGATACCTTAATGATTATTATCAAAGATGACATGAATGAAACGATGACAAATTTGTTAAAGCATATATGGGAACAGGACAGAATATTAATAATAATACAAAGTATTAAACGATTACAGTTTAATATTCTAGAACACGTACTAGTTCCATCACATCGCATACTATCAACAGAAGAAATGAATTCAATTAAGATTAAGTATAATATTACAAATCATAACCAGTTCCCAGATATTTCAAGATTTGATCCAGTTGCACAAGTTATTGGAATTAGACCTGGTCAAGTATGTGAAATTATACGTCCAAGTAAAACTGCAATTAAAAGTTTTTATTACCGAATTTGTGTTTAATAAAAATTATAAATGTATATATATTATGGATAACCCAGATCAATTCTATCAAAAATTAAATACATGCAAAGAAAAATTTTATTCTATTTTAGATGATTTTAAAAATTCATATATTAATTATCAACAAAATCCAAATTATAATGAATATGAACAAATTTATAAAAATAATGAGAACACAGTTCAAACATTACAAAGTGATTTAGATAATTTGAATAATCTTATACAAAATGATGTAAGTAGTATAAATTCACATATTAATCACTTGAACAAAAAAATAAATAGTGAAAAAGATAAAAAAAAAAAATTAAAAAAACAACTAAGTCAAGTAGAAAGTCAAGATAATGGAGCTGACTTAATGATAGAACAATATAAAGAAAACTATAATATTCAACTATTATCTAATGTTACAATAGTAATAGGAATAATAATCATAATTATATTATTATTTTATATTTTTCGTCCTCCTACTGTGAATAATGCAGTATAGTTTTCTATAGATTTTCTATTTTAATAGTAAAATAGAAAATGTTTAACATTAATCATATTTATAATCAAAACCAAAAATTTATCATTCAAAAAAAAATACAAGAATATATAAATATATCTATTAAAAAATCAACTCAACGAATAAAAAATAAAAGATTAAATGAATTAAATAAACTTATTACAAATTCTTATAATTATACCGGAAATGGAATTTTAGGTATAAAAGTGATACAATTTATAATGCATAATATTTATTTCATTATCAAAACATATATAAAATAATGTTTTTCTTTTATAATTATATATATATATAAATAATGGGTATAATGAAAAATTCTAATGTATTATATCTTTCTAGTATTTTAGTATTAACTTTAATAGTATGTCCTTTTTTAGGAGGGACATGTGTTAAAGAAGGATTTTTAACAGACGACGATCTAACACAGCTTATTTTCAAGTTTACACCTCCAAGTAATATAAGTGAAAATGATATAAATTCTCAACTACAAAATATATTAAATATAGTTTATAAATTTTCACCTTCTTCTCCAGAACAACAAAAAGTCGTTCTTTCTTCTGGTTCAAATGTGCGAGCAAGAGTAGTTCAAGACCCACAAACAAACAAGTATGCTATTTTACTTGAGTTACCAATTGGTCGTAACTCAGATGGTTCTACTTCTTATGTTCCACTTCCAATTGGAAGTGATAATGCAAACTCATCTAACTTATTAACTAGTGCCGTATTTGAATTAAAATTTGGTTTTGGACCAAAACCAGAGCCAGTACTATTTGCAAAAATATCACAACTAAACAATAATAAATATCAAATTACAATACAAAGTGCAGCTCCAAATAATCCATTACAATTAATATTTATAGGTAATGTAAATGAAAACAAGTTATATGTTAATGACGTTGATGTTGGAATTATGTCTTTAGAACAACGCAAAAAAGAATACCAAAGTAAAATGATTGACTATGAAGCTGCATATGCAAGTTATATTAAACAAATACATTCAGATACTAATGACTATATAATTCCTGTTTGTACTGGAACAGATGGTTTTTTATATTACTATGATTATAATTCAAGTTCTTTTGTAAAAGTGAATGATAATACATCTGGTTCTGGTTATAAAAGTATATCTACCTCATATGATCAGTTAGGGTTGATTGGTATTTCTAAAAGTGATAATAGTACATATGTTAAGTCTAATTTTATGGCAAATTGGATAGGTCCAACTCCAACAAATTCAGTTAGTTCTATTTCAGTTACTCAAAATAATACATTAGTAGGTGTTGGTAAAAATGGACAACTAGTTGTTAAAAATGATATAAACTCACCCGAACAATGGTCAAATGCTACAAATCCAAGTGAAGCAGAGTCAATATTATCGGTTGCAGTTGCTTCAGATGATAGTATTTATATGTTAAGTAGTAACAGTTCAATATATAAAAAGTACAGTAGTTTAGACTTACAAGGACAGAAATGGGAATATGTATGTTCTGGTTCTATTAATGGGGTTAATTTTTCTTTTATAACAATTGGATTTGATGATTCAGTTTATGCAATTGGAACAAATGGTAATTTGTATAAGGGGAATGGTACTTTTTATGATTTGGGAAATACTAGCTGGACAGTTATAAATAGTAATATCAAACTTACGAGTGTTGCAATTGTATATGATATGCCAAATAAACAAAGTAGTGCTTCTAATGGTTCGGCACAAGATAAATTATTATTATTAAATTCTCTTAATCAACAGTTATTATCATTGAATGACAGTATTAGATCTAATATAGGTGAGTTTATGAATCCTAGAATACAAAATAACAAACAGGTTTTAGGTATCAATGGTGGAATTCTTACTGGTAGTTATATGAAGTTATTAGAACAAAGAAAGAATATTACTAATTTGATGAAGCATTATAATGATGTTAATCAAAATAATAACGAACTAGCTGTACAAGCAGACAAAAGTAATTATAACTATACCATATGGTTAACTATTGCAATTGTTACAATTGTTTTAACCATAAAATATGTCGCTTTCCCTGAAAGCGGTGGTACTGTTATTGGTATTATTTTATGGGCTGTTTTTATATTATCTTTAGTTTTTGCAACAATTAATATGAGTTCTCCTGTTGGAGTTGTAATATGGCTAATTTTAATTATAGGAGTTCTTATGATGAAAACAAAACTAATACCATCTATATAATTTTATAACTTTATTCCATTAAATTTATAAAAGGCAAAATAATGATGGAATACCAAATATATATTTTGAGTACCAAACTTTAGGTTTAGGGTTAGGGTAGGGTTAGGTTAGGATTAGGGTAGGGTTAGATTTGGTACTCAACTTATAAATTTGGCTTTTCATAATTTACATGCCTTTATAAAATATAAAATAATAAATTTTATTTTTTTGTGTGTATTTATATTAATAATGACTGATTTTGATTCTAACAATACACAGAATCTAGGAAATAAAACGAAATCTAAAAAAACTATACAAAAACAAATAGATACAGAAGGTTTTGTTAGTGCTTTTGCACAGTCTTATAATAATGAAATGAGCACAAATAAAGCACTTTCAGACTCTGTTGACCTTAGGTATCAAGATCCAAGCGAAGTACAATCAGCTGTTCAGCAATACCAATATTTAAAAACTCAATTTAAGAGTCTTTTAGAAAAATACAATACATCGCAAGCAACTTTAATGGGAAAAACGACTGGTTATGTTAATAGTAAACCAGCTTTAGGAACAAATGTATTTGTTTCTGATATAGCAAATAATGGTATGAGCTCTACTTATATTGGAGCATATAACGATACAGGAGCATCTGCAATGAATTTTTTACACGGTGGAGAACCTATTTATGATGCGAAGTCATGTCAAGAGTCTGCACTTTATTTAGGTGCGAAATATTATGGACTACAATCTGGTAATCGAACAACTGAAACTGCAAAGTGTGCGGTAAGTAATGACTTAAGTACGGCTCAAAAATATGGTGTTGCTAAAATAGGATGTAGTCAAGATCCAAAAGATATGTACCAATACGGAGGAACTAATTTGAATGCTGTTTATAAAACGCCAATAACGGCAAGTCAATATATTGGAACTTACAATGATACTTGGGATAGAAGAATACCGCTTTTAAATAATGGTAGTCAAACTTTTTCATTTGATGACTGTAAAAAACAAGCACAAGATAAAAACTACAAATACTTTGCATTACAAAATATGTACAACCTAAATGGAGGACAATGTGGTTTAACAAATGATCTTGCAAAAGCTACTTCATTTGGAGAATCCAAAAGTATTAATGTATTAAGTGATGGACGAAAATATGGAGGTGGTTGGGGGAATGCAATTTACGAAAATAAAAGTTATGTTTATGTGCCACCAACCGCAGCTAAAGCTAAGTACATTGGAAACTTTGATGTAGATTTGGCTGACTGGCAGTCTATTAAAGCAGAACGTATGAGCTATGATCAGTGTTTAGATTTAGCAGTTAAAAATAAAGCAAAATATTTCAATTTACAAAATGGATTTTCAACAAAAACAGCTCAATGTGGATTTTTCAACAAAACAAATATGATAGATCCAAGTACAGGGGCTTTAAATCAATCTAGAATAAATAAAAATGTAAATATTTTAGACGACGGACATGAATATGGAGGAGTTTGGGCAGAGGCTATTCATGAAATAAATTATGATGTTGTTAACAATCCTCCTCCTCCTCCTCCTGCTCCACAAGTTCTCGCAGAAAATAATACTCCTAGTTATATTGGTTGTTTTAAAGATGATCCAACTTCTAGAGCAATGCAAAATTCTAAAGCTTCTTCTGCTTTACAGAATGATTTGAAACCTGTATACGTCGTTGCGGATACTAGTAATAGTGATGCATATATTTTATGGCTTTGGAAATGGGCGAAAGGTTTTCCAGATAGAACTGCAAAATGGATATGGTATATTCCCAATTCAGCTGCCTATGGTAGAGGAGTTGAACATAATGGGGAAAGACCTGGTCCAGTAGTTTTTCAGTATACATACAATAGTCCTAGAACTTCTGTTGTTGCAACAAAAATTTATGTTGCAGTAGATGATTATGCAACAATTTACATAAATGGAAATAAAATAGTAAATGATGAACAAGACTATGCTGAGGCAGGGAAAGTTTTTATTTATTCCGCGATGTTAACCCCAGGTGAAAATCTTATTCAAGCTGTTTGTGTAAATGCTTGGGGTCAAGCCGGGTTTGCATTAACATGTATGGATTCTAATGGCAATGTTTTGTTTAATACAAATGATAGCTGGAAATATTCATTTAACAGTAATATTAAACCAATAACTATAGACTCAAACTATTCTGTTGCGAGTTGTCAAAAAGTAGCTCAAGATGGAGGGTTTGCTTATTTTGGACTTCAAGGTGGTGCAAATGGAACATCTCAATGTTGGGTTACAAATGATATTAATAAAGCAAAAAAATATGGGGAAGCATCTGCAACCATTAAGTTTTCAGATGGTAATAACTATGGTACTGACTGGGTTAATGCAATATATAAAGTTAATAATCCTGGGTTTTTACAAAATGTAGGAAGAGCAGGTTATATTGACCCACAAACTAAAGTAGTAACTCCATATCCAGATTTTATGATATCTAAAGGGGAAACTTATACACTCCTTAAAAATCGGAATTATGATGGTAGCAATATACAAAGTAATCCTATAAGAGGATCATCAGTAGAACAGTGCAAAGAAGCTTGTAATAATGACGATAACTGTGATGGGTTTGTATTTGACAATTCATCAAAGAACTGTTACCCAAAAAGCGCTATAAGAGACTATACTAATACTTATCCTAATAAAAATACAGACATTTATTATAGGGGACCTAAAATAGTCAATAATGCAAGTTGTAATAGTGAATTCTCTAGTATAGATAGTATTGAATGGCAAAATATGCAAAAATCAAATTCTCTTATGACACCTGAAACAAAATGTAATTTAGCTAAATTAATAGACCCAAATGTAATGGATGTTACACAACTAGGTACATTATTAGAAATGTTGTCTGCTCAAATTATAGAGCAAATACTTATTTTGAAAAAATATAATGTTGATGTCATTTCTCAAATGGGTTTAGATCAACATTTATTAGATGAAAATTTGAATGAATATATGTTACTTAATCAAAAATTTGAACATTACAAAAAATATGAAATTAAACATATTAACAATGTTTTATCTGATACAGATACAGTTGTTTTACAAGAAAACTATGGTTATATTTTTTGGAGTATTTTAGCAATAACAGTGATAATTATAACAATTCACTTTATAAAAAAAAAGTAAAACAACTTTAATTATATATATTATCTTCATATATTCTATATATAATGTCTAGTTCAACTTATGAAATGAGCGCCCAATTAATAGTAGATATTCAAAAACTTCAAGGTATAGAGTTAGATCTATTTAATAATTTAGAAAATGGTATCGCAAATAAGACTTTATCGACTGATGACCAGAATAAGCTTATTGAACAAATTAACAAAGTTTCTGAGATGAGAGTAACTTTACATAAAAGTTTAGACGAAATGTATACTTATTATGAAGGAACATCATCAGAACTATCTGTCATTCTAGGGGAACAAATATCAACATTGTCTATTGTTGAAAAAGAGTTAACACAAGCCAAAATCAGATTGAGAGAAATTGAAGAAGAAAAGAATAACAAGTTAAGATTAGTTGAAATTAATACTTACTATGGACAAAGATATGAAAACCATACAGATATTATGAAAATTGTTTTTTATATATGCATTCCAATTATTATCGTTACCTTAATATTTAATGCAGGATTTATTTCTTCAAATATATATGGTCTTATTTTTGGTATCATTGTAATTATTGGTGGAATTTTTTTAGGTAGAAAAATATATGATTCTATGAAGCGTGATAAAATGAATTTTCAAGAGTATGATTTTGGAGACATACCTGTAAATGTAGATAAAAGTGACCCTAGTGGAAATTTCCCTTGGGACGGCATTGGTTTTACCTGTGTAGGTCAAGATTGTTGTGATACAGGTTATACTTGGTGTCCTGCGCCTGTAAATATGTGTAAGTCTAATTCAAGTTTACCTGATGGTGTTTTACCATATATTCCTCCTAAACAAGATGCAAATAGTATGAGTTTTTTTGACCAAATTACTTATGATCCTACTAGAGCAAATACTCATTTTGACATTAAAAAAGATGTAATTGACCAATCATATATTAAAGGGGGAAATTGGACTCTTGGTGATACTGTTAAAAATACACGTAAATATGCTAGTAACTTTGTGTATGGAACTTCATTCACGCCACAAGGGCCATAACTCAACAAAAGTTTTTAATATTATATTTTTATATGAATAATAATATAGTAGTAATATAACATAAATGTCAACTTCAAATATTTTAGAACAACAACAAGTAGATATGTTAAATAATGTGAATAAATTAATAAAACAATCATCAGATTCTATTTTGTGTGATACAAATTGTCAACATGAAAAAAAAATAAATGAAGCAAAACAAACTTATATCAACGCACAAAAAAATTTAAAAACTGCCCCACAACAATTAAAAAAAGCAAAATTAGATTATATTACTATTTTAGATGGACAGTCAAAAGCGAAAAATTATATTCTTGAAGAAGCTACAAATGAAGCAAATATACTAGTTAGTACAACTAAAGAAATTTTTGATAAAAAAATGTCAGAAACAGTGCATTTAACAAATACATATAAAAGTTTATTTTATAATTTCCAAAGTATTACTGAACTATATAAAAAATATCTTGAGGAAAATTTTAAAATTTTAGAAAGGATAAATTCTTTAAACTCAGATACTATTACCAATGACCGTAAATCATATTATGAAAAACAAGGTTATAGTAACCTGAAATGGTGGTACACCTTTTTAATTTGGACTTATTTTATATCTATCTTTATATTTGCATTATGTATATTATTGTCTAGAAGTAGATATGGATACATTAAAAATATAATTATTTTATTTGCTTTTATTATTTACCCATTTTTTATTAACAATATTATATTGTTTGTTGTTGGAAGTATTACCAAAGCTTTGCGTTTTTTACCAAAGAACGCTTATACAACTTTATAAAATAATAAAAAATATATATATTTTTTATTATTTATACTTGTAGATATGTTTCCTATTTATATTTGTATTAAAACTCATCGATATCGTCTTCTGTTTCAGGATAAGCAATTCTTATTCCACGCCATCCATCTTTTTTGCAAGTGCCAAATTTTTTATCCATGTACTCATATAACTCTACGCCTTTTGGCATTTTTTTTCCAGAGCCCTGCTGATCTTCAAACCATCTTTTAAATTGTTCACATAATTCTCTCTTCCCAATTTTATTCATTTTATCTCCTGGTTTTACTTTAACAACCATTTCATTTACAAATCCAGCAATATGATCTTGACATTGACGATATTTATTTGATGCAGACATAACATCATCACAGTTGTTTACAATCCCTTGATTTTCAAACGCAAGTTTTACTAACATGCTCGCAAATGTAGGAGCCCATTTTGATAATTTTTCTTTCAAAGTTGGATCTTTTGGGAAAATATATTCTTTTTCTTCATTTGTAGAATTTTCAGAATTATTCGTATTACTTTTGAAATCCTCCGGATTTACAAATTTCGATTTGAAATTACAAATACGAATACGTCTCCATGTTCCATCATCATTACTAACAATTTCAAATAGAGTATTTGTACAAACAACTAAATGAAATTGAATCGAAATTTTTTCAGATTCTTGATATAGTGCACGAGCTTGCATTGTCGAATCACCTGTTAACTGTTTCATTACACCTTCATTTATCTTTGCGTCTTTTGAAGGTTCTTGCATAACTGCATAACGAACACCTTTCAATTGAACTATTTCTGAAGATGTTCCTCCTACACCTACTCTTTTCTCAGTAACTAAAGTTACAGGAACATTACCAGCATATTCACCAAGCGTAAGTGTCATCAAATCTGTTAGTAATGACTTTCCATTACTACCATTACCACGATATATATTAAATGTCTGATTTATATTTTCACCAATCAATACGGATGCTAAATGATCCCACATATATTTATTAAGACCTTGTTCTGGAAATAATTGCTCCATAAATGTAATAATTTCATTTGAAATATTTTTGTTTTTTTCTTCATCAAAAGGAATATAAGGAATCCCGGTTGTTTTTGTAATATAGTCTTGAGGATAACCATCTCTAAATATTTTATTTTTAAGATCTACAACTCCATTTGAAAAACACAATAAGTATCTATTTTCATCCATTTTTTTATTGAATTCTTCGTCATAAAATATTTCCGCAGCCTCCTTGAAAATGTTACTTTTATCATTTGATCTTTTTAGCTTTGGAGTCAAATCTGTGATTTGTCTAATTTTTGCTTTCAACTGTATATGTCTATCATCTTCAGGAAGGTATTGACCTGCTTCAAATAAGTATGCATTCATTTTTTTCAAATATATGTTATGCATTTGTCTTGATATTGATAATCTCAGTGAATGACCCAAGTCTCTTTCCCAATGATGATCTTCAAATTTGTACCATATTTTATTTACTATACTAGTGCATACATATTTATCTTTGAACATTTGATATAATACCATTCCAAAGTCGTAGTCTGTCGGTACTGAAAGAGTTTCTTCAATAAAATGATCAATAGTATTTTCTTTTACTTTTTTATATTCTTCAAATGCATCTTGTTTTGCCCAATATAATATTGAACGTTTTGTAATACCATCTGGTCTATCCTTAATTTTTTTCCATCGATCATATAAATATGGAATACTATCATAGTCAAAGTCTGTTGCTTTACTTCTTAACATAACCCATGATAAGAATAAACGACTGTCTGTATGTTTCAACGCAAACGCTACCTGTGTATTAAGTAAATGTGATCCAGGCTCCCAATATTTTGCAGGTAAAATTTGAGTATACTCGTGAACCTCTTTTATATGATACTCACTCAACGTTAACTCTTTGAAAGTATTATCTAATGCTTTTTTCAATATTTCTGCATTTTTTATATCGGTTAATGAAATGCAGTTACTTGAGTCTTCATCTTCGTTTTCTACTAATAACCTGAATTTTGTATTATTATATGACTTTTTTGGTTTTGGTTTATTCTTCAATTCTTCTTGATATTTCTCTCTAAATTTTGGATTTATCTCAAATACAGGATGTTCATCATATTGAGCAGATAATTTATGTAAATCTCTTGACAAATCTATTTCTGAGCATTTTTTTTCCTCCATCATAAATTCACCATCAGTATTATCATATGTAATCAAGTAATATTGAGTTAATTCATAAGCCATATTACCTGGTTTTCTTGAACCATAAACTTGCCAACCTATTTTTCCTGTACTTATTCCTTCATCTAAAACAGCATCCCAGCTATTTATTATTGGTAATTCACTCCATATTTCACCAATTTTTTCCAATACTTTCTTACGTAATAGTTCTTGCATAGTATGTTCCATTTGAATACCAATAATAATATGAATACCGTCTTTTGTTAAGGTTTTATCTTCTAACCTATTTACATGCGGTTTTTCAAAAACATAAATAGGAAATGGTTTGTTTTCTACAAATGTAAAGAATTCCTTAAGTATTTCCAAATAGGCTTCGTTGATAATATCTATTATATGTCCTTTCGTATGTTGACGTGTTTCCACATCATAACTATATCTAAAATCAAAATCAATTAATATTGGACTATTTTTTTCTAGTTGTTTTTCTGTCAAATGCTCTAATTTTTTTTTCACAAAAACAGCTTCATAATAATGTTTCCAAAATGTAGGCATCATTTCTTTTGGAATAATATAAGATCCACCACCAACTGTTGTTCCTGATGATTTATCTGGTATTCTTGAATGTGTATATTGTATTTTAACACCTTCTCTCTTTTCACGATTCGTATTATGCTTAGCAAGAAATTCATTTAAATCTGAAAATTGAGATTGTTGCTGCTGATACATCTTTATATTGGTATTATATATGGATATTTTTCTATTTCATTTTTTTTTATTTCATTTTTTTTTAAACAATATATTTAACTATATAAAGTTAAAAATATGTATATTTATAATGTCATCAGAAAAAATGAGTATTATCACAAAAGAAACAATAACTAGGCTTTTGCGTGATGTAAAAAGTATTATTAAAAATCCTTTAACCGAAAATGGTATTTATTATACTCATGATGATGAAGATATGTTAAAAGGTTATGCACTTATTATTGGTCCAAGTGACACACCTTATTTTGGCGGTAATTATTTTTTTGAAATACATTATCCAACAAACTATCCACATAGTCCTCCTCATGTCGTTTATTGCACAAATGGAGAAAACATTCGTTTCAACCCAAACTTGTACACAAGTGGAAAAGTCTGCGTATCTATTTTAAATACATGGAGAGGAGAACAATGGACATCATGTCAAACAGTATCAACATTATTATTAACACTTTGTACATTATTATGTAAAGATCCTTTATTGAATGAACCTGGTATTACCAAAACACACACAGATTTTTTGAACTATACTAAAATTATTGAGTATAAAAATATTGATATTGCTATTTTACAAATGATAAATAAAAAACATGGAATTTTTCCCGAAAAGTTTCATTTTTTCTATCCAATAATGAAAGAAAATTTTATTAAAAATAGCGAAACTTTATTAAAATATTTAGAAGATGCATCAGTAAAACAACCAAAGTTGGTTAAGTTAACTACTGGATTATATACAATGAGTAATATTAATATCGATTATCCAAAACTATTAAACTCTTTTAAAGAAACATTAATTTCAATTAAATAAAAATTGAATTAAATAAATAATGTAAAAGTATATTATATAATTCAAAATGCATTTCTGCTCATCATGTCAAAATATGTATTATATAAGTATTGATAGTGAAAATACAAATAAGTTAGTTTATTATTGTAGAAATTGTGGCACAAAAGATACTTCAATTAATACGAATAATGTCACTGTTTCAAAAGTTCAAATGTCAAAAGGAGAAAATAAATTTGAGCATATTATTAACAAATATACAAAGTTAGATCCTACATTACCACGAATTAATAAAATTCTTTGTCCTAATTCTGATTGTTCTACGAACATGAATAATGATCCTAGAGAAATTATATATATAAGGTATGATGATATTAATATGAAATATGTTTATTTATGCTCAACATGTGACACTGTTTGGAAAACAGACGAACAAAAATAAATAAACCTTTCTAAAAATATAAATTTAAACACATTTATTTTATTATGAAAAATATTTTTATAATAAAAAATTGATTATATATATTTAAAAGTATCTTTAGTTAATATAAATAAGAAATGTCATCAAAAGAACAAGAAGAAGTAAGTTATTCTAGTGATGAAGAGGAAGATGAAAACAAAGTATCTTCTGATGTAGAAGAGGAAGAAGAGGAAGAACAAGAAGAGGATGATGTGAGTATTCCAGAAAATAATAGTGAAAAAGATGATGATAACATGGATGAAGATGAAGACGAGATTTTAGAAAATAATGGTAACTTCATCCCTCAAATGAGTGACACAGAAGAAGATGATGAAGATGACGATGAAATGAATGAAACATATTTACAAAAATTTAATGCAGAAGTTAATAATAACTATATTGTTGATTTTCATCCTGAATGTACTATAAATAACTATGATGAAATTTCTACATTAACAAAAGTTGTGAGAGATAAAAATAATAATATTATTGATAAAATTCATCGAACAATACCATTTCTTACAAAATACGAAAGAACAAGAATTCTTGGTCAACGTGCAAAACAAATAAACTCTGGTGCAAAAGCATTTGTAAAAGTTCCTGAAAATGTAATTGATGGCTATTTAATTGCAGAATTAGAACTTTCTCAAAAAAGATTACCTTTTATTATTCGCAGACCATTGCCAGGAGGGGGGTGTGAATATTGGAATGTAAAAGACCTTGAGATTATATCATTTTAAAAAATAAAAAATATGATGCGTTTATTTAATTTACATATTTTATAATTTTCATTATTTTTATCATGTGTTTTACATTATAGCTAGTTTATGTAAACTAATATTATTTTATATTATTTTTTCTACTTTAAATATGTAAACAAGAAAAATATATGTACTAATTATAAATGGAAAATACAGATAGACGAATGAATCTTAATTTTATTAGTGAAAAATTGTTAGAAGAGTTCAATAATAATAAAGAACCGTCCGATAATTTTTCTTCACGAATAGTTGGATTAGATGAAAGTGATGAAACTTATGAACCTGAAAAAAAAGTTATTATTTCAAATAATGGTGTTGATTGTTATTCATTAAAACAGCCGACTTTTGATGAATTTGACAGAAAGTATGTTATTTTAGGTGGACTAAATACCAAGTGTAGTAATAGTAAAGGCAGTGGAACAAAAAATTTATTGAATGTTATACGTTTTGGGAAAAAGTACAATTATGATATATTTGACTTATATAACATAGCAGGAATTCAATTTATTTTAGGGAACGATTTGGTTGAAGTAAATTTAACTTTTTTAAAGTTATTAATAAACGGAAATTCTTGGTATTCTCAATTTGGTTTTGAAAGTGACTTTTCTAGAGAATATCAAAATGATTTTAAAGAATACATCAATATGACGTTTGAAGAATTTATTGAAAAATACAATGAATTCATAGATACAGATAGAGATAAATTTATGGAATATTTTGCAAGTAAAAGTCCAGAAGAAAAAATGGAAATGAAAGAACAATTCCGTGAAGATATTACAAAATATATCGAACTTTTGAAACTTTGTAATTCAAATCCAATTCAATCTATAGAAAGTACAAAAATAAAAGATTATTTCAATAATCTACAAACTTGCATTTATCATATGCGTAAAGAACTAGAAATGAATAATATAGATGTACCTATGTTTAAAAGTATAATAAAAAGTATAAATGAATTTATTGCATATATGTTAGCTAATATTGTAAGAGTTGGAATAAACTATGGGATTGGGTATGATAACTTCAAAAATAATTTGATTAATAGTCCAAACAACAATAAAAGAATTTTGAAAATAATAAAAGAAAATTATTCTAATTTGCTTTTAGATTTTAAAAAAGCAAAAATTATCGGAGGTAAAAAGAAAAGAAGAACAAATAACAGGAAAACAAATAAGAAAAATCAAAAAAGAAAAATAAATAGAAAAACAAACAAAAAAATACTAAAATAAGATTTTAAGTCAATTTTTTATTTTCTAATAAATATACTATCTAAAAAGTCTTTATTTTTTTTTGCATCATTGTAGCCGTTATCATATAAACTATAAAAATCGAATTTGTCTTTTGAAAATAATGTAGTATACTTATTTATTTCAGTTGATATATTTAAAAATTTTTCTACGCAATTTTTTGGTGTTCGTTTTTGTTTCAAAAACCAAATATCTGGTGTTATATGCATTGTTGGTTTTATAATATTTAAATATGGATACTTACTAAATCCTCCGTCAAAAGAATATTCATTATTATATATATTTTTAAACCCTCCAGTAATATATGGAATATGTGAACTTGCTATACAACAGTTAATTGCATCTTCTAAATTATTAAAGTCTGAATAAATATGTGTTTTCATTTTTAAATTTTCAAAATTAGTAACTCCTATATATAATTTTTTTAAGTCAAAGTCATTGTCGCTGTACTTTTGTAAAATTTTATATTTTATTCCATATTCTAAATCAACAATTGATAATGCTTTTTTTGCATCTTCTATAATATCTAATACTAGTTCTAAAGGTTCTCCTTTAAATGTCATAAACAACGCGTTCCATGCACCTGCAGAAGCTCCTGAAAAAATAAAATTATCTAATGGATATGTATCTTTTATATAATTAACTGTTCCCATCATATAAAATCCTTTGAACCCACCTGGGGATATTGATATTAATTTGTTTTCATTGCTTATTTGCCCTTCCTTGAAATGACAAACATGACTATTGCATAACCATTTGTTTTTATCTATATGTTTACTAAGTAAACTAGTATTATCTAAATATGCTTTGTAAAATATTGGAGTTGCATACATTTTTCCAACAACTTTTTTTGCATAGTTATTTGTAAATTGTAAAGCGAATGTCAACATACTGATCCCAAATAATCTAAATAAGTTCATTTTATTTGTTTATATATTTTATTTTTATATTTTATAATTTAAATAACAATTTTGTTAATATATATAATTCAAATGAAAGTTGCATTATGTTTTATTATTAGTTATAAACAAATAGTAAATAAAGAGCAAATATGGATGGATTGGATAGAACCAAATAAAGATATTATCAATGTTTACTTTCATTACAAAAATTATTCAACAATTCAATCAAAATGGATAAAAGATAATGCGATTCATCCTAGTTTGATTGTGAATACTTCTTATTTTCATATTGTTCCTGCATACATTTCGTTATTAAAATTTGCATTACTACATGATTCAAAAAATCAATGGTTTTGTTTTTTAACAGAGTCTTGTGTCCCACTTGTATCTCCTCTAAAGTTTCGAGAACTTTTTTTTGAAAATTATTCTTATAGTATTATGAATTGGAAAAAAGCTTGGTGGAACATATCTTATTATAAAAGAGCAAACTTGCATTTGTTAAAAGAAGAATTTCATTTGGCAAATGATCCTTGGTTTGTTTTGAATAGAGAACATGCACAAAACTGTATTCAATATTCATTAATAAATAGCAATATTTATAAGTTAATTTGCAATGGAAATATTGCGAACGAAAGCATATTTGCAATTATTTTATATACTTTTAATCAACTTGATAATGTAAAAAAATATGTTACACATGCAGCAGACTGGTCTAGAATGAGTAGTTCAACGAGTCCATGTTTGTTCAAAGATGGGTCGCCAAAAGACATAGAATTTATAAATACATTCATACAAGAAAATCCATACACAATGTTTCTAAGAAAGGTATCGTCTACATTCCCAAATGAAATTTTGCAATACTTCATCTACAATAATGAAGATAAAAATCTGGTCAAAAAAGTAAATAGCTTGGAGCGCAAATATTATTATAATATGGTGTTAAATTACTTAATTATCAATTATATTATGTTATCTATTCCAGTTATAGCATTGTCATATATCATTTTTCTCTTATGGTCTGGGCGGAAATTCCGTATTTTTTTTCCATAAAGTGAATTTACTTTTCAAAAATGGACAAAAAAAATGTCCAATTTCTGAAAGGACGACCTTTTTGCGAAAAATATTTGGAAATTTCCGCTGTTGGTAACAACAAGAACTGCTGATTTTTAACTTGAGAGCATAAAATAAAATTTTTAATAAATTAATTTTATTTTAAAATAATTTAGGAGTTTTTTTGTATTTCCATAATAGAGAGAATGGAAATAAAAAAATCTCCTAAAATCTCCAAGAAATACGATTGTCAAAAATGTGACTTTAGATGTAGCAAGCTTTCTGAATGGAATATTCATGTCGCCAGACCAAAACATCAAAAAAATGTCTCAGGAAATAATTGGAAATATTTGGAAATAAAAAATCTCCAAAAAACCCCATTTTTATGTGAATGTGGAAAAAAATATAATACCTCTTCTGGTTTGTGGAAACATAAAAAAATGTGTATTTATAAAGATGAAACCCCGCAAAAAGTAGATGCGTCTAATAATGTCATAATAGAGCTTTTAAAACAAAATCAAGAATTCAAAGAACTTATTGTAGAACAAAACAAACAGTTGTTAGAACAAAATAAACAAATCATAGAGTTAGCAAGTAAACCTATTTCTAGTGGGAATATAATTAATAGTAATAATACAAATAATAAGTTTAACTTGAATTTCTTTTTAAATGAACAATGTAAGGACGCATTGAATATTATGGATTTTGTAAATTCCCTAGCTCTTCAGTTAAACGATTTAGAAAATGTTGGAAAACTAGGATACTCTGAAGGGATATCAAAAATATTTATTAACGGATTAAAACAGTTAGATGTTTTTAAAAGACCAATTCATTGTAGTGATTTGAAGAGAGAAACTTTATATGTAAAAGATGAAAATGCTTGGGAAAAAGAAAATGATGAAAAGGCAAAAATAAAACAAGCAATTAAAAGAATCGCAAATAAAAATATAAAACAGATACCAGAATGGCAAAAAGAAAATACTCAGTCACAAGATACAACTACAAAAAAACATGAAGAATATATGAAAATTGTAGGGGAATCTATGGGTGGAGTTAATTATATAGAAGATGAAAGAAACTATAATAGAATTATTAAGAATGTAGCAAAAGAAGTTGTTATTGATAAGTAAGTCTAACATTTCCATCGATTACCACATTCAATACAAGTTACAAATGTAGTCATAGGTTCATCTGCCGATCTAGTTTGCATCTGATAATACGTACATTTATTTGAATGACACTTTCTACATTTGAAAGTATCTGTTGCAGCTTCAAGTTGAGTTTCATACTTGCTTTTATCACGTTTCATTTTTGCTTGTATTAATGGGTCCCATTTTACTGGATGCATTTCTTGATGTGTCATAAATGCTATAGATTTTGCTGAAATAGTTCCATCTTTAACTTGTTGTAAAAGTTCGTGTCTTTTTAAATTAATATAAATACTTCGAAGTCTATCTAGATAAATTTGTACATAATAAGGGTTATCCCATTTTTTTACAACTTTTCGACTGTTTGCTTCTTTTAATGAGTAGTTGAAAATACCAATTTCTAAATTATTACTTTTTTTTTCATTTTCAATTAACAAATTAAGTTTTGTGCGAATGTTTTTTCTGAAAGTCTCTGGGTTATTGACTTTGTGCATTGTTATAATTTATTAATTATAGTTAATATTTATATCTTAATCAATTTTATTTTAAAAATATTATATTATATAAATGGTAAAACAAACAACTATTTATGAAGATTTAGTGAATACATTTATAGGAAAATCTTCAAATAAAAATACACGTAAAAAAATAAAGTCAAATAAGTTAAATAAGTCAAGAATAAGAAAAAATATAAAAAATAAAAAAACATTGAAAATAAAACATAATGAAAATATTAGTAAGTTAAAAAAAATAGATAAATTTAAAGAAGAAAAAAAAGAAGTAGAAAAAAAAAAGGAAGAAAAAGAATTAGAAGAAAATAGAAAAAAAATCGAACAGTTTGAGAAAGAAAATGTTTTAATGAAACCTAAAAATATTAAAATAAAAGTAAATAAACTAACAGATAATACAAATACTATCGATAATAAAGACAATAATTTGTATATACCAATTATTAAGTTTGAAGATGAATATTCGAAAGAATTAAAGTCAAATAAGTCTAGTATAGATTTAGATCAAAATTTCTTAAAAGAGTTATTATCTCCTTATGCTCCATCCGCAATTAAACCAAATGAAGACTTTTATGATTATATTAATTATACTTGGTTAGTTCAAAATTTTGGGAAAAATTTATCTGAGAAAGAAAAATATATAACTCAAATAGATGATTTCAGACTATTACAGAATAAAGTATATGAAGAATTGAATAATATTATTGAAAATTTTATAAAATATAATAAAGGAAAAGAATCAAAAAATTTGAAAAATTTTTATGACTCTATTTTAAAATTGAATACTTTACAACAAAGTAAATTGATTGCTCATGATATAGTTAATATAATAGATGAATTACGAAAAGATAAAAAAAATTTGTGGAAACTTTTAGCTTTTGCAAATAGTAATGAAATTTATTCAGAAATGGCTCCTTTTGTATGGTCTGTAAATCCAGATCTTAAAGAACCAGATAAAGAAAGATGTTATATAAGTCCACATAAATTTCCAGTTGTAGATTTAAGTGTATTTTATAATGATGGAAAAGATATTCCGTACAAACAAGAACAAAGAGATAAATATAGAGAATATGTTAAAAATTTATTTGATTCTATTTTTGGCAATAAAAAAGAACATTTTGAATATGCAGCAAACGTATTTCAAGTGAATATGGATATATTTTTATCAATGGGTTGTTCATTTGTGAAACACGAAGAACCAAGTGGTTATAATAAAGTAACTGCAAAAGAAGCATTAGATAAATATGGATTTGACTGGTATTCTTTTTCAAAAGAGTTAGGCTTTACACATACTCCACCATTTTTTATTACGTCTAGTTTGAATTATTTAAAATGTGGAACAAAATTATTTATTGACAATTGGGATTCTGAAAAATGGAGACCTTATTGGATTGAAATATTCATAAAAGTGATTGCAAGATTCACTCAAAAATTAAATGATTCTTACTATGAATACTATGGTAAATTTATAAAAGGATTAACTGAAAATGAAAGTATACATAGTAGAACAGTACCTATTTTATCTCTTCCATTCAATAACTTATTATCAAAAGAATATATTCATAAATATAAAAATGAACGAAGTATTGCTTATACAAAAATTTTATCAGAAGATATGAAAACTATTTTTTCAAGAATTATGTCAAATAATAAATGGTTATCTCCTTCAACAAAAAAATACGCATTGTTGAAGTTAGCAAAATTAAAATTTGTTTATTCTAATTATAATAATATATTAGAAGATCCAGATCTAGAATATACTCCAAATGAACTATATAAAAATATGTTAAAAATATTAAACTGGCGCCATGAATTTTTTATAAAACTAGAAGGGCAAAATTCTATAGACTATCCTCTTGTAGATTGGAGTCACTATCCTGCAAAATTATCAGGAACACAATGTTATATTGTAAATGCTTTTTATACTCCTTTAAAAAATAATATTTATATTCCATTAGGGTATATTCAAAAACCTTTTGTAGACTTAGATGGTGATTTTGAAAATAATTTAGCTCATTTAGGTTTTACATTAGGTCATGAAATGTCACATGTTTTAGATGATATGGGAAGTCAATACGACTCTAATGGTGCTTTATACGATTGGTGGACAGCATCAGATAAAAGTAAATTTAAAAAAATACAGAATGAGGTTATAAAACAGTATAATACATTTTCTAGTCGTGATGGAATACATTTTGATGCATCAATAAGTATTGGAGAAGATCTTGCAGATATATCAGGATTGGCAATCGTTACTGAGTATCTCAAAGATACAGTAAACCACAAAAAATATATTACCCCAATAAAAATGTTATCATTTAGAAAATTTTTTACATATTACGCATATCAAATGAGATCAAAACTTAAAAATAAAAAAGTAATTATATCTCAGTTGAAAACAAACCCACATCCATTAGATAAATATAGAACAAATGTTCCATTATCAAGATCTATTATATTTAGAAATATATTCAATGTAAAAAAAGGTGATGGTATGTATTATCAAGATTTAAATACTATATGGTAAAATTAAAATAATTACGTAATTATTTTATTTTTATATTATTTTTTCAATACATAAATGTTTGACAAAATAAAACTATTAAAAGATAAAAATTATATACCAGACATAATTTTTGATATAGGAGCTCATCATGGACAATGGACAAATGAATGTTTAAAAATATATCCAAACAGTAAATATATTTTATTTGAAGCAATTAACTATAGTGAATTGAATAATTTCAGAAATAAAGATAATATTACGGTATTTAATGAATTATTAAATGATAAAATAGAAATAGTAAATTGGTATGAAATGAGAAATACAGGAGATTCCATATTTAAAGAAAAAACATATCATTTTGATAATTGTAATGTTATTAGACGAACTTCAAATACACTGAATAATATCATAGAATCTAAACAGTTTATATTTGAAAAATGTAACAAAATATTGATAAAAATAGATTGTCAAGGTGCTGAAATACCTATATTGAAAGGGTCAACTGATATTTTAGATAAAACAGATTTTATCATATTGGAAATTCCATTGTTTGGTCAATATAATGAGGGTGTTCCTAATTTTTTAGAACATATAAAATTTATGGATAGTAATGGGTTTGTTCCGTATGATATTATAGATAATCATTATATAAACACATTTAATATGCAAGTTGATATGATGTTTATTAATAAAAAACATCATTTTAATTCATTAGTACAAAAGACTATTAAATAATTTAATTTGTATTTTTTGCATCATCGGAATCAGAATTATTATGTTCTTCATCTTCACTCTCATATTCATCTTCACTTAGTTCAGAACCAATGTCTAATACAAAGTCAATCTGTTCATCTACATCTTCGCAATTTAATTCATTCTCACTACTCTCAAATTCACTTTCATCGCTATCATATTCTTCTTTTTCATCACTATCGCTATCTACTACAAATCCATCTTTTAAATATCCGTGCTTCGTTTTTTTAGATGCGGATATATTATCTAACTCGTCTTCTTCCTCTTCATCTTCAACACAAGTTACTGCTAAGTCTTCAAAACCGCCAAATAATTTTTCATATATTTTTTCCCACTTTTCTATAGTAAGTGATACAACTTCCCATGAGTCATCCGCTTGCTTTAAACTGCAGACAAGAGAACAATTCCCAAAAAATAATAAAGTATCTACAGGAGGTGGAAAATCATATTTATTTTCTGTATTTGCTCTTCCCTCTGTTTTAGCATAAACAGATACAATATATTTTTTACCTTCTAATTTTATACCCCACTCTGTTTGTTTAGTAAACCCATCTGGCTGTTTAAACCCACACTTTTTATATAATTCCTCTTCTTTGTAATCTTTAACAGTTAGAGACTTCAAAGAACCAGACTTTTCGACAATGATAATACTAATATTTTGTGGCATTATTAACAACTATATAATAAAATTATGAATAGGTTTAAATAGTTTCTAGTATAAATAAATATTTAGAATGAGTAAGGCAACAAAAATTTATATAAATAATTATAATCCTTCTGCAATAAAGGATAAAATAAATTTATTGAGTGAAAATATTAAACTTGAAAAAAATATAATCGAAATTATATCTCCAGATGGAATATTCAATGTAGAAAATAATAATATTTACAAGCTTAAGCCAATAGATTTTGAAATTAAAACTGACAAATTAAATAATTTTACATTATTGTTTGATGAAAGTTATTATGTAAAAGAAGAAGTATTATCTCAAATTCCATATGATCATATTATATCGAATAAAAGTATAATTCATTATACAACAACAGGAACAAAAACAAAAACATTTGTAGAGTTAGTAGTTGAAGGAATTTATGAAAGTAATTTTTTTACAGCGACTTCTAGAAATAATTCTATAGATAAATTAAGTTGTTTTAGACCAATAAATTTTTATTTTTTAATAAATGAACCATTTGATAATATTTTGGTTAAAAAAGAACTTAGTGTGTTTTTATCTATGTTAAACTAATATAATAATATTATATGTTATTTTGGACATTTCAAATTACACTAATTTCTATTATTTTAATATTTTTAGTTCATCATTTAATTATCTTTTTTAAAAGTACTTTAACAGTTCCAAAAGTGAAAGATTTAATAAATGCACCAGTTCAAAAATATGAAAACATGTATAATACAATAAATACATTATCATCTTCTTCAAATAATTCAACATATATAGATGAGCTTCTACCGAAAGAAATAAAACCAGATGTTAAATCAATGAAAGATGAATTAAAAAGTTTTTTAAAAAATAAAATTAAAGGAAATATTGAATCTGATAAGGAATTAACTCACGCTACAAATATATCTACATTAGATTCATTTTCATCGCCAAATTATTCGGCTTATTAAATTATTTTCAAAATATACATAAAGATATAACAACAAAATAAGTATAAAATGTTTTTAACGGAAATAGAGGAGTGTAATTTATTGAAAGAATTTCCAAATATTAAACTTTCTTATGAAACAAATGTGCATAAGAAAGTTTATAGTGATTTTGTGTTAGCTATTCCAGATGGGAAAAAATACTTTGCATGGTTTACAAATTTCAAATGTCAAAATGTATGTATATTATTAGAGATAAGCGAAAATAAAAAAATATGTAAGTTAGAGTTTGCGCAATGTTGTTTTCATAACGAGTTATCTTATGGAACAATATTTTATGGTTCCATTACAAAATATCAAAATATAAGGGTGTTTTGTACAGAAGATATATATTATTATAAAGGAAAAAATGTATCATTGTATTCTTATGATATAAAACTAGATTTATTCAGTCAAATTTATAGTTCTGAAATAAAACAGTTATCTTATTTCAATAATAATATTATTTTTGGACTGCCTATTATTTCTAATTTATTTTCTACACTAGTTAATAACATTGAATTATTACCATATACTATAAAGTATATTCAATTTAGAAAAAATGATGCTGTAAATAGAATAGAAAATATGGTTTATTCAAAAGATATTAATTCTAGGTATAACAATACAAGTAAAAAACAAGAATTTAAAGAAACTGTTTTCATAGTTAAACCAGATATTCAAAATGATATTTATCATTTATATTATTGTGATAGTATGAATAATAATGAAATATTATATGATACTGCTTATATACCAGATTATAAAACAAGTGTAATGATGAATAAGTTATTTAGAAACATTAAAGAAAATGAAAACCTAGATGCGTTAGAAGAAAGCGATGATGAAGATGAATTTGAAAATGAAAATATAGATAAATATGTTCATTTGGATAGAAAGTATAATATGGTTTGTCTTTACAATGCAAAATTTAAAAAATGGTTTCCATATCGTTTGGCAAAAAAAGATGAAAAAGTTATTGAAAAAACAGATATATTTCGTTTAGAAAAAAAAAATATTAATATATAATAATGGCGTCAATGTCAACAAATTCATCATGGAATCCAGTTTCATTTAAAAATGTTTCCCCTCCTTTAAATAATATTGATCCTGACTATGTGAATGTAACAAATTCGAATAGTCCACAATTTTTTGGGAGTACTGAAACTAACTCACAGTTTGGGGTGCACGGAATTAAAAGCAATGCAGATGCTGCTGCTGCAAGTGCTTTAAGAGGAGGTTCTAAATCCCTTCGTAAAAAAATTAAAAATATTGCTAATAAGTATAAGAAGATGAAAGGCGGGAAAAAAAGCAAAATGACTTTAGGGTCTGTTAAACGCAAACTATCACATTTATTTAGTCATAAAAAGAATAAAAAGTCTAAAAAAAGTGTAACACGCAAACATCGTCGCACACGCAAGCATAGAAGACAAAGAGGTGGAGACAGTCAAACTCAATACATGAGTAATGTTCCCTATACACCATCTTATTCAACCGGAGGTGTTCTTTCCGCGAATATGTCAGCTTTAGCGAATCCTGTTCCTTATCAACCAATGAACAACTGTGTTGATAACTATAGTTATTATGGTAAATAAAAAAAATTGATTTAAATATATAACTTATATATTTTTATTAAAAATATATCATGATTAACAATACTACTATTGTTTTTGATAAAAACTTTAAAGATTTTATCAAGGATTTATCTAAGATGGTTGAAAAAAACTGGTTCAATAAATATACTACTCCTGATTATGACAAAATGCATAAATGGATAGAAGATTATGTTAGTAAGAATTCAAAAACTATCAATTATATTGGAAATATTACAAGTATGCCAAATCTTTATGCCATAAATATCTGTTTATTACTAGGTAACGAGATTGACAAGTATACTGATTTTGAACAAATAGACTATTCGTTGTTTCGCAAATTTGACTATGCAAATTATTCTTTTGGCGATGATACACATTCATTGGACGTAAGATGTGCATGTAAGCATGTAATTAGACCAAAAAATTCATTTTACGTATATTCAAAATTTAATAGAATTAATATTCAATTAGGTCAGGATTGTATTCAAAAAACAGGAATATCTAACGAGTTTTTGAATAAATTAAAAATAAAAACAAAAAAACAATACGAAAAATCAAAGAGTTATATGAAAATGGTTTTACAAGAACTAACTGTATATTTTGAACAAATGATAATAAATAAAAAATGTATTGATTGTAAAACATACAATATCCCTACATGTAAGAATATAAGAAGATGTTCGTTTTGTTACAATGAATTTGTTTGTAAAAATTCAAGAAATAAAAATACTACTAATTTTAGTTTAGAAAAATATATATACTTGAAAATACCTTATGAAAAAAAAGATCAAATAAAAAATTTAGGTGGAAAATTTGATTCTAGTAATAAATTATGGTGCATAGAGAATCGTCTATTTTATAAAAATAAAACTAATATTTTAAGTTTTCTGGGGAAAAAATATAATTGGGAATAATAATTTTATTTGTTGTAGTTATAAATATAAATTGTATAAATTGTATAATTGTATCTTACTAGTTTCTAGTTATTTTTAGTTTTCATTTTTATAAAACAAGTTTCAAGTAAGTTATCATTTTCATTTTCCATTTCACAAATAGAGTCTTTATTTTTTAAAGATATATGTTTCCAAAATCTTGTGTCAGGATCATAGTCGAGATTTGTTGTTTGAATTATTTTATAATTTTGTTTTTTATAAAATACTTTTCGTTTATTCCATTGATTTTGAAATGGTTGATGTTCGTCAATAATGTCTACAACAATAGGACTGCTATGTTTTGCTCTTAGAATACGACCAACTGCTTGTTCTATATCTGTTTTGGGAGTTGCCATAATTAATGTAGTAAGTGTTTTTATATCTAATGCTTCTGCTGCCATACTGTATGTAGCAATTACAATTGTCTTGCTTTCTGTTTCCTTTAATGCTTGTTCTTTCATACCTCCAACATAATATCCAACAGTAGCAATATTTCTATTTTTTATCGCATCGTGAAAATAAGTTAGCAAGTTTCTATTATGTGCAATAATCATTATCTGTTGAGATGAGTTTTCTTTTAACATGTCACAAATTACCTTTAGTATAAACTCAGTTCTATGATTGAAACAGCATAATTTTGATATCATTGTACTATGTTGAACATTACCACGAAAATCAGTTACAACATTTTGAAAATCAGCATCATTACTTTTGTATTGTATTGCTCGAACAATAACATTATGTTCTTCATCTCGTTTCCCTTTGAAAATAACCTCTCCCAAAAACATTTTAAAGACTTTCGTAGTTCCATCTTTACGATTCATGGTAGCAGATAGTCCTAAAGTATATTTTGTTACTAATTTGAATAATGCACATGAAAATACTTCACTAGAAATATGATGAACCTCGTCAATAATTAATAACCCAAAACTTTCAAATGTAGATTCATGATAATCCTTCATAGAGAGAGATTGAAGCATTCCTAAAACAATATCTTTATTTTCAATATCAACAATTTGCCCTTGTATTTTTCCTATACGTGCTTCCGGTAGAAATTGTTGTATTCTCTCTATCCACTGATTCATTAAAAATTCTTTGTGAACAATAATTAATGTTTTCTTTTTTAGTTGTGAACAAATATATAGTGCTAAACATGTTTTACCAAATGCACACGGTAATTCAAGTAGTCCTCCTCCACCTCTAGGTTCATTTTTAGAAACATGTTGTAAGTACGTTTTTACTACAGGTTTTTGATTTTCTCTCAATTCACCCGCAAACCGAATATTTATATTATTACCATCATTTATTCTTATTTCTTTAGCAGGTCCAAAGTGAGACTCTCCAAAATATTTTGGAACATAAAATTTATTTACAGATTCACGATATATTGGGAAAGTAGTACTTTGATTATTCGAACCAGAAACACCTGGGGTGTATGGTTTAGCAATCAATTCATTTCTTAAAAAATATTGTTCTTCTAATGATAATTCTTTTTTTAAAATAGTATATCCTTTTTGACCAATATAAGTGTTTAGCATTTCTGACATTTCTAAAATGATACTATTATATTATTTAAAGATCAATTTTTATATGAGTTATTTAATGTTTTAAACAAAATGAATGAGAATAAAATCTACAATTATGATATATGGATAATTTTTCAGATTTATTTAAAAAGGAAAATACTGGAGAGGTTATCTTGTGTATATTGTTCATTATTTATTTGTTAATGGGATATAAAACACCTGATCCAATATCAAGTTTAATTGATAATATTGGTGGACAAATAATGGTGGTTATGTTAGCTTTATTATTATTTTCTTTTTCAAATCCAATTGTAGGAATTCTTGGGCTAATAGTTGCGTTTGAATTAATAAGACGTTCAAGTGTTTCAACTGGAACATATGCTTTAAATACCTATGTTCCGAATGAATTACACAAAATGAATATACTGCATTCATTAAATAATAGTAAAGTTTTTCAAAATAATTCAAATGGAATAAATGCAAGCAACCAGTTTCCTTATACTTTAGAACAAGAGGTAGTAAAAAAAATGGTTCCTGTAAGAAACTATCAAGAATCGATTGACACAACAACATTTTCTCCTATATTAGATAACTTATATGATGCTGCGCCAATAAACTACACAGGCGTTAACTAATTTTTATATGATAATAATTAAATTATATAATTATATAAAAAGTAAGAGATTCATTATTTTATTATTTTATTATTAAAAATTTTAGGTACTGAATTTACAATAGTTTTTGATTTTTTTGTAAAATGCTTAACAGTATAGTATATTATTAATATGAAAAAAATAAAAATAATAGAAGAAAACACTATTAAAAATGTTTCATTTGAAAAAATAGAATCAAAATATGGTTTTAAATCATTAACTATTGGATTTTTTATATTTGTGACAACATCAATTTTTTCTTGAGATTCACTAGTAGGTTGACAGTCTATATATATATTATTATCAACTGTAACAGCAGAACTATTCACAAGACTATTACTTGTAACTTTTTGAGGACCTGAAGGATTTAAAAATAATGTAGTTATTTGTTGAAAAATAACAGAAGTCACCGGTTTAATAACAGAAGTCAAGGCTTTTAAAGAAGTATTAGAAATATTTATAGCATTTTCTAGTCCGAATATTACAAAATCAGTTGATTCTGTTGAATAATTATAAAACTGTGCCATAGGAAGAAAATCATTCAAGGTGAAATCATCTATTCCTTGATTCGTAGTTCCTCCCTTCGATGGAGCACCACTAGAAATAGCTGATACTATTGCTGTAATTATTTGTGTTGCTTTATTTGAAGTTCCGTTTAATGATAATGGTAAACAAATTGTTAACTTATTACCTCCTTGAGTAGGTATATGATTAATAACTATTTCTCCGTCTACTTGACTATTATTATATAAATGTAAAGAAGGGGAATAAATATTAATTGAGTCTACAACATAAGTAGAATTATTAAATGTTACACATGGAGTTGTATTATTATATGATAAGTTAATATAGTTACCTCCATTTGTAGCACTACTTTGGCTTATAGGATAACTAAAAGAAAAAACACATTTATAATTACAAGTTCCTGTAATTTTTTGTGGAGATATATTCATAGAATTAGTATTTATCATTAATATAACTATATAAATAAAATATTAATTTATTTATATAGAAATGAAATTAACTAAAGGTAAAATTAGAAAAGTTTATGATAAAAAAAAACAAACTTTAAAAAGGTTCAAAAAAACAAATAACAGTTATAAAAGAAAAACATTAAGAAAGAGAAAACACAAGAGTATTCATACTACAAGTATAAAAAAATATAGGGGAGGTAAAGATAAATTAAAACAAGAAAATGGTGCTAAAATTTATGAAGAAAAAGAAAATAATGACTTAAATGAATTATCTTCATCCGATAATAAAAATAATATAAAAAATAATAAATTACCTTTAGAAGAATTCAATTCAATAAAAGGTCCAGAGATAGAATCTGAAAAATCACTAGAAAATCTACAAGAAGATCCACAATTACAAGAAGAGATAGAACCTGAAAAATTAGAAGAAGAGATACAAAAAGAAGAAGTAGAACCTGAAATATATGGGAAAGAGGAAGAGCCTCAAATACAACAAGAAGAAGAACCTCAAGTACAAGAAGAAGAACCTCAAATACAACAAGAAGAAGAGCCTCAAATACAACAAGAAGAAGAGCCTCAAGTACAAGAAGAAGAACCTCAAGTACAAGAAGAAGAGCCTCAGCTACAAGAAGTTGAACCACAGTTACAACAAGATGAAGAAACTCAAATACAAGAAGAAGAGGAGCCTCAAGTACAGGAAGAAGAGCCTCAGCTACAAGAAGTTGAGCCACAGTTACAACAAGATGAAGAAACTCAAATACAAGAAGAAGAGGAGCCTCAAGTACAACAAGAAGAAGATCCTCAAATACAACAAGAAGAAGAACCTCAAATACAAGAAGAAGAACCTCAAATACAAGAAGAAGAGCCTCAAATACAACAAGAAGAAGAGCCTGAAAATAATATAATTACAGAAACAGAACCATTCAAAGATGCTCCCAGTTCAGATGATCTTACAATTGTAGCAGAGTCTTTAGATAATTTAGCAGAATATATATCAAATAAAATTGCTCAAAAACTAAATAAATCAATTAATTATTCATATAACGATCCTTTCAATGCAGTAGCAAATGCTACAAGTATTATGGCAACTCGTTAATAAGTTAAATAAATGGTATGTATTTTATAGTATCATTATCATATATACTTATTTTAAACCCTTCATTATAACCTTCTACAAATACCGTGTCACCTGTATAAAGTTGATCACATCCGTATTCATTTGTACAGCTTCGTCTATTTTTAAGGATTGGTAGTTTCACACTGTTATTTTGATTGCTCATTGTATAGTACTGCCATTTATTACGATTTACAAATAGTGGGCGTCCCATTAAAGGAAGAATCTTTTTATGGTCAGTGCTATGAACAGGTGTAAGAATTCCCATTTGTCGATAACTTGTATCTACTGCACCTATATTTGTAGACATGTTTATTGGCATAGCCCCAGGTGGTACAAAACTAATATTTGGAACAAGATATCTTTCATCACTTAAAGGAGGAACATATGGATCTAAAAGAACATCTCCAGGAACAGGAGGAGGAGAAAAATAACCGAATAATCCTCCTCCTGATGGATATATTGTATTATTTTCTTGTTTTATTGTGGTTTTTTTGTAATGAGGGTGATTATTTATTCTAATTTTATTTTTTGAAATAAAGTAAATAACTAATAGTATAACTATTGCTAAAAAAAACATAGTCATATTTTCAATACATATCACCCCAGGGGGACATTTTTTTGCCATATATATATACAAAATAATATATATGTCAATAAACTATTAAATTAGTTACCAACTCCGAACTGTTTTGCCATAGATGCAATACCTTCAAAATTTTTCATATCAAACCCACTCATAAGTGTTTTTGCTTGATCTAATAATGGGCTCATACTTTTCATTGCATCCGCTAGTTGCGTTTGTTGTGTAATTAGTTTTTGTGTGTCATCTGTTAATCTTTTTATTCCATCTCCTCCTAAAATTTTATTCAAGTCATCGTAAGCATCTTCAACTGTTGCTGCATAGTCAATTCTATTATTTTTTTTATACATAGTTGTCATATTATCTTTTTGTGGTTCCTCACCTGCTACATCTTTTGTATGACTTTTGTCTTTAGGCTTTGCAGCATGCGGGTTAGGTGGGTTAGTTTTATGTATTTCATCTGTATGTATTTCTTTTGGTTTTTGAACAGGTTGTTGTTGATCTTGTTTTGGTGTATCATTTACATGAGAAGACGCATTCTCCATCCCTTCTTTTACTGCATTTCCAACAACAAAAAAACTTGTAAAAATCAAAGGAGCTCCCAAAATAATTATCATATTTTTACTAAAACGCGATGCAACTAAACCTAGAACGATAAAAATTACAATTGCATTTGTGTTTTCAACAACCATGTATCCGTAAATATTAGTAACTGCTAAAAATAAAACAAAATATAATACAAGTTTGTTTTCTAATAATTTTCCAACTGATTTTGGTAGTTTCATTTATATATATATATAATCTTTTAAAAAAAATTGAATAAGTGATTAAAATATATATAAATATTATTTTTAATAATAATATGAATGTTAATTTATTTACAAATAAATATAACTTGGTAGTATGTGAGATACATAACGAGTTTTTACACGGATTCAATGAATATAGTGATGAAGTTATAAAAGGGCATTATTTATGTGCACATGTTACCAAGAATATAGAATTATTTTATAAATCCTTTGTATATTTAAGTGACGATGAAGAAGAAGATGATGATAATGAATATTCAGTCGGCCAAATTATAGATATATATAAAAGATTTTATATAAAATTAGTGAGAGACAATAAATTTTGTGAACATGAATTTATAATAAATTATGATAAAATTATTTCTAATGCAAACTATATTCAGCCTCATATTGCAAAAGTAATATATTTATCTGGTGGAGAGTGTATTGCAATTATAAAGACACTATGGATAAAAATAATTCAGCGTGCATGGAAACGAGTATTTAAAAAAAGAAAAGATATAATAGATAAACGGAAACAACTGACTTCAATTCTCTATAAAGAAATAAAAGGGAAATGGCCTGATAGTTGTAGGTATTTACCATCTATTAATGGAATGTTTTGGAACTAAACTTAAAAAGATCTTTTTCTAGAACTACTTCTTTTGTATTTTGCAATATATCCTCCTTTTTGTGTTTTTTTTCTTTTTGTGTGTTTTTTGGTTTTACCACCTAGTCTTATTCTTGGATTTGCACCAACATTTTGCCATGGTGGTCTTACTCCTGTTGGCGCTGATCCAGGTTTTTGTAAACCCATTGTTACATTACTAGGTTGTCCAAATGGAGCTAGTGCAGACCTTTGAACACCTGCCTGTAAATTATTTGGTTGTTGTCCTACTACTTGTGGTTTAGGTGGTAATGGTGGTTGTAATCCTGTTACTGGTTGGTTACCTCCTGGGGGTGGAGGAGTATTTCCTGGAGTAGGTGGAGGAATTCCTGGTTGATTTACCAATGCTTTTAAATCGTTTTCAATTTGTTGTAAGTTTGTATTGAATTCTTGGACGGTTTGTGCAGATTCATTTGTTAATTTTCCAACTGTCTCATTATTTTTTTGAATAGTTTCATTAATACGTTGTATTTCTTCCCATATAGAATCTCGTTCGGTTTCATATTGTTTTGATTTTGCGACTGCCTCATCTCTATCACGAATCGCATCATCGCGTTCTTTTTGTAAACCATCACGGCTATTTTTATCTTGTTCCATTTGACGTTGCAACTCATCTAATTTTTGTTGATATTCGTCTTTTTGTCTATTTGCATCATCTAAATTTTTTTGCATTTCAGCTAGTTGTTTTTGTAAATCATTAATCTGTTCTTGTAGTCCATGATTTTGACTTTCTAACTCTTGTAATCGTGGAGAAATATTTGCAAGTCTTTTCCCTACTTCTTCAATTAAACCTGTGATTACTTGTACTTTTGCACGGACCGTATCTCTAAATTGTGTATTTGTTGCCATCATCTGTGTTAAGTTACTGTTTAATGTTGTCAGTTGTGGTCTTATTCCTTGAAATATTCGATTTTGATCAGTATTAAATAAAGATGCCATATAATATACGCAAATATTTTTATTGTTTAATGAATTCATCTAAACTTTGTTTTACTGTATCAATTTCATGTAAAATTTGATTTTGTTCTAGTCTTGTATTATGAATATCTTTTTCAGTTAACTTGCCACTTACCATTATGTCCCCAATATATTGATTTATAATACTCATTGCTCTAATTTGCTCATTTTTTTGATTTATAATGTAATTATTATATTTTTGATAATCATTTCTAACTCCTTCTAAAAATTTATTTTGTTTGACATTATTTTCTAAAGTTCTTCTTTTTTCAAGCAATAAATTTCGTTTTGCTTGTATTTGTTTCTCTATTTGAGATAAATACATATCTTTCTCTGCTAAAGTTATTTCATATATTTCCATTATTACCTATTATAATGTATTTTTATTTTAAAAATTTAAAATAGACAAAAAAACATTATAATATTAAAATATAAAATCTTTGCTATATATTATTTAGGATGTCGAAGAATAGCACTGAACTTTTACTTACTCAAGACGATAATCGCTTTGTAATGTTTCCAATTCAAGACCAAGATATATGGAAAATGTATAAAAAACAAGTAGAATGTTTTTGGCGTGCAGAAGAAATTGATTTATCCAAAGATATAACACACTGGGACAGTTTAGATAAAGACGAAAAATATTTTATATCTATGATTTTGGCTTTTTTTGCTGCGAGTGATGGGATTGTTTTGGAAAATTTGGCGATGCGTTTTATGAGTGATATTCAACTATCTGAGGCAAGAGCATTTTACGGGTTTCAAATCGCAATGGAAAATATACATTCCGAAACATACAGTTTGTTAATTGAATCTTATATAAAAGAACCAGAAGAGAAAAATAAACTATTTCGAGCAATTGATAATTACCCTTGCATTAAAAAGAAAGCAGAATGGGCACAAAAATGGATACATGATAACCGTAGTAGTTTTGCAACTCGTTTAGTCGCGTTTGCGTGTGTTGAAGGTATATTTTTTTCAGGTGCATTTTGTAGTATTTATTGGTTAAAAAAACGTGGACTAATGCCAGGTTTGACATTTTCAAATGAACTTATCTCTCGTGATGAGGCTCTTCATACTGAATTTGCAATATTATTATATAATAAACTGCAAAAGAAAATGAATAAAGCACGCATTCATGAAATAATAAAAGAAGCAGTTGATATTGAGACAGAATTTATTTGCGAAGCACTACCTTGTCGATTAATTGGAATGAATTCTGCATTAATGACACAATATATTCAATTTGTAGCAGATCGTTTATCTATGCAATTAGGATATGAAAAAATTTATAATGTTGCAAATCCATTTGACTTTATGGAGTTAATTTCTCTAGAGAGTAAAGTAAACTTCTTTGAAAAAAGAGTAGATAGTTATGCTTTGGCAGAAAAGAAAAAGGACGCGGATGTTTTTGACTTTAATGCAGATTTTTAACTAGAGTTGAATATTTTTGGCCATACAAATGATTTTTTTTTGGAAGGAGGTACTTTCAAAAAATACAAGCCAAGAGCAATAAACATAATTCCAAGATACTGAATTGGGTCATGAAATCTTTCTCCTAAAAATAAATAAGCTGCCATAGATTCCATCAATCCACTTATTCCGTCCCATGCACCATTTACCATCATAACACTAGAATTTTGTAGAGATACGATTAACATTCCAATGACACCAATGTAACCAATTGTTCCTATTGCGAATGGTAAAATACCACCTGTATCAGCAAATTTTTTATAACCAAAATCTCCAATAATTTCTACTACAGATAATAAAATAATTTCAGGAGCACTCATATATATATATATAGTAGCTTCAAAATTATAATAGTATAAATATCAAAATAAAAACAATAATATATTATAATAAATTAATGATAACATGTAATTTGATGGGTGGATTAGGAAATCAACTATTTCAAATTTTTACTACAATTTCATATGCAATTAGTTGCAAACAACAGTTCAAATTTTTATATAGAGACTTTAATGGAAATAGAAAAACATACTGGAACACATTTTTAATTAACTTAAAAATATTTACAGAATTACAGTTCCCAAAAATGAAAACAGTAAAAGAAAATGGGTTTAACTTTGAAAATATACCTAAAAATAACGAGACAGAAAATACACTACTGTATGGTTATTTTCAAAGTTATAAATATTTTGAAGAAAATTTTAAAAGTATTTGTAAATTAATTCAGTTAGAAAACCAAAAAAATAATATAAAAAATACATACATTTATGACTATAATAATTCAGTTAGTATACATTTTCGTTTAGGTGACTATAAAAAGCTTATTGATTATCATCCTGTTTTGAACTATGACTACTACAAAAATAGTATTCAATATATTATTTCTACAAAAGAGAAAAATAAATTTGATGTTTTATATTTTTGTGAGAAGGAAGATAATGAAATAGTAGTAGAAATAATACAAAATTTAAAAACATATTATTCAGAATGTAATTTTATAAAAGTAGATGACAAAATAGAAGATTGGATTCAAATGTTAATAATGAGTTTATGTAAATATAATATAATTGCAAATAGTACATTTAGTTGGTGGGCTGCATATTTTAATTCAAATATGGATAAAATAATTTGTTATCCTGAAATGTGGTTTGGGCCAAAATTATCTAAAAATAATACAAATGATTTATTTCCTGATAACTGGATTAAAATTTCTGTAAAATAATATAAAAGTATTTTACAGTTTGTATTTATAATGACAGATCTAGAAAACGAATTTATATTATTGATTATGAATTGTCAAAAATATCGTGATAAAGCCTTGAAGCAAAAAAATGGATGGTTACGAGAATTGCCAGATTACATACCATATTATCATGTTTTAGGGAATCCTTCATTAGAAAATGAATTTCATTTTGATAATGAAGAAAGAATATTATGGGTAAAAGTTGCAGACGATTATTTATCCTTACCAAAAAAAGTTATCACAGCCTTTTCAGCAATTCGGGCTACAATTAAATGTAAATATATTTTTAAAACGGATGATGATCAGGAACTACAAATTCCTAAATTTTTTGATATAATTACAAAATTGATAAAAGCAAAAGTTCCAAAAGCTCACTATGGTGGTCAAGTTGTAGATGTAGAGATACCTTATTTATCAAAATACTATTTGTTACATCCTGAACTACCAATAGACATGATTATTCAAAAAACAAAATATTGTAGCGGACGATTTTATTTTCTCTCTTCAGAGGCAATTACAAATATTCTTTCAAAAAAAGAAAATATAGGGAATGAATTTTTAGAAGACTATGCAATAGGATTAAATTTGAATCCAATATTCAAAAAAGTATTAATACCAATTCAAAGTGATAAATACTTTAAAGATTTTGATTCTTATTAACTTTTTACTACAATTTTTTACAAATGAGATTTTTCCATACATTCATCCTTTCTAATGCTAAACTGTGCAGTTTAACGGATTCTATTTTGGAATAACCTAATAAAAAAAGTTTATCTTCATTATGCATTAAAATTCTTTCTTTAAATAATGCTCTTGCATTTTCATAAGAGTCTATCATATCATATTTATTTTTACTCATCTGGTAAATCATACATCTATCAAAATCGTATGCAGTTAATAAATCTGCTTCTCTTACAATATTATATGCTTTTTGATAACCTCCTAAAGTAGGGAACCCATTTTTTTTAACTTTTGAATAAGACATTGTGTTCATTATTTGTTTAGATATATTAATTTCTGTTGGAGTTAATTTATTATCATCTTTTAAAAAACCTTCTATTTCATCTAGTCCATCCTTTTCATTCAAGTATTTTTTATCACACATGTCGTGAAGCACTGCAGATACATATATCAATTTTTCTTGTTCTTTCAAAATAGGGTAGTTTTCAACTTCCGTTTCATATAACTTATTTGCGTAGTGTAAAACATTCATACTATGAGATATTCCATGTGATTCATCAATACTATATTTTGCAGTTGTTAATAAAACATAATGGAATAATTTTGATAAGAGAGACATATTATAATATATTATATTATAATTGTATTTAATATAATATTTTATTGTTTTTATTGTTTTAGGTTGGTTTAAAAAAATGTTTCTTATCAATATCAAGCAAAACACGCGAATAATTGGTATGTCTTTTTTCAATATCACTATAATCTTCACGCTGAACAACTGTCAATGGAGTAATTAAAAACCACTTGTCTTTTTTTTGAAGTTGAAACCAATATTTATCAATAGCATATATCTTATGATTGTACGGTTCTCTAATTAACTGATGAATACCCTTTTTGTAATTTTCTATAAGTGTATCATAATAATGTTGTTTTACTATATATCCAGTAGTAGTTTGGCATTGTAAAACACGAATACAGCAATCATCAACATTAATATATGGGGGCGTATTATTTCCAGCTAATAGAATAACGTCCCAGTTATCATGTTTCATCAAAAAATTATTTATTTGTTTTTTAAATACATTCGGGTCTAAGAACTGAATATCATCTTCACAAACTAATACATGTGAAAAATCATTTTCTTTTGCAATTTGAATACATTTTAAATGACTCATACTACAACCAACAGCACCATTATCAAGCTTTACTGCATTGAATCTTGTTGGATTCTTTATACCAATTGTAGCAAGTTCTTTTTCTACACGCATTTTTCTATCAACTCTATGTTTTAAATTTATGTAAAAACAGTTTTCAATATCACTAATATTTTTAATTTCGTTACTCATAAGATAAAGTATGTTTAAATTTATAATAATTTATCTAATTCTTTTTCCAAATATAAATATATTCTAGATAATTATTTTTACTTGATTTTTTTAATAATATGGAGTCATTACATTTACCAAGTAAAGGAGTTAATATTTTGTTGTATATATTTTCATTTATATTAATTATATATGAACCGCCTATTTCTAAATTGTTCCAAAGTTTTTTAAAAATATCGTTGTAAAAAAAATTCCATTCTTCTATTGTTTTTTTTTTTGAATTTTTATAAATTTCAATATTTTCATATGGGGGAGATGTAAAAACCATATCATATTTTACTTTTGAAAAATCAAAAGTATTTGAATCCTGAAAATATAAATTTATGTTTGAAGAAGTTTTACTGCCAAAATCACTTAATAGTTTTTTGTAGTTATCTTCTAAATCTGTATTCAAGTCAATTCCAATATAGTCAATATTTAATAACATTGCACCAATTAGTCTACCACCAAACCCACAAAACGGGTCTAAAACTGCTATTTTTGGCTTAAAAGTATAATAATATACTTGAAGAGCATTTGTAATTTTAAATGCATTAATTCGTCCAAAACAAAGCCCATAACAATAATAATATTTTTTGATTTCATTATCTTTATATCTATTGTTTTTTTCACAATACAATAAAAGATTCTGAATGTATTTTTTTGACTTGTAATAATGAATGTTTTCTACAAAGTCAAAAAAGTTAATTCCTTTATTTCCGATTGTTTCTATTCTATTAATAAAAAAATAGTAGTCAATAAAATTACAACCTAAACGATTTCTCCCATTTAATTTATTTATTTTATCTAAAGTTAATTCTTTTAACAACTCCCATTCTTTATTAACATTATCAAAAGATATATCCTTAAGTTCATTTATAATTTTTTCTTTCAACATATTAAACTAAGAGAGAAAAAGATTTTTATCTTCTAACACCACCTAACCCTATAAATGAACTAGTAGTGGCTTTCGGTTTTATTCCTATTTGTGTTGCGTAATTTGGTGAAAAAATATTAGATTTTTTTTGCATCAATGTTTTTTGATTCACAAATGTTTTATCTTCTTGAGAAGGATAATAAGGAATATTTTTCCACTCATCTATAGGAATAGATGTTTTATTTGTTGGTTCTCTATTTGGAAAAACTACTTTACTTGTAGGTTCTCTCAAGTCATATTCGTGATAAGAATCTGTTTCAAAACGAACTAGTGTCATAAATGATGTAACATTTACAAAAAAAAATCTGTTATTTTCAATAACATACTTGTTATCTGCTGGATTTAAAGATTCTTTATCTATTGTAAAAACTAACTTATAAATTGTTCTAATTCCATCTTGACCATTATCAGTTTTCATTCTTTGTGGATCTTTTCTACTAACAAGTCTAGAAACACCATCAAATAATTGTAAAATTTCTGGACTACCAATTGGATAAAAATTATTTCTATCAATTTCTAAATGATAATATAAACATCTTTTTTGTAAACATGCGTCTTCCATCCCCCAACCCCAATAATTTGGATACCCATTGATTAACTCAAAGTCACAACCTTTTATAACTACAATTCCTCCTAAAGCATTATTAAATCCATAATAATGTTTAACTATACCTTGTGTAGTTTCATAGTCAAAAATTTTATGGAATGGTAGTGTGTCAACATCATTGAAAATAAAAGAAATCTCTTTATAAGTTTCCGGATATTTTTCTTTAATTGCTAAAAACCCTATATTTTTCATTGCACCTCTATTAAAGTTACGATTGTCGCATTGATGAATAAATAAAATTTCATAATCATTTTGACTTTCTAAAATAAAATCCATTTGTTTTGAAAAAAAGAATTTTTGATGAAGGCGATCTCTATAAGGAACAATAAAAACACGTTTTGGTGAATTATCAAAAGACATTTAATATTATTATTATTTTTATTTTTATTTTTATTATTAAATGCAAAAAGTATTAAACATAATTAAAAATATTAAATATGAACATAGTTTTAGTTTCTGCTAATAATTTTCAACCATATATATTAGATAATATAGAACACTTGATACGACTCGGTAATAAAAGTATATATATTCTAACAAATGAATGTTTTTTTGATAAATTTGATAAATTCAAAAATGAAATAAACTTAATAAAAATAGAAGATTTACAGGACTCATATGATTTTAATTCTAAAACATCACTAGATAAAGAAACAAGAAACGGGTTTTGGATGTTGACGTCCAGTAGATTTTTCTATATATATGAATTTATGAAAAAATATGATATCAAAAATATAATACACTTGGAAAATGATGTTCTAATTTATTACAATACTGAAATATTAATCAATAAAGTAAATAGTAGTTACATGTATGTACCGTTTGATTCATATGACAGAAATATTGCGAGTATTGTTTATGTACCAAATCATATTATTTTTAAAGAAATACTGGATAATTATAATTTTTCAGAAAACGATATGTATAATTTCAAAAATATAATGAATATAACCGGAAAAGTAAAGAATTTACCTATATTTACATTTGATAATAATTCTCTTAATGAAGAATATAACTTTGTAACTAAAAATTATAATAGTTTTCATTATATTTTTGATGCTGCTGCAATAGGTCAATATCTTGGTGGGGTAGATCCTGCAAATAATTCAAATGATACAGTTGGATTTGTAAATGAAACATGTATTATAAAATATAATAACTATGTTATCAACTGGAAAACAGATAATAATATAAAAAAACCATTTTTAATAAAAAATGAAGAAGAAATACCTATATTTAATCTTCATATTCATTGTAAAAATTTAAGAAAGTTTATGATTTATGAAAATTATTTTGATATTGTAATACCATTAGGTCCGAATGATCATGATTTAATAATAAAACAAATAGAACATACAAAAAAATATATAAATGGATATAGAAATATTTATATTGTTCCATATGACTCATCTATAAATATAGATGGTTGTATTACTATTAGTGAAGATAGTTTTCCTTTTTCTAAAAATAATGTAAATGATTATATTGGTGTAGAAAAAAGAAATGGTTGGTATTTACAACAATTGTTAAAATTATATGCTGGATTTGTAATACCTAATATACTAGAAAGATACTTAGTAATTGATAGTGATACATATTTTTTCAAAGAAACCGAATTTGTTAACTATAATAAAAAATGTTTTTACAGCCCTGGAACTGAATATTGGCGACCTTATTTCGAACACATGAAAAAACTGCATCCGTCTTTTGAACGTGTTAAAAATGAACTTAGTGGAATTAGTCATCATATGATTTTTGAAAAAAAATATATAAAAGAGTTATTTGACATGGTGCAGATTTATCATAAAAAAGGTTTTTGGATAGTTTTTTTAGAAAATGTATCAAATGATTATAAACATCATTCAGGCGCATCAGAGTATGAATTATATTTTAATTTTTTATTAAAATATCACCCAAATGAAATAGAAATAAGAAACTTACAATGGGCAAATGTATCAAACATAATTAATATAGAAAATAGAGAAATGATGGATTATGTATCTTGTCACTCATGGATGCGTCAATAAAAATAAATTAAATATATATTATTTTAAAATACAATGAACTTTAGGGAAGTTATTATTACAGGTGAACAAATTCAACAACTTGCTAATGTATATTTAGGTATTTATGAAGACTTTAACTTTAATCCATTAATATCAATACAGAAAAATAAACACGTAAATATTTATGATATTACAGACTCATATGATAATCCAAGTATAGTTTTTTGTTATACTCATCGAATTAAAATTTTATCTGAAAAAATACATTATTTCAGAAATAACTTTGTTTTGATTACACATAATTCAGATGAAAATATTTTTGATAATGAAGTTTCAAAAAGTATATTAAAATTTGAAAAACTTCATAAATGGTATTCGCAGAATGTATGTTTTTATCATGATAAATTATATCCGATTCCAATTGGAATTGCAAATTCAATGTGGGAACATGGTAACTTATCATTTTTTTATAATTTTGATAGTAATAAAAATTTTTATTTTACAAAAAATAAAAAAGTATACTTTCAGTTTAATATAAATACGAATAGAGATAAAAGACTATCTTGTTATGAAAAATTAATAACAAAGCTTTCATTTTTGGAAAGTGTTGAACCAACCCAAAATTTAAAAAGACTAAGTGAATATCAATTTTGTATTTGTCCCGAAGGAAATGGTGTAGATACTCATAGACTATGGGAAGCATTGTACTTACAAGTAATACCTATTGTTTTGAAAACTCCTTTTATTGAAGTATTGATAAAAAATACAGGTTTATATATGATTGTTTTAAATTCGTGGAGTGAATTTGATGAATCAATAATAAACTATAACAGCATCATAACAAGTGAAAAATATTTCAATAACAACTATTATGAGAAAATTAGTTATTATTTTTATAAAAGTCTTATTGAAGGTAGTATATAATAGTTTTATTTTTATTTAAAAATAATATTAGTAGAGTATTATTATGAAAGTATATGTTTCGGGTTTTTGGCATGATTTTTTTACTTTTAACAGCACTTATAACTCTACATTTTTTATTGATTTATTAGGCAAGATTTTTAATCAACCTATTGAACTTGGTGATTTTTATGAAAGTGATGTTTTATTAGAGAGTTTATTTTGGAAAAAAACTGTTTTGTATGAAAAAAAATGGAAATATTCTTTATTTTTTATTGGCGAGTCTGTAAAAAATGCTTCTCATTATTTTGAAGAGAAAAAGGGAGGATTGAGTTTTTTAAAAGATTTTGATGTAGTTTTATATGGTAAACACAATAGCAAAAATAATATAAAATTACCTTTGTTTATACCATATATTTACTCTAATAACTTTTTACATAGATTAGAAAATCCGTTGAAAATCACAAATATTCCAAAAAAAAACATTTGTGCAATTATTAGTAATGGAACAAATGCTCCAGAAAGAAATTTATTCTTAGAAAAATTAGAAAAAAGATTTCATATTGACTATGCTGGTAGATATAACAATAATACTCAAAGAATTATTCATGATTACAACACAGAAGAATTTTTAAATGCTATTTCAGAATATAAGTTTATTATAGCAATTGAAAATTCAAAAGAAGAAACATATATAACAGAAAAAATAATTCATGGATTTATTTCAGGAATAATACCTATATATTGGGGATCAACCAGTATTCATGATTATTTTTGTAAAGATAGATTTATAAATATTGAAGAGATGAATGATGAAAATATAGATGCTGCTATCAATAGAATGGAAGAAATAATAAATAACGATGAAAAATATTTAAATATAGTAAATAAACTTGTTTTTAAAAATGGAAAATTAGAAAGAAATATAGATAATATTGTAAATGATATTAAAAAAAAACTACAAATACAGTTATAAATAATGATGATAATATTTATTTAGATATTATAGTAAAAATAACAAATATAAATTTAACCTTGAAAATATAGAATAAATATATTATTTTATTTTAGTTTAAATATAATAATATTTTTACTATCAAATGAAAACTTTTGTAATTCATTATGATAAGTTGGTTAACAGAAAAGAAAATATACTGCGTCAGTTGTATGAAAACAATATGGAGTTTGAATTTATTCAAAGTAAACCAAAAGATACTTTAACATATGAAGATAAAAAAAAATTTAGTATTATTACGGATTCTGAAATATCATTATTTTTACATCACATAATATGCTTTCAAAAATTAGTCGAGGATACTGAAAATGATTTTTGTTTAGTATTTGAAGATGATGCACTTTTTAATAGTAACTTCAATAGTATTCTTCAAACATATATACCACAACTACCAGAAGACTGGGATATGTTATATCTAGGTAATGGCTGTAACTTACACATATCTGATGATATAGTAAATAATTCTAGTACAAATATTTTTACACGTTACTCAAGTAGGTGTACAGATTCTTACTTAATATCAAAAAAATGTGCGAAAATTCTACTAGATGATTTTAATGATGAAAATTTTTCTACTAAGTATCCTATTGATTATCACTTTAATGAAATGATAAAAAAATATCAGTTGAAAATTTTTTGGGCAGAACCTACAATAGTGTATCAGGGATCACAAAACGGAATATTTGATGGAAGTATAGTAAGAGGACATTCATTATAACCATTCTCCATTTAAATATTGATAAAAATTTTAGTATTTTTATTTTCAGATAAAATTAAATTTGCTTTTTTATGTGATAATGGAAAATCCAAGACCATACAAAACAGTAAACATTCTCGTCCATGGACTGATTTTTTGTAAGAACGGATGCGGTTATTGGAATAGAGCTGTGAATGGAGCAACAAGTATTTATAAAATTGCTTATAATGCAATAAATAATAAAGAAAGACTAAATTATTTATCAAGAAGCAATAATTTATCATGGTTTTTAGAAGAATTCCCAAAATCAAAATTTACATGCCTTGAAGTTTCCTTTTATTTTATACAGAAAGGCGCGGTTTTAAATCTTCAAGGGTGTAAATTAAACTAAAATAAATTTAATTTAAATGCAACATTTTATTATATTTAAACTATGAACATCAACTCTTTCAAAAATTATAATTTTATAAATGTTTCAGAAAAAGATAGTAACGAAAGAAAAATTGGGTTTTCATTATTAAATCAAGTTTCTATAGTCGGAAGAAATTATTTTTATCCGAATGTGTTACTTAAGTTGGAAAATAATACAGAATATTTGATCTCCCCTTATGATGAAAAGGTTATGTCATTAAATATAGACAGTTTCTACGAAAATAATACTTACCAATTGAATAATTATAGTAGTATTGAAAATAAAATTTCAATAAAAAATCCTGTATTTTTCTTTATTTATAATTTTGATAACTATTATCATTTTTTATATGATACACTACCATATTTGCATAATTTTTTTTTTCTTAAAAAGTCGATACATAATTTAAAGTTATTGATAAATTATCCAAATCCAAATAAAAAAGAATTATATAAATTTAATACAGATATTTTGAAAAAATTTGTAAATGATGAAGATTTATTAATACATAGTAACGACAATATATACAATATAGTTTTTATTTCAAATTCATTAACACATGGAGGATTATCTAACTTAGAACCAAGAAAAGAAATATATAGTTTATATCAATCTATGAAAGAGAAAATTTTAATAAATCCAAAGTTTAACATATATAAATATATTTATATATCTCGCAGAACATGGATAAATAATGATACTACAAATATTGGAACTAACTATACAACAAGAAGAAAAATGGTAAACGAAGATTTGTTAGTTGAAAAACTAGAAAAGATTGGAGTTAGAGAGATTTTTGCGGAAAACTTGAGTATTGATGAAAAAATCCAAATATTTGGTAATGCTGAATTAATTATTGGAAGTATTGGTGGTGGTATGGCTAATTTACTTTTTGGGACAAAAAATACAAAGTCAATAGTTATTGTAACTCCTGATTTTTTAAATATAAACTACAGATTCAAGTATTCAATGGAAAACACGGATATAACTTACTTCAATAATGTTGAAACTTTTAAAGAACAAAATGAAATACCTTTATTTTCTAGAGTAAAAATAGTAACAGATGGAATTCATAAAGATAAAATAGGAGAAATTATAGAATACAATTTATTAACCAATAAGTATAGTGTAAATGTTTCAAATAACGATGTTGCGGGATTTAATAATGAAACAAAATTCGTACGTAGTGCATTTATGAAAGAAGATTTCAAGTTATTAGATAATGGATTAAATAGTCCTTATATAGTAGATATAGAAAGCTTGATACCATTAGTTAATGCAAAAATGGAAAAATATTCTCATGATAGTTATTATTTATTGAACAAAACAAAAAATATAGAATATTTTTTTAAAGTAGAAGAAATAATTGAAATTATTAAAAAAGATCCAAATGATACTTTTTTTAAAAAAATAAATGGTGAATACATAGAAGTTAATAATAATATTGTATTAAATACAAAATTTATTTGTCATCGAATTAATACTATTGAAGAGTTGAAAAATATACCTAGTATATTTGGGATTGAAATAGATATAAGAGATTGTCATAAAACAAAAAATATTATTTTATCTCACGATCCATTTACAGAAGGAACAAACTTATGTGACTTTTTGGAACATTATAGTAATGATACACTTATTTTAAATGTAAAGTCTGAGAGAACTGAAATTAATTGTTTAGATATTATGAAAAAATATAATATTGATAACTATTTTTTCTTAGACTCAAATGTTCCAATGATTTATTTATTAAATAAAATGTACAATAATAACATAGCATGTCGTTTTTCTGAATTTGAACCTGTAGAAAATTATATTAAAATAAAAAATTATGTTTCTTGGATATGGGTTGACTGTTTTACATCATTTATACTTTCAAAAGACAACTATAGAACATTTAAAAATGACGAAAAAAAAATATGTATTGTTTCACCAGAGTTGCAAAAACACGAGAATAAAATATTTGAATACAGAGAAATGATAATAAATAATGATATTTTACCAGATGCGATTTGTTGTAAGTTACATAATATAATAGAATGGATTTAAAAATACATAAATATAAAATATAAAATGATCAAGGGTGTAATTTTTGACTTTGATAATACATTATACAACTATGATTATACAAATAAATATGCATTATCAGTTTTATTCAAAGAAATGTCTAGCAACTTGAACATAAATATTGAAGAAATTGAAAATGTGTATAAAAAAATGAATAAAAATATCAAAAATTCGAATAACCCAAATAATAAGTTTAATAAACTTATTTACATAAAACAACTATTTGAATATTTGAATATACCTATACATTTGGTAAGTTTCTACTGTAAATTATATAGTGATGTGTTTTTTGTAATGTTTAAAATATATGATGGTGTTTTGGATTTGTTTTCATTTTTGAAAACAAATAATATAAAAATTGGAATTTTGTCTAATAACCATTTTTCACAACAACTTGAAAAATTAGATAAATTTGGATTAATAAAATATATAGATGTAATACAAACAAGTGACGAATGTGGGGAAGAAAAACCAAATAAATATATGTTTTTATCAATTCAATCAAAAATGAATATTCAGTTCAATGAACTTGCGTATATTGGAGATAATTTTGAAGATGATATAGAACCGTGTATTGAATATGGTATGATTCCTTTTTGGTTTAATAGTAAGTTTCAATACAAAATTGTAGATAATATTATACAAATTGGAAACTTTCATCAGATTCAATATTTTTTTCATAGTTATTTGAATACTGTAGATGAACTAATATTTTTATCCAAATATTTTGGACAGTCTATTTTAAATGTACAGGGTGCTGGTGGTAATATTTCTGTAAAACAAGATGATATACTCTTTATCAAATCTTCTGGATATATATTAGGAAATGTAAATTACAATGAGGGTTATTGTTTAATTGATAATAATAGCTGTATAGATATGGTAAAAGAAAATGACAATAGTATAAAAAATGCAAAATTATTTGGTTTTAAAATGCCGTCTATGGAAACATATTTTCATTCATTTATGAAAAAATATACACTTCATTTACATTTTACATTATCAAATATATGGTTTTGTTCTAATAAACAAGTTATACTTGATAACTTTGCGTATAATTATGAAATAGTAGACTATTTTAAACCAGGAATAGAGTTAGCAGTTGAAATTCATAAATTATATAAACCTGATTGTAATATATACTTTTTAAAAAATCATGGGATAATTATAACAGCAGATAATAAAAATGACATAATGCAATATTACGAATATATTTTTGACTACTTCAATAAAAAATGTAATAATAAATATGAAAATGAATTATTGTGCTTCAAAATAAATGAAATCTATAATAGTTATAATAAAAAAGTTGTCGTAAGAAATATTGACTTTCCTGTCGATATATTAGAGAATATTGTATATTGTTTCCCAGACTTGGCAATTTTTATTCCAAATATTAAAACAATTCAAAATTTAGAAGAATTAAATTCTTCTTGTGAGTATGAAGTAATAATATGTAAAAATAACATATATATAGTTGCTGAAAGTATAACAAAACTTTATTCAATAACTGAAATTTTAAATTCATATAAAATACTATATTTTTTGAATGACGGTAATTTGAGTTCAGTTAATAATATACATGAGTTACAAAATATGCCAGAAGAAAAAAATAGAAAGAATTGTTAAATAAATATTAAATAATATGAATGAAATAAATAATTATCAAAAAATTATTATTTAAATAAAAATTAAATAATAATAATAATATAATAATAATAATGGAAGAAGATAACTATCGTGTTGCTTTTATAATTGCAGCAAAATATTATAGAAATTACCAATCTTATTTACAATACTATGTAGATAATATTCAAAAATATTATAAAAATAGTTTTACTATTATTGTTGATAACAATTCTAAATATATTGATGATATAAAAAAGAAATTAGAAAACTACAAAAGTTTGGTCATTTTAACAAATAATACAGAATGTAAGTTTGAAGTTGGAGCATATAAAGTTGGTATTCAATATTTAATTGACGAAAATATAATAAATAACTACGACTACTATGTATTTACTCAGGATACATTTGTTTTAAAGAAAAAGTATGATTTTAATGAATTAATAAGTAAAAATGTTTTAGCTTGTTCTATAGGAACTTATGATAATAGTGTATGGTATGGTTATATGGAATCTGAAGTATCACAGCATGTTTTAAAAAAACTAAACTTACAAAATTCTTTGGATAAACTTGCCTTTTGTTGGTGTTGTTCAATTATTTTACATAAATCTAAAGTTGAAGAATTTTTAGATATAACAAAAGATATTGTTACTGTAAATAGATCACAATCCGAATCTAGTGAAAGGTATCTTGCAGCTATAATATATCATTTAAATAACTTTTGGAACTATGATGGCATTTATAACTTGTATAGGATTAAGTATGATTTTAATTCTGTTGATATTTTAAATGATGATAGCATGCCCGAATGTTTTGTTAAAAGACTTCAACAAAAAAATGAATGGACACAAGATGAATAGAATAATAAATAATAAAATAACAATATAAAATGAAAATTTTAATATTATAAATCAAATGAACAAATATAATATTAGAAGTAAATGTATATTTTGTGATTCTGTTTTAAATAAAACTTTTTTTGAAAAAGATCATGCTTGCTATTCTTCGCATTTTATGGTTGATAACGACTATACAGACTTTCATAATATACCATTTAATATTTATACTTGTCAAGAGTGTAATACACCACAAACCAAATACTTGGGTGACTTAAATGAAATATATAATATCAATCATGCAGATAGTACTGGAAAAACTATGACAGATCTTCATAATAAAACATTTGAGTTGATAATGAAATATAAAAATAACATCAAAAATATTATAGAAATTGGTAGTTCAAAAGGTATATTGGCAGATATAGTATTAAAAAATATAGATACTACATATAATATTATTGAACCTTCATATTGGGGAGATAGAAGCAACAAAAATATAATTGATGATTTTTATGAAAATGTAGAAGACACATTGATAGATGCAAATACTATGATTATATCACACGTTTTTGAACACTTTTATAATCCATTAGATATTTTAAATAAAATATACAGTAACAAAAATATTGAAAACTTTTTTTTAGTTTTTCCTGATTTAGAGTATTATATAAATAATGAAGTATTACATGTACTAAATACAGAACACACATATTATGTTGATAATCAATTTTTAATTAGTTTATTAAATAATAAGGGATTTGAACTTATAGAAAAATATTACCATAACAATCATTCTGTTATTTTTTATTTCAAAAAGAAAAATGTTCCAAATACAAACGAAAAATTAGTCCTTTATAATAATAACTTTTCATTAGATAAATTTTACAGTAGTATTTTCAATAAAATAACATACTTTAATGATATTATAAATTCAAATGATTCAAAAAATGTTTATTTATGGCCCGCATCTATTCATACTTTATATTTATTCAATTTTGGGTTAAGTGATAAAATTACCGGATTTTTAGATAATAGTGAAAATAAAATTGGTAAAAAAGCATATGGAATAAATAAAGAAATCTTATCTTTTACACAAATTGTAAATGAGAATAGTGCTAACTCTATTATAATATTAAATGGTGGTATATTTAACGATGAAGTTAAAAATATAATTAAAAATGCAAATAATATAAAATTTATATTATAAGTAAAAATAGAAATATGCATATTATTGTTCCTATGTCTGGAATAGGGAAACGATTTATAGATGCTGGATATAATAATCCCAAACCATTAATAACTGTAGAAAATAAACCAATTATACAACATATTGTTGAATTATTTACAGGCGAAAGTAAATTTACTTTTATTTGTAATGATCTTCACCTTAAAAATACAAATATGGGAAAAATTTTGAGAGAGATTGTTCCAAACTGTACTATTTTTGAAGTAAGTGTAAATAATAGAAAAGGTCCTGTTGATGCAGTTTTACAAGCAAGCGAACTTATAAATGATGATGAAGAAGTTATCGTTTCTTATTGTGACTATGGAACGAAATGGAATTATGAACAATTTAAATATGAAGTGAAAACGAAAAATGTAGATGGTGCAATTCCTTGTTACAAAGGATTCCATCCACATATGCTAGGGAATGATAACTATGCTTTCGTAAAAGAGGAAAATATGAAAATGATTGAAATACAAGAAAAGAAACCTTTTACAGAAAATAAAATGAATGAATATGCATCAAATGGATCTTATTATTTTAAAACTGGTAAAATAGTAAAAAAATACTTTCAAGAACTTATCGATCTGCATATATCTACAAATGGAGAATATTATGTTAGTATGGTTTATAATTTATTGAAAAGAGATAATTTAGATATTTTGATTTTTGAAATAGAAAAAATGCTTCAATGGGGTACACCAAAAGACTTGGAAGAATATTTGATTTGGTCAAATTATTTTTTGAAAAGAGACATGAACTTTAACAAAAAATTCATAGATGATAATAATACTACATTGATACTTCCTATGGCCGGAGCAGGGAGTCGTTTTTTCAATGTTGGGTATAGTACACCAAAACCTTTATTAGATGTAGAAGGTATTCCTATGGTAATTCAAGCGGTTACATGTTTACCAGAAACAACAAATAAAATTTTTATTTGTCAAAATGAACACTTACAAAATTATGATATTCAAGAACCCATTTTGAAACAGTATCCTTGCGCAGATTTTATTGGTATTGACTACGTGACAGAAGGTCAGGCTTGCACTTGTGAATTAGCTTTTAATAATCAAAATGATAATAATACTAAAATCGATAGAGAAAAACCTATTCTTATTTCTGCTTGTGATAATGGTGTTTATTATAATATAGATGAATACAAAAAATTATTAAATGATACTTCAGTAGATATTATTATATGGTCGTTTTCAAATAATCCTACAAGCAAATTATATCCACATATGTATGCTTGGTTAGATGTTGATAATAATAATTTTATTAAAAGAGTTTCAATAAAGAAACCTTTTATTGACTGTGAAAATAAATATGCAATTATAGGAACTATGTTATTCAAAAAAGGAGAATATTTTTTGGAAGGATTAAACAAAATTTACAAAGATAACTATAGAACGAATGGTGAATTCTATGTAGATAATATGATAGAACCATTAGTAAATATGGGTTATAAATGTAAAATATTTAACGTGGATAATTATCTTTGTTGGGGCACTCCAAATGATTACAAAACATATAACTATTGGTTTGATTATTTCAAAAATATTGTTAACAAATAATAAATAAATGGAACTAAAAAAAGTATGTTTTTTAATTTGCGGGTTACCTAGATCAATTGACATGGTAGTTAATAATATAGAAAATATTTTTGATAAAGAAAAATATAAAATAGAATTTATTATTTGTAGCAGTTTAAATAAAGAAAAAGAATATTGTAATCATATTAATTTTCAACATTTTATAAGTAGCAATAAAAATATTAAAAACACTTTTTTCTTAGAAGACGAACCAAACGATTCATTTCGAAATTCTATAAACTATATGAAAAAAATATCATTTGGTTTAAAAATATTAGAAAATAAATATGATTTTTATTTTATAATTCGTAGCGACTGTATTTTAAACAATATTCATTTTTTAGAAAATATTGTAAATGAAAATGTTTTGTATTTTTATTTTGATAATAAAAATTCTTATACAAAAAATATAGATGATAAAATAAAAGAACATATAATTATAACAAAAAATTTCTATTTACTTAAAAAATTATGTTATATTTATGATTTCTCTTGCGATAATCCTAATTTTTGTGATATAACTTTGTTCAAATTTATAGAAAAAAACTGTATACCTTACCAATTAATTGACGTAGACTATAAACTAATTTTATCAAAGTGTAATATTATTGGTATATCTGGTGACTCTGGATCAGGGAAAAGTTCTTTAATGGAATACTTATTGAACTTATACAATAAAAATAATGTTTTGAAATTAGAGACAGATAGATATCATAAATGGGAAAGAGGAAATCAAAATTATAAAACAATAACACACTTAAATCCAAATGCAAATTACTTGGAAATGATGACGGATGATGTATATAACTTAAAAATTGGTAATGAAATATATCAGGTTGATTATGATCATTCAACTGGTAAATTTACAGATAAAGAGCTTATACATTCCAAAAATAATATTATTTTGTGTGGTCTTCATACTTTATATGTTGACAAGTTGAACGAAATTATTGATATCAAAATTTATATGGATACAGATAGAGAACTGATAAAAAAATGGAAAATAAAAAGAGATTCTATTGAAAGGAATCATTCTATTGAAAAAATAATAGAACAAATAGAGTTTCGTTCAAAAGACTATTATGCATTTATTCACAATCAAAGAGATAACTCTGATATAGTAATAAATTTTTATGAAAATTCAGAAAATATATTGAAATGTAATTTTAAAATTAAAAATAAAAATATTTTTCATCGACTATCTAGTTATTTTATAAAATATAATTATTCTACTTCTGTAAACAATAATGATATTATAGTTAAACTTAAAAATGAGTATAATGAAATTTATATGAATGAAAAAATATATGAAAAGTATGAAAAGAGTGTATTTGAAAATAATCATGAAAATAAATATTATAGTGAAATATTAGTATTCCTAATATTGTATACTCAAAAATAATGAAATTAATAAAGTTTAAACTAAAAGTTATTATTTATTATTATTAACTATTAATTTGTTTTACCCAATATTGTAATGTAAGCTTATCATAGTTGAAAGTTTTATTTTGAAATTGTTGAATTGTAGTATCTAACAATTCTTTTGTAATTTCTCTCCAGTCATTCACAATTAAAACTGGCAAATCTTCAAATAGTTTTTTAAAATTTGGTGCTTTTAAAATAGGAATCGCGCCAAGACATAATGTTTCCCAAGTTCTATGACAATCCATACCATTACCAAAAGGCGATAAAACAAAACTATAATTTGTTATATTTTTCCAATTTTGGGTCCTTTTTGTAAAATTTTGATTTATAATCATTAAATCTTGCGGAATTTGTTGAAAACATTCATTTCTTTGATTGAAACGGTCATTACTAGTAGAAAAATTAACATATATTTTACATTCTCTTTTATAAAAAGGTTTCATTTCTTTTCTGATATCAAATAAAATTTCTTCTTGAAATCTTGGTAAACTACCTTCCCCGTCTGTTTTCCATGTATGATTTGGATCTGTCGATATTGTATGATAATCTAATCCTATTGGAAGTTGAACTATTTTTGGGTGATTTTGAATTTGTGTATTTTGTGCAAACCATTTTATTAAATACTTTGAATTAATAAGTATAGATGTTTCCTCACTCGTCAATGCTTCTTTTGGAACACACATGTCAGAATCACCTGTAACCAAAATAAAATTATTGTTTATTTTTGGCAAAATAAAATTTACAAAATATTTTATTAGATCACTACACACATATATAGAAGCACCATTTATTTTATTTGAAACTATTATGTTATTCAAGTAACTACGGTCATTATTACAACTAGAAATAGGATTTCTTGAATGTATTTTGCAAGACTTTAATAGTCCTCTAGAACAAACAAAGTAACAAAAATTTTCCATTATATATATATATAATGGAAAATATAAATACTACCATAGGAAGTGGTGGAAGATTTGCAAATCATTTTTTTAGGAATATGATGGCACATTTTATTTCTAAAAATAATAATATAAAATTTAAATATTCGTATGAAGAAGAATTTATAAATCTAGGTGTTGAGTTATATAAAGAAGGATCATCAGTATTTAATGATAAATTTAATATAAATGATGATAATTTTTTTGATTTAATTAAAAATAATAAAAAAATTTATAAAAATATATATTTAGAAGAATGTTATTGTCAAACTAAGGAATTTTCATTTTATTTAAAAGAATACATTAATAACATAGAACAAAAAAATAAAATTATACAAAAAAACTTATTTAGTTATCGATATAATAATAACAATGACGTTTTTATTCATATCAGACTTGACGACTGCACAGAAAAAAACCCTGGTTTCAGTTATTATAATGATGTTTTACATAAAATTGATTTTGACAAAGGATACATTTCATCAGATTCAATAAGTCATCCATTATGTATTGCTTTAACTAAAAAATACAACTTAACCATAATTGAAGACACAGAAATTCCAACTATTATGTTCGGTAGTACTTGTAAAAATATTGTTTTATCTAATGGAACATTTTCTTGGTTAATTGGAGTATTAGGTTTTTTTTCAAATGTATATTTTCCAATATATCCAATAAATAAAAAACCATGGCACGGAGACATATTTGTATTTCCTGAATGGAATGGGGTTGACATAAGTAGTTCTAGACCTCCTCTTCCATATGATAAAGCTACAAAATTGATGAAAAAGTATGGTTTTAATTTTTAAATTTAACTACAAATTTTCTAGCAAATTTTTTGCACCTCCTTGATAATGTATAGACAATGCACGAACTAATTTATCATCATTAGTAAAAAAATAAAATTTATCATCATTTTTTATAATTTTTTTTATACCATTTTCCATTTTATAAGTATCTTCTCCTAAAAATCCATAAGAATCATTCACATTATGATCAAATACACAATCTTCTCCATTTACTAATAATTTTTCATTTAAGTCAAAAACTTCACACATTTTTTCAGAAAATAATAAATAAAAAATAGTCATGTCACATATTCCACCTCCAATTTTTCTTATTTTATGAAATAGAATTTTGCTATTTATTAAATCCATTTTACTTTTATTTTCATAAATATCAAAACATAAATTTATAAATTTATTACATAACTCTATATTAATTAGTCCATTATGAATACAACCTACCATATGATATGGATTTTTTTCTTGAGAAAATTTTTGTAATGAATATGCATTATTAATATTTTCGTGTGAACTAAATATATCTTCAATCTTTTCAAATACTATACAATCACTATCTAAGTGAAAAAAAGTATTAATTCCAGTTGTTAACATAAGTTGTTTCAAATAAAACACTCTTAAAAAACATTTTATTTCATAACTAACATCATGAGTGCTATAGTTAACAAAACATCTTTTGAGTCTATTTACTTCTCCATTATCTAAATTTTTTACATGAATATGTTTAACATTTTTGTTGTTTTTGAATAAATTTTCATTTGTGTCATTGCCTATCAAATAGACAAAATTTTTTTTAGAATTAATCTCGACACATTTTTCTAAATATTTTTGATTTCCAAAATGAAATATAACAACAGGTATTTTACTCATTTATAGATATAGATAATATTAATATTTAAATTATAATAATTAAACTATAAATTTTATTACTATAAGGACGAACCTAAAAGTAATTTTTTGATGTCATTAGAAATATCAAAAACGTTTCTTGTTAGTTCATTATTTTTAAAAATTGGTTCATTTACAATTCTCAAATATTCTTCATCATTATTTATTATTGATATTATTTTGTCAATCGCAATATTTATGGAACTATCATTCAAATTAGGTATATTAATAAATCTGTCTTCATTAAAATAATCTGTTATACTATTTGACCCCCAATAAATTGGTATTGTTTTTGAAAGAAAACCATTTATTATTTTTTCTGTTATATAAGTTTCTTGTTTTGTATTTTCTAATGCAATTATAAATTTATACTCTGAATAAAAATTTAATATTTTATCTGAATTGTACGTGCCTTCTATTCTTTCTACATTATTTCTAAATTTTCCAGCATAATCTATATGAACTTTTGATTCTAATTTATCTAAAAAATAATTTCTTTTAATAGAATTACCATTTGAAATAATAGCACATATATTTTTTTTAGGGATATTTGTAACTATAGGTGTATTTTGTAGTATAGGTAAATAATTATTGTAATATATATATGATATAAATAATGGCAAATTAATTATTTTATTATCAAAATTATTATATCTTCCAGATAAAATACAATCATAATTAGCTATTTCTCTAAATCTTGGATATTTTTTATCAAATAAAAAATTCATAGATTCACCATTAAAAAAAAAAGTATAATTCCATTTTTTGAAATTTATAAATGTTTTATCTGAAAAAACACTTTCTAATAATATATTACTTTCATGTAAATTGCCTAAAGTAATAGGCTCATTAAAAATTTGATTAAATAAATATTTAAAAAAAAACCATTTATTTGGATCAGTATTTTCTGTAAACCCATCCCAAAATCCATTAACAAATACTTTCATATAATATAAAAGTTATATTTAATTATTCATTATATTATCTATGCATAATTCTTTAAATATTTTCATTACATTTTCAGGATTATATTCTTTAAATGCATTCCAGTCTTGTTTTTTAACATCTTCTCTGTTTTCAAATGTTATAAATTGAGTTAGAACATTATACAAATTTTGTTTATTATACCATATTCCTTTTTGTTTCAAAAAATTCACATGCGCTTTATCTCCAATTGGTGTAGCAATCACCGGTTTATTTTTAATAGAAAATTCAGCAATTGCAAGTCCAAATGTTTCGCCATGACTTCTTGCCCATAACATAGCATCACAAGTATTAATAAATTCAACTTTTTTATATAAATCTATTATTTTAGGTAAATGAATAATATTTGGTAAATTTTCACAAAATACTGGTGTATTTACAAACAAAAAATAAATATTTGGATTATTTTTAGCAACAAAATGAACTATTTCATGGACGTATTCAATATCAAAAGTATCACCGCCACCATGTCTTCCATAAACAATTGCATTAACAGGTATGTTTAATTCATTTCGCATATTTTTATCAGTATCAGGTAAATAAACTATATTTGGTAAAACTGGTATATTATTATTATAATTTTGTATTGCAGTAGAAACAGCTGCATATCCTGAACCGTATGGATTCTTACAATTAAAAACATAATGTACGAATGTTTTTTTTACTCTACTAACTTGACTATTATCATTATCTAATTTTTCTAAAAATAAAATATCACAATTATTTTCAACTAATATATTATCTACTAAATCAAAGTGACTAACACCAAAAACATCGAATTCATTTTTGAATTTTTGTAATACATTTGGGTCATTATATGTTCTACTACTATTATATACTATAATTGATTCATTTCCTAATATTTTTTTATTAAAATATGCGTAATCATAAAGAGCTACAGTTGTACCTCTTTCACATAAAATAGTATCCCAAAATGCAATTTTAACCATATACATATATAAATTATTTTATTTTATCTTAATGAACTTTAATAAAATCCTCTTTGAGAACCTTGGGTATCAATTGTAGGTTCCACCCAATCACATTAAACTTATTATTTCGAATAACATTATTTTTATTTTTTACTAAAGTTTGTCTCATTTTTTTTCTGGTCGGTGTAATAATAGTTATTTCATATAATTTTATTTATTTTTAATATAAAAAGCATCACCCCATTTACAATCTTCAAACCAAAATGTTTCCACTCTTATGAATCCAAAATTTTGTAAGTAATTATCAATATCTGTTATAAGTGCACATTCTTTATAAACGTAATCACAGTTTACTTCTGTATAAATATAATCTATATTTTCTAAATACTCTTCCATACCCTTTAGTGCAATTAATTCTGCACCTTGTATATCTAAATTTATGAAGTTATATGGTATATCATATTTGTTTATTATATCTCTTAATGGTTTTGCTTCTCTTAAACCACTTTTAATATAATAAATATCTGGGTGAAATATTTTATGTAATCCTAACTCTAATATAGAAGATGATTGTCCATTATTTGAAACATTCCAGTTGACTATTTCATTTTTATCAGAAACTAATGCAAATTCAATTTGTAAATTTTTGTATTTTTTTTTAGAAATTTCAACTTTATCATAAAGAGCTTCTACCCATAGTATTTTATTTCTCGGTAAATATTTTTCATATACGTTTATCTCTTCGCACAAATGAGCACCTACATGAAGAATACCTTTTAATTCAATATTATATTTTTTTGATAGTTCATCTAAAGAAATAAACATAATATATATATATATATATATACACAAAATATAACTAGTTATATTTTGTATCATTTTTCTTTCTGGTCATTACATATTGCATTAAACTTATCTTAAACATGATTTATATGTTCCATTTATAGAACCTTGAGTAACAATTGTAGGTTCGCTCCAATATACATTGAATTTATTGTTTCTAATAACATCATTTAACCATAAGTCTACAGGACGTATGATCCTATAGTTTGGCATTTGCATACGTTCTAAAATAATTGAAGCGCATCGTTTTGTTATTAAATAAGAATCTAAACATCTCGTGAAGTTATTCAAGTATATGTTACTATGTGGATTATTAATTAATCTATTTTTTATGTGCATATTACAACCATCGCCAATAAATAACATATCCCATATATCAGGTAATTGTGAAATATAGTTATTTAAAGTATTCATAAAATTATCTGATAATATTACATCATCTTCTAATATTAATGCGTATTCATAATCATTCTCTACAATTTTTTTGAAACATTCAATATGATGCAATGCTACAGATATTTCCCCATCATTTATATTTTTAAAAATCTTTTTATCTTCTTCTGTTAAAGTATCTTTTGGCTTATTTTGAACAAACTCTGTTAAATCTTCTATATTGTTTTTTATTAACTGAAGTAACATATTTTGTTTTCTTTTTATTAACTTGTCATAATGAATGATAAATATTTTCATATTATATTATATACACAAAAAAAGGTCTATCGAAGTGCTGACTTATATAGACCTTTTTTTGATCCTTGAGTTACTATTGTAGGCTCTGCCCAGTATACGTTAAATTTATTATTTCTTATAACATCATTCAACCACATATCTATAGGTCTTACAATTCTATAGTCAGATAGTTTAATACGTTCTAAAATAATAGATGCACATCTTTTTGTTACTAAGTAAGAATCTAAACATCTTGTTGCACCCATTCCTCCCCATTTACTTGGATATATATGTTTTCTATAAATATTGATATTTTGTTTAATTGCAAAATCTGGAATATGATATCCTCCACCATCACCAATAAATAGCATATCCCATATAGAAGGTAAGTCTGAGATATATTTATTAAGTATATTAATAAAATTCTCTGACAATATGACGTCATCTTCTAATATTAGAGCATAGTTATAATCATTTTCAATAATTTTCTTGTAACATTGAATATGATGCAATGCTACAGAAATCTCTCCATCTGTTATATTTTTGAATAACTTTTTATCATCATAAGTTAAATTTTCTTTACCATAATTAGAAATAAATTCAGCTTCTAAGTTGTACTTACTTAATTGTTCTAGCATATACTTTTTTCTATTTATCAACTTATCGTAATGAACTATTAATATTTTCATACTATTATAAAAGAATTTTATTAATATTTTCTCCTTAAATTATTCACAAAGTAATTTATGAGTAAAAAATACCATTTTATTATAAAATTTTATAATAAAATATTATAATAAAATTACTATATATGAAATGTTGTATTTGTGGAGCTGTTAAAAATGTAGAAAAATATTTAGATAATATATTTAAAAATATAGAAAAAATAGGTTCTTTATTTGAAGACTATACAATTATCTTATATTACGATACATCTCAAGATAATACATTGCAAAAGTTAAAAGATTATAAAGAAAAAAATTCTAAATTGAATTTTTATGTTAATGAAATTCCTATAAGTAAGTTTAGAACTCAACGTATTGCAAATGCTAGAAATGGTTGTTTGCAAATGATAAGAGAAAAATATAATGATTTTGAACTTTTTATCATGATAGATTGTGATGATGTGTGTAGTGAAAATATAAACTTGAAAGTTCTAGAAAAATACTTGTACAGAAATGACTGGGACGCTCTTTCATTTAATAAAGAGTACTATTATGACTTATGGGCATTATCTATAAAGCCATATCTTTTAAGTTGCTTACACTTTGACTTCAAAAACAACGAACATATAGCTGACAAAAATGGTATACTTAATAAATATGTAAAAGATTTATTAAATAATTTACCAGCTGAAGAATTACTACAATGTGCATCTGCATTTAATGGTTTTGCTATTTACAGAACAAATAAATTTATAAACTGCAACTATGATGGAACACTAAGACTAGACTTGTTGCCAAAAAAATTAATATATGATAATTTAAATTTACTTTCAAACAAAGCAACCTTCAGATTTAATAGTTATGAAGAAGATTGTGAGCATCGTTCATTTCATCTTCAAGCTATTAATAAAAACGGAGCACGTATTCGTATTTCTCCCGAAATATTATTTCCAGGTATTTGTTAATCAATATTAAAAATATTATAGTTATAATTTATGAAATGTTGTATTTGTGGAGCTGTAAAAAATTGTTCTCAATATTTAGATAAAATTTTTATGAATATAGAACAAGTTGCATCTCTTTTTGAAGACTATGTAATTATTTTATGTTATGGAAATTCTGAAGATGATACTTTGGAAAAACTAAAAGAATACCAAAAAAAAAATGACAAATTAAAACTTTATGTTAACAAAAACGATAATGGAACATTTAGAACTCATAGAATTGCAAATGCAAGAAATAAATATTTAGACATGATACGTAATAATTTTAGTGACTATGAAATGTTTGTAGTAATGGATTGTGATAATGTTTGTTCTTCATATATTAAATTAGAAATTTTGAAAAAATATTTATACAGAAGTGACTGGGACGCATTGTCATTTAATAGAGATGATTATTATGATACATGGGCTTTATCTATAAAACCATATATATTTAGCTATAGACATTACAATAATGAAAGTATCGTTCTAGAAAATACTAAATTGTATATAAAAAATTTACTGAGTAAAGTTCCTAATAATGGTCTTTTGAAGTGTGCATCTGCGTTTAATGGGTTTGCAATATACAGGACAAATAAATTTATAAACTGTAGTTATGATGGACGTCCACGGTTTGATTTGATACCAAAAAATTATATCATCAACAATGTTATTGTAAATAATTCAAAATTAACATTTAGTTTAAATAAAGGAACTGAACAAACTGTACACGAGGATTGTGAACATCGTGCATTTCATTTAGAAGCAATTAATAAAAATGGTGCACGTATTCGAATTTCTCCTGAAATATTATTTGATTAATTTATACATTTACTATCAAATATTACAATACTTCTTCAATATTTTTGCAGGCATCAACTCTTCTTTCATATTTTCTATTTTTTTGAAACATTTGTTTATTGTGACTTCACTTATTTCACTAACATTCTTAACATCCTTTTTACTTACATTTAATTTACATATTTGAGCTATAAAATACACTACACCTGCCGCAATAGAATGTGGTGTATTCTCTGGCATTAGTCCTTGTTTTTCTATTTTTAGTGAAATAAAATGACACAGTCTTGTCAGTTCCGTATTTATATTCAATTTTGAACAGAAGCGTTCAATAAAAGCTTCTGGTTTCGTTCTGCAAAATGATGTTTTTTCATTATTTTGCATATCCTTTTCTAAATTATTTATTATTAGTTGTGCATTTTTACATCCTTTTGTTGCGCTCGTCACATCCAAATGAAATATAGTTGCAATCTCTTTTGCTGTTCTTGGATAATTGTTAATTCTACAAGAAATATAAATAGATGCTGCTAAAATCCCATCCCTATTATCTCCTCTAAATGTCAGTTCATATTCAGATATTTTTTTATGATATCTAACTGCATCATCAATTATTAGTTTAGGCATTCCTGCATTTTGAGACATAATTGTAATTCGTTGAAATTCGTCATATTGTGACTTTTCTTTATATGGCATAGACTGCCATTCTGTATATCGACGAATTTTTCTCATTTCGTATGAAGTAGAGCCACTACACAATACTTTGCAACCAAATGAAGATTCTTGAAGAAGAGGGTTGATTGGCATTCCACATCTTGTTGGATCGTTGTTCTTGTTATCTTCTGATCCATAGTATCTCCATTCTGCAGAATGATCTACCATGTCTTTATAAATAATCGCACACTTTCTATTTGTACATGTTAAAAATCCTTCATCCGAAAATGCTAAACTATAATCACATCTGTCACATTTTTCTCTGTCTCCACAAGCACGGTATATACATTCTAATGGTGAAACAGATTTATTTTCATTTGTAATCTCGGTATCAAATATATTCCACAATTCTTTTTTATTATTGTTATTATCTTTTCGTTTTTTACTACCATCTTTCATCATTATTATTCCTTTTCATAATAATAAATAGTTTTTAATTCAATTTTATTTTATATATTTAATATAATTAAAGTATATGGGAAACTCTATATCAACATACACAAATATTCAAAATAGTAATCAAACTTCAACTACAAATACTTATGATAATGTTTCTTTGAGCGATTCATTAGATTATATTGCTACACATTATATTTTGACTATGGACTTTAATAGTTTAAGAAAATTACATGAAAAAAATTATTGTCAAAAATTAGTTGTTTTGACATCTGATATTATTGATAAATATTTTAACCATCTACAAGTTAAAAACTTAGCAAAAAGAGTCAAAGTTGGTGATCAATTTGATAATAACGCAAAAAAAAATATTTCTTTTTTGAAAAAAGATGATATAGACTATTTGAATACAAACAACGATAAAATAAAAAAAATGTATTGTAATGAAATTGCTAAATTTTATATTAAAATTGCACACATATTTTCTGCTATTTTGACAACTATTAATCCAGAATATACTTATAATGACTTTCTTGGAAGACCCGTAAAAGTAAAACTAAGTGAAAAATCTTCTATACCTGAATATGCTACTATTACTGTATCTAAAATAAACTTATGTGGAGAGAGAATAGATGCGCTAAAAGGGAAACAAGATTTTGAATTTCTCAAACATGATAATGAAATAGATGAAAAAGAAAAAATGAACATAAAACCAGAAATTTGTTATGTTCATATGAATAAAAATGGTGAACTTGAAAATTTAGAAGATGAACCAGGAATATCAGAACTGATCGACTTATATTATGATTCTGATTATGACTTCAAAACTGGAAAATTTTTGGGTATGTCAATAAAAACACAACAAGAGTTTCAAGATGACTTGCGCAAATTTTATACTACTTTTACAGGTAACACAGATATGCCTTTAAGTGTAAAAAAATTTAGTGACATTAAGTTAAAAAATTATAGTAAAAATAAATTTTGTGAAGCGGAATTTTCTGGAATAACGTATTCGGGAAGTTATAAAGAAAAACTGTTTTTTGATTATGCGAGTAACTTAAAACAAATGATACAAAATGTAAATAAAAAACAAGAATCTTTACTGAATATTATTAACAAAATTTTTACCTACGTAAATGATCCTATAACAAATAACAAAATTATTAAAATAAATTCATATCTAAATGAAGATTCTCTACAAGAAATTATTGTTGAAACAAGAAATTTGATTATTGAACTATACTTGAAATGTGAAAGCGATTTTACTGAAGGTGTTAAAATTTATCAAGCAATTGTTGAAAGTCAAATTTTAGATACGACACAAAAACATATAGAAAATCTTGAAAAAGAACGTGAAAAATTAATTCAACCTTATTATCAAATCAAATAAAATATTTTTAATTATATTATTCATAGTATTAATTTGAATAATATAATATAAGTTAGTCTAAACTATCTTAAAATAGTATTTTAAGTGCGGGAAGCAGCTGCACTGCGGGAAGCAGCTGCAGATGCAGCACGAGCAGCAGAGGCAGCACGAGAAGCTGCAGCAGAAGCAGAACGGGCAGCAGCAGCAGTGCGAGCAGCAGAGCGGGATTTAGATGCGGAAGCAGCGCGATGAGCAGCAGCAGAAGCTTGCTTTGAAGCAGACGCGGCACGTTGAGCAGCAGCAGAAGCAGCGCGAGAAGCCATTCTTTTCATAGCGGTTTTTTGTCCGCCTTTGCGATGATGACGACGATGAGTTTTTGCCATTTATATATATACTTTACAAAAAAAAATCGTGTTAAAATTAAAATATTTTATATAAATAATTTTTGCCTAAATAATACAAACAAACATAATAATTTTTAACTAATTTCTTTTACATAATTAAAAATATGCCTAAACTCAGTTAAATTTATTTTCAATTTTATTCAAAATATCATCGTTGTATATTAAATTTCCTTGAGGTTTATACGACTTAATTGGAGTAAATTTCTTATTCGTTTGTGATTTGTTTGTTTGAATTGAATCTTTTGTTTTAAATATCATTTCTTCTAATGACTTTGGTTCTTGATTTTCTTCATTCGTTATCATTTTATCTACTTGATTCCCGTATTCATCTACAACAATACCAGTTTTCTTTTTAAATTCTGATCTAACATATGAAGGGACCCAATGATTCCAACATATCATTAATGTATTTGGATGAATGTAACGGACATTAAAACCATTTTCTTTTAACTTATCTACTAAATAAGCTATACAAGCAGCTTGATCATACTTAGGGACACCTAACATTATTTCTGGGACAATAAACCAACAAAACTGTTCTTCTATTTTTTGCCTAGCAGTTGTTTTTATTCTCACATGAATTCGATTCAATAACTTATTGTATAATGCAAGTTGATTCAAATCGTGTTGTCTTTTTCTCTCATATAATTCATCTATGTTTAATTTTTCAGAAAAATCTGTAACATTTTCTAATGTAAAGATATTTGCCATTACTAAATATTGTGAAAAAAAAGAAAAATTAATAACTAACTTTTTGATTGTGTATATGTATAATTTAAATTTTATGTCTAATTAGACCAATCTATTTTGTATTTTAAAACAGATTCAACTTGTTTAAATATATTAGAACCAACAAATCCCCTCGCAAGAGGAGAAGGGTGTACACATGTTATAATATTTTCTTTTTTATTTACAAATTTACTTTTTGTTTTTGCAAAGTTTCCTAATAACAAGAATAAACAGTCCTGATTGTTATCACTTATAAATTTTATTATATCATCTGTAAATTTTTCCCATATATTCATATGGCTTCCAGGTTGTCCTTCTATAACGGTTAATGATGAATTTAATAAGAATATTTTTTCTCTGTAAAACCATTTTTCTAAGTTACCTATAGTAAATTCATATTTTCTCTCTGGAAATTCTAATTTCAACTCTTTGAAAATATTTTTGAGGGAAGGAGGTATTTTTTCTCCTGTTGGTACAGAAAAGCTTAATCCATGTGCCTGTCCTTTTTTATGATAAGGATCTTGACCTAAAAGAACTATTTTGATATCTTTTACATCCATTTCAAATACACGAAATACATGTTCTTTTGGAGGATAAACATTTACTTGTGTATTTTCATAAATTTTGTCAATTTTTATTTTATAATTATCAATCAAAGGGTTCCAAGAAGTATGTATTTTGTTCATTTCTAATTAATTAAATATATATATTCATTTAGTTAAAATAATACAAAATAATATTATTAAATCAATTTTATTATTGAAGTATTATTAAATATTAAAAATAATTTGAAACTATTAATTTAACTTATAATGACTATAAAACATCTTGTCATTCCTGGTGGAGGTCCTAGCGGAATAAAAGCACTTGGAGCACTTCAATATCTAGAGCAAAATAATTTTTGGAACATCAATAATATAGAAACTATTTATGCTACATCTGTCGGGGCAATACTATCAGTAATACTATGCATGAAATTTGACTGGGAAACTGTTAATGATTATGTTATTAAAAGACCTTGGCACGAAGTATTTCAAATAGGGGTTGATCAAATTTTTGAAGCATATACAAAGAAAGGTTTATTTGATGATACTGTTACAGAAATATTTTATAAACCTTTTTTTCTTGCAAAGGATATTTCATTACAAGTTACACTAAAAGAATTTTATCAGCTTACAAATATAGAGTTGCATTTATTCTCGTTAGATTTGAATCATTTTGATGTTGTAGATATTTCTTACAAAACGTTTCCTGATTTATTTGTTTTAAAGGCAGTTCAAATGTCTGCAGCAATCCCTATTTTAATATCTCCTGTTTGTATAGATAATAAGTGTTTTGTAGATGGTGGTGTTGTTTGTAACTACCCAATAACCCATTGCATTCAACGTGCTGAAAATATAGATGAAATATTTGGTATACGAAATAAATATGAAATATACGATAGTAATATAGTAAAAAATGAATCTACTATATTAGAATATGTCATGACATTTATAAGTAAATTAATAAAAAATGCGAGTATGAAAACACAACATATAGTTATTCCTAATGAGTTAATATATGATGTAGAATCAATGGGACTATCGAATATAAAATTAGCATTAGCATCTCAAGAAATACGAAAAGAATTACTTGATTTTGGTATTGACGCAGCTAAAAAATTTTTAAAAAATACACAAAATATAAATGGTGATAAAATTGATAAAGAAAACTAGAATTTTGAAACTTAAATAACTGTATTGATAAATTGTTCTAATGTATCTTTTGTTGGTTTTGCATCAAAGTCAATTACTTGATTATCTTTAATTAGTTTAATAGTTGGATACCCTTCTACTTTATATGTATTCATCATCTTTTCAACATCAGGACTATCTGTTGTGCAATTGACATCTGTGAATATTATGGTATATCCTTTTATTTGCTTTCCTTGGTATTCTGCTTTTACTTGTTCCCATTCTGGTTTTGCTTTTTTGCAATGAGGACACCAATCTGCTGAAAATAACAGTAGTTCTACTTCATTTCCATTATTTCCCATCCCTTCACTACTTCCCGCTGGCATAATTTCACTATTTTCTTTATATGTTGGTTTTACTAATGGATAAACATAATACTGATATACTGAATATGCTACAATTACTAGAATGATAACAAATAAAATCATACCTAGTGTAGACCAACTAAGTAATGAAGAACTAGTTTTGAATCTGGACAGTATTCCTGAACCAAAGCTACTACTAGAATTTAATGAAGGCATACTCCCAAAATTAACATTTTTACTCATTATATATATTTAATAAGAATAAATAACTGATTAAACGAAATAAAGACATTTGTAATAATTAAATTAGGATTAATAATGTTATTCAGAAAAACAGATGGAACTATTGTTGAGCTAAAAAAAACAGATTATAAAAATGATAAAATGTATTATATAGCATTAAGTAATTTAAAACAACATAATAGTAATGAAACCACTGTAATTGAATCATCTAAAGACAATAGTTATTCAAAACAAGCAATTACAAATTTATTGAAATAGTGTTTTTACAACTGAAAATAATAATAATAAAATAAAAAATGTAAAAAGATAACTATAACTTAAATTTGTTTTATAATTACTCCATGAACTATCAAATAAGTTTATGTTTGAATTTTTAGAAAATTCTAGAGTAATTTTAAGGTTTTTATATACTGCGTATGCCAAAATACCAATAATTAATACCTTTGCAATATATCCAATCCTGAATTGATCTAATGGACTAATAATAAATATTATTGTTAATACTACTGCTATAGCTATATATATAGCTACATTTTTAGAACTCTCAACATAATTTGATATTACATTATTTTCGTCCATTTACTATATTTTAATATTTTTAAATTTTTTAAATATTAAAATATTTTTTAAATATATGACGACTCGTAAAAATAATACAAATTCAAAAAAACAAAAAACAATTAAACGTAAAATTTATTCAAATGAAGATTACAACAGTGGAGATGGGATGCTTACGACTGTGTGGGGGCCAGGTGTATGGCATTTCTTACACACAATGAGTTTCAACTATCCTATAAATCCTACAAATGAAGAAAAAAACCACTATCGTAATTTTATTTTAAGTTTACAATACGTTTTACCTTGTAAATATTGTAGAATGAACTTAGTTACGAATTTTAAACAATTACCATTAACAATGTCACACATGAAAAATAGAGCTACGTTTTCTAGGTATGTTTATGATCTTCATGAATTAGTGAATAAAATGCTTCACAAAAAATCGAATCTAAAATTTTGTGATGTTCAAGAAAGGTATGAACATTTTCGTGCTAGATGTACAGATGAAAAACCAAAAATATTTAAATACTCAAAATTGAATATTACTAAAAAGAGAGAAAAGGGATGCACCGAACCTTTGTATGGAAAGAAATCAAAATGTATTATAAAAATAGTCCCCCAAGATGAAAAAGGATCTACTTTTCAAATGGATAAAAAATGTATCAAAACAAAAGGATGAATTTAATTCATTATTTACATTCCAAATGAAGAAAAACTAGCTACAACAGGAACAGGTAGAAAACTATTGTTTATAGAGTTACTATTCGCACCTCCTCTAATGTAACCATCACGGTCTTTATTCATATTACTCATATACATGTAATCTGAACCCATACTACTTGATCCAAAATTATCATTATCATTCATTGAAAAATACTCATTTGTAGATCCGTAGTTAGGAACTTTTTTGCATTCAAAATTAGATTGATCAGGACACCTAGCACAAGCAGGGCAAGGAGGGCACTTTTGGTTGTTTTTATTGTTTAAGGAATTGTTTTCACCACAAGCAGGGCAGACAGGGGGAACAATTTGCGATTTCAAAATATATAAATCTTCGTGACCTGGAGGTATTTGACTGTGTGGTATTCCTGGAGGTAATGCACTATTATATTGACCATTATTATTAGTTACAGATGTTCCTGCAATACTACTAGATTGATTTAAACTATAATTTGATTTTGAATCATTAGAAGCTGTTGCTGCAGTTGTTTTTGACGCATTTGCTTGATTATACGTGTAATTATTTGTCGCTGTATAAATTATTACAGAACCATCTGAATGTGTTTCCTCAATTGCATATTGACCGTCTTTTGATACAAATACTTTTGCCTGTCCACCATCTGAAGCTGTAAATGTTGTATTTGCAAATTTAGACATCAAACTACTAATACTATTTGCAAAATCAGGGTTTTGTGATGTTGCTTTTGTAGAAGATGGCGAAACCCCAGGTATTGCATTTGAATGAACTGTATATGTATTTTTATTTCCTTTACTATCTGTTACTACAATAGAATATGTTCTATCTTTGTTATTTATGATTTGAGCTGTAGAACCATTTGGGCCATAGTATAACGTTGGTGATGTAGAACCACTGTAGTGATCGTAGTTGTCTCCGTATCCATTTACATTATTTTGAGAGTTAACAGACTTTTTTGATGAATCAGTAGTAGTATTCATTTTACTAATTGGTTCATTTGCACTTACACCAGAATTTAAAAGAACTACATCATTTGATTTGAATCCTTCTCTCCCACAGTTACCTCCTAAAAAAGGACACAAAATAAATGTTAGTATCATAATAATAAAAAGAAATATTGCTGCATTTTTTAATAAGTTCATTGTATATTTTATATAGTGAAAAAATTTAATTAAATAATTGATTTGTTTAAACTTAACAATTTTTTTAAAATATATATTATGTCTAGCATTGTAACTCAAAATGAAATTGTTATTTTAGATTCTCAAAAAAAAAAAATAAAAGCAGAACCACTTATGAAGTTTTATACAGATGATTTAAATGTAATTGAAATTGGTGTAGATGAGGTTGGGCGAGGACCACTTTTTGGTAGAGTTTATACTGCTGCTGTTATTTTACCTAAAGATGATGTGTTTGATCATTCAAAAATGAAAGATAGTAAAAAATTTCATTCTAAGCAAAAAATCAAGGAAGTTGCTGAATATATAAAAAAAAATGCAATTGCTTGGGCTATCTCATATGAAGATGAAAAAACAATTGACAATATTAATATTTTGCAAGCTACACAAAGTTCAATGCATAAATGTATTGACGAAATATTAAATAAAGAACTATTTAAAGAAAAAAATAAAGAATCTATAAGTTTATTAGTTGATGGGAATTATTTTAAATCATATTCAAAGTATAGTCAAAAACAAAAGAAAATAGAAACTCTACAACATGTATGTGTGAAAGGAGGTGATAATAAATACTCTTGTATTGCGGCTGCATCTATTATAGCAAAGGTTGAAAGAGACGAATATATTGAAAATCTTTGTACAATGTTTCCTTATTTGACAGAACACTATGATATCGATAATAATAAAGGTTATGGGTCAAAAAAACATCTAGATGGAATAAAAGAATATGGAATTACAGATTGGCATAGAAAAACTTTTGGTATATGTAAAAAATATTAAACTATGAATTAAAAATTGAAACCTAAATAGAATAATGTTTTAAGTTAAAGATAATTCAATATATTTATAAAATGATAGTATTAGTTTTTGATACAGAAACAACTGGTCTGCCAAAAAATATGAGATCATTCCCGGTTAGGTCAAACTTACATGAATGGCCCCATATAGTTCAGTTAAGTTATATTCTATATGACACAGAAAAAAACACAGTTGTTTCTATAGACGATAATATTATTTGTCTCCCTTCAAATGTAGATATACCAGAGTGTTCAACAAAAATACATGGAATCACAAATTTAATTTCACAAAACAATGGTATTTCAATAAAAGAAGTTCTTTTTAATTTTATAAAAGATTTTGAATTGGCAGATTTAATTGTAGCACATAATTTGGAATTTGATAAAAAAATGTTAATTGCAGAATTTTATAGATTAGAAACAAATATATTTGATGCTGATTATTATTTGAAAGCATTTAAAATGATAACAACTTCAAAAAAATATTTTTGTACTATGCAAGAAAGTATTGATATTTGTAATATTAAAGCTTACACAAAAATAGATAAAAAAGAATACAATAAGTTTCCAACATTATTAGAACTATGTAAACACTTATTTCAATATGAGCCTAAAAATTTGCATAATTCTATGAATGACGTTGTTATTTGTTTACAATGTTTTTATAAAATGCGTTTTGGTGAGAACATTTATGATAAAAATATAGTAGTCAAAGATATGATAGACGTATTAAAATAAGTTTGTTACTCGTAGCTTAAAAAAAAGTACTACGGATAAATTCAAACGAATAGAGATAATAAAAAACACATCTTTTAATTATATTTTTATCTCAGTCTGGGCGGAAATTTCGCATTTTTTGTTCCATAAAGTGAATCTACTTTTCAAAAATGGACAAAAAAAATGTCCAATTTATGAAAGTACCGAGATTTTGGCGCAAAAATATTTCCGAATTTCCCATTTAGACCATTATGGTATGGAGTACCAAAATTTTAACTATTGATTTGTTACTGTAAAAAAAATATATTTTTTGAAAAATCAGTTTAGGGATTTTTATTGAAGTATATATATGCTTACAAATACTTATGATTTTGTCCCAAAAAATCCCAAAGAATATATATGTAAAAACTGTGAATACATAACTAATAACAAGAAAGATTTTAACAAACATTTATTAACACGTAAACATATGAATACTTACAAATCTCCCCAAAATGCAGACTGTAGTTTAGAAAATAATTTTACATGTGACTGTGGTAAACAGTATAAACATCGTCAAAGTTTACACACACACCGAAAAAATTGTACTAAAAAAGAAATAATAAAACTACAATCGGTTGAAACTAAAAGTATAGAAGAACCTACATTGAAAGAAATGTTTATTCAAGTTGTTGAACAAAATAAAGCTATTTTAATTGAAAATCAAGAAATGAGAAAAATGTTACAGGAAACAATACCAAAAATAGGAAATACAACTAATACAACAACAAACAATACAACAAATAATAATAAGATTAATTTAAATTTCTTTTTGAATGAACAGTGCAAAGATGCATTGAATATTATGGATTTTGTTAATTCTCTTACACTTCAGTTAACTGATTTAGAAAATGTTGGTAAATTAGGATATTCAGAAGGAATTTCAAAAATATTTATTAATGGACTAAAACAGTTAGATGTTTTTAAAAGACCTATTCATTGTAGCGATTTAAAGAGGGAAATTCTTTATATTAAAGATAAAAATGCTTGGGAGAAAGAAAATGAAGAAAAAGCAAAAATCAAATTGGCAATAAAATATATTGCAAATAAGAATATTAATCAAATTCCAGAATGGCAAGAAGAAAATCCAAACTCACAAGATACTACAACAAAAAAACATGACGAATATATGAAAATTGTAAGTGAATCTATGGGTGGAATAAATGTAGAAGAAGATGAAAAAAATTATAATAAAATAATAAAAAATCTTGCAAAAGAAGTAACAATTGAAAAATAAAATTTCAATTTTTATATTTTATAAAAAAATTGAAATTTATAAAATATGAAAAGTATTTGATAATTTAAAAGAAATACTATTTAATATTCAAAATGGCTCAATATAATCCAACAGAAATGATTTATCATTACCGCAATTATAAAAAAGTGTATTATTCTTATGATGAAGAATTATATGCTGCTACTTTCCCTGAAGACTGGGCGAAAGATCATTTCCCTGAAACAGGACCAAAAGAATGTAGTAACTGTGAATATTTTGGAAAATGGAACGGGGTTTTTATTGGTTATTGTGTGAACTGCGCTAAACATGTATATCAAGGATCAAGGGGAGTGGGATTTATTGACATCGGTAAAGAAATTGACAAAACCCCAGAAGACCTTGAAAGAGGAGTACCAAGTGCATTTGAAACATATTTAAAAGATATTAACCCGTATGATGTAGGAGATTCTGAATTTATAGATTCTGCAAACCTCGTAAATAGTTATCAAGCAAATGAAGTTTATGAAGATTTAATAATCGATATCGATGTAAATACAAACACATTTCCGTCGGTTTCTATTAATATTGTTTCTGACGATGAAACTGGCTGTATAGAGACAGACACGGACTCTGATACAGAGTCAGAATATTATGGATTTTATTATGACTATACTGGTTCTAGCCTAAATGAAGGATATGACTCATATTGAAAGCAAAGTTCAAATAAAGTAAAATTAAACAAAAATAAAATAATCTAAGCAGAACACATTTCACAAATATCATGTTCTTCTTTTTTTTCATTAACTATTGTATCCGGTTCAACTGTAAACTGTTGGGCTTGATGTTTTGCTTTTCTTCTTAAATAATAAATACCTGTTTTCAGTCCTTTTTTCCAAGAATAAAAATGCATAGATGTTAATGTATTATAATTAGGGTCTTCTAACCATAAATTTAAACTTTGACTTTGACAAATAAATGCGCCTCTATCAGCAGACATATCTATTAAATGTTTCATTGGCATTTCCCAAACAATTTTATATTTATTTCGAATATGTTCTGGAATAATAGTTAACTGTTGAATACTTCCTTTATTTGCAACAATATTGTTCTTTATTTTATCATTCCAAATACCAAGATCTATTAATTCTCTCATCAAATATTTGTTAGCAACTACAAATTCTCCTGCAAGTGTTCTACGACTATAAATATTACTAGTTAATGGCTCAAAACACTCGTTATAACCTAAAATCTGTGATGTGCTTGCAGTAGGCATTGGTGCAACCAATAACGAGTTTCTTAATCCATAATTCATAATGGATTCTTTCAATGATGTCCAATTATATCTGTCCGTTGGATTAACATTCCACATGTTAAATTGTAAAATACCTTTGCTAGCAGGAGAATCATTAAAAGAACTATATGCACCTGCTTGTTCTTGACTTAACTGTTTAACTTCTGCAGTAATAGGTAATAAATCATTGTTTTCATATATTTTATTTGTAATATAAGAGTCTAGTGAGTAAGAGCTTGAATTAAACTTATCACAGTTACTTTTATACTGATTTTGTATTTCTATCATTTCTTCACGCCTTTCTATTGCAATTTCATTACTTCTCTCAAGAGACGCGTGATAAATTGTTTCAAAAATAAGTTTATTTACTTCTTTTGCTTCTTCACTGTGATATGGTATATTCATCATAATAAATACATCTGCAAGTCCTTGAACACCTATACCAATTGGACGATGTAATAAATTACTACGTCTAGTTTTTGGAGTAGGATAGAAATTGATGTCAATGATACGATTTAAATTATAGGTTACTACTTTTGTAACTTGATGAAGTTTTTCGTAATCAAAAGAATATGTTTTTTCATTTACAAATGCAGGTAAAGCAATGGAAGCCAAGTTACATACAGCAGTTTCTTCTTCATTTGAATATTCTATAATTTCTGTGCATAAATTTGAGCTTTTAATTGTTCCTAAATTTTTTTGATTTGATTTATTATTTGCGGCATCTTTGTACAATATATATGGTGTTCCTGTTTCCATTTGTGAATCCAAAATTTTGAACCATAAGTCGCGAGCATTTACTACTTTACGTGAAAACCCACTTTTTTCATACTTTTCATATAGTTCTTTAAATGAATCTCCATAAGTGTCAGCCAAACCAGGACATTCATGTGGACAAAATAACGACCATTTCCCATTTTCTTTAATACGTTCCATAAATAAGTCTGGAATCCACAATGCGTAAAAAAGATCTCTAGCCCGCATTTCTTCATCACCATGATTTTTCTTCATTTCTAAAAAATCTTCAACATCAGGATGCCAGGGTTCTAAGTAAATTGCAAAGGAGCCATTGCGTTTACCTCCTCCCTGATCTACATATCTAGCAGTGTCATTAAATACTTTCAACATAGGAACAATTCCATTTGACTTACCGTTTGTTCCTTGAATGTGAGTTCCTTTTGAACGAATATTATGAATATGTAACCCAATTCCACCAGCCCATTTGGAAATATTTGCACAGTCTTTTAAGGTATTGTATATCCCTTCTAAACTATCTTCTTCGATTGCAATTAAATAGCAGCTCGAAAGCTGTGGTCTTGGTGTTCCAGCATTAAATAACGTAGGTGTTGCGTGTGTAAAATATTTTTGAGACATTAAATCATATGTTTCTTTTACATATTTCATGTTTTTTCCATGAATACCAACTGCAACACGCATCCACATATGTTGGGGTCTTTCAATAATATTATTATTTACTTTAAATAAATAAGCACGTTCTAATGTTTTAAAACCAAAGTAGTCTATTAAATAATCGCGCTCATAATCAATCATAGGTTCAATATAGTTTGCCATGTTTACTGAAATACTATATAATTCTTCACTAATCAATGGACTATGTTTACCATGAACATCTTTAAATTCATATAGTTTAGTCATTGCTTCATAAAAACAAGAGGATGTATTCTTTTGATGATTTGATACAACTATTCTTCCAGCTAAAATTCCATAGTCAGGATGTTGAGTTGATAATGATGCACATTGTTCTGCAGTAAGTTCATCAATTTTACTAGTAGGTATTGTATCGTAAAGTTGATCTATTACTTTCATTACTAAAGAAGAATAATTAATTTGAATATTTGCTTCCTGACCAATTTTTTTCACTCGATTTAATATTTTATCAAATGATATATCCTCTAGTTTCCCATTACGTTTTGTTACATGCATATCCATTATATTTTCTGTCATACTAATATAGTATATAAGACAAATTTTAAATCAATATATTTTATTATTAATATATATATAAGTCTAATGAATATAATAAATAAATTAAATAATAATAAAGGTATTACATTTTTATTCACATTATTAGTAGTAATTATAGTATTCTCATTTTTATTTAACAAAAAAATGTTTGAAGGGTATAGCAATTTAGCAAATCCCGGAGAATATCCATCGTCAGTGAATAAACCGCTTTTAAGTGAAGAATATCCATTTACAGGAAGGAATGAAGTAAGTAAAAATAGTTACAGTAATATATGGTGGCATTATCCCATATTTGGAGTAGGGTCGTATGCACAAATAACAAATAACTTGAGATATAGAAGAAATCCTGATGATGGAGTATGTGTTAGAGCAGAATTTTGTGGAGCACTATACAAGGATAATCAGTTGAAATCAAATCTATCGAAACCTTTACCACCAGCACCAACAATTACACCTGAAACTGTTCGGGTTGGTTACTATATTACAAATAGTAACTTATTACCTGGTGTTCCATTAGGCCCCGAGTTACCTGCATATTAATATATATTAATATATGTTATTTTTAGTTTCATCAATCGAGTCAGTACGTATTTTTATAACTGGAAAGTTTATTACATTATGTTTCACTTGATCTTCTTTTAGTTTAGACCCAATAGTGATTTTCCCGTTATTATCTATATTTAATAAACATACATTTTGTTCTATAAATTCTTCATTTGAATTTGATTCATATGTTTTTTTGTTTCTTTTCATTGGAGCTCTATGTGCAAAACCATTTTCACGTTCTTTTAAGATAATATCCCATACATTAGATAGTTCTTGAATATTATCTTGAAACCATTTTTTATTTCTCATTACTAATACACAACTAACTTCTTCTAGTTTCCAATAAATATTTTTAATCCATGTAAAACCATTATTTTCTTGTTCATTCATCTGTTGTTGTTCCCATGTGGAGTCAAAATATTCTTGTGTCATAGATAAAGGTTTATAAATATACAGAGGCTTCCCTTCTTTTCCAGAAAAATACATTATGATTCCTTTAATTTCACCTTTAGTTGTTGTAAGAAAGTCCCCATCTGTATCGAAATCATCGTACGATTTATATTCAATGAACCGTGTCTCTAAAAAATCACATTCATTCAAGTCACATGTTTCCATTTGAATTTGCATTTGAATCCAATATTCTTTTTTGGGAATACCATCTATATCTCGATTCACAATATTTTTGATTTCTAACATTCTCCCAAATCTAGGTAATAAAGGATCGCTTACAATACCATCAGGTGACGCTCCTAAAAATTTGTATGTATCATGTGGAATACAACCGTATTCAGTAACTTTTGTATTATATAATTTTTCATAGTACATTACAGAAACAGGCTCATATTTTTGACCCCAATGCATTGCCGTATTTAAATTAGTCATTTCAACTTTTTGAACTATTTGGTCATCTTCTATTTTCAAAGGTTGACATTTTTCATAAATTAATTGATTTCTTGCACTTTCATTTTCAAATGCTTTATATGCATTACTCGCTGTAATTAAACGATGTCTTGTTTCATACCATTCTTTTGTTCTCTGACTAGATTGAGGTATGCTTGAGAGATATTCTAGTCTTTTTGAAATTGTTTTAATATCATAACTTTTCAATTTTGTTTCAAAAGTATATGTAAAAGAACGTCTAGGTATGATGTATAAGTAAAAAAAGTCTGTTGCAATATCAATAATGTTATCTAAGTCTTCTTCTAATTCACTATTCGTTTGAAAAAAATTATCAAAATTCATAAACACAAGTTCTTTTATATCTTCAATAAACGTTTCGTGGAAATCTGGTTCTGTAATGGCGGTTGGATTTTCGTCAATATATTCTGTCATTAATTCAATACAAGTTTCAATAATATCAGTTTCTTCTTCTATAGAAAAAAATGTATCTTCTTCATTATCATCTATACAAATATCTTCTAGTATATCTTCTAAGTCATCAAGGTCAGATAATAACATAAACTATATTATTATATTATGTTGTTATCTATTTATATTTATTATATAATTATGTTTCATTGTCAGAATCTGAATTATCTGTTTCTATTTTATTTTTAATGGTTCCTCTAACTTTTTTTGGAGGTAAACTTTTCAAAGTAGAAATACGTTTATCAATATTTTTCAAAGTAAAATGATTATTTGATTTATTGAATGATAATGCAGGAATATCCTTCACTTCTCCTGTTGTCTTGTCATATTCTACGTCCTTTACTCTTTGTAATTTTTTTCTATCTAAGCAATCTTTTAAAAAAATAACTAACCCATTTTCTTCTTGTTTATTTAAGTTATTTTTTTGAGTATATAATTCAGCATATTGTAATAATTTTTTGGTTTTAGCTGTTTTATCTAGTTTACTCCAAGGTTCATTTTGATTATTATTTTTATCATTTTCTAAAAATTTTTCCAAGTTACTCAAATCATTTGATGATTTGGTTTCTTTTACAATATTTCCACTTAAAAGCATTGTTTTGTATTTAATATTTTTAAGTTCAATACACTCTTCATTATTCGACGAAGTAGCCATTTAGTATACTATATAGTTTTAAGTTTAATTTACTTTTTAATATATAGATATTAAAAATAAAACTATACTAATAGTTAGTATGGAAGATAGTTGTAATTTTAATAATGAAAAAAACATAGTAATTTCTGGAACAAATAATAGATATCAAATAAAAAAATTAAAAAAAGAAGAAAATATACATAAAGTAAGAAAAGAAACAAATAAGTGGAATATATCTAGTGATTTTTTTTCTCTAGACAAACAAGATGAAATAATAAATAATTTGTTTCAACAGTCACAAGAAATAAAACAAGACAACTACAAAATTATTATTAGGGAGTTACAACATAAAATAGATAGTTATAAGAATCAAGATGTTATCAAAAATAGATATTGTGAAGAATTATTTATCAACATGAAAGATACTATAGAAAAATTATATAATTCTGAATTGAAATGTTATTATTGTAGTGAAAAAGTATTCATACTATATGATATTGTCAGAGAAACAAAGCAATGGACACTTGACCGTATTGATAATGACATCGGACATATTAAAGATAATGTTATTATATCATGTTTAGGTTGTAATTTGAAAAGAAGGAGAACAAGTAAAGACGCCTTTTTATTTACTAAAAAGTTAAATATTGTTAAAAGTTAAATTTAAAAATGTATTATATTCACATATTAAAATGTCTTCTAAAAAATTTGAGTGGAAATGGAGTAATGGAATACCTTATGAAAAAACACCTAGAAATTTTAATAAAAATATACAATCACAGTTAAGTTACGAAGAAGAGTCGTCTAAAGTATCACAAATCGCATATCAGCAATCTTTACTATCTGAAAATGATGTATGGAGTTTAGAAGAGCAACAAATATTTGTAAAACCACAAGATATGAATAAATCTTTTAACAAAAGAGAAGATACCTATAACAGAATGGCTGATAGGGAAATGTTTGGTCAAATAGGTATGAGCCCTTTCACAAATAATAACTATTTACAAGATTTAAATAATCAAGATAAGTTTTTGAAACCCGTATCAACAACAACCGAGAGAGAATTGTCAAATGAATTATCGTAGTATTTAATAATTATACCTAATGATAAATTATTAAACAATTATTTTATTAAATTGATTACTTTTTTCTGTTTTCTTGCAAACCAATCATCCCTTCTCTTCCCCTAAATCCTTGTCTCATTCCTCCTCTGAATCCTTGTACTTGTGATGGGACTTGCATTTTTCCTTGAACAGTTGGAATCAAATTAGATGTTTGTTTGACGACGCCACCAACAATTTCGGTTGCTAATGCAATAATACCAAACATTACAAGAAAAGGTAATAAAACCAAAACCCATGCAATAACCTTTAACCCTTTACTGCATAAATAGTTCAAGAACCACGCCCATAAAGCAACGAAAAATGCCTTTACTAATAATGAAGCAATGTGAAAATCTGTAAAAATACCAACCAATAGTGTAATCACTGATATTACTAAATATACTGAAGCAGGAGGACAAAGTTTAGAAAAATCCATTATATATAATAAAAATATATTTTTATTTTTATCAATAAGTATTTAAAAAGATAATAAATTAGTAATTTAATGTCATTAAATAGCTACATAACGCAAAATGATTTATTATTACACAACTTAATGGATTTTTATAAAAATGATGATAATTTAAATAAAATGCTTAAAATAATAACAGGTGACTCAAAAATATCTTTAAGAATAGTTGATTGGTTTGTAACAAATTATGCAAAAAAGTATTATACACTTTATAATATATCTGACTCAAATGGTAATATTCGAAGATTCAAAGTTTACGTTGACTATAAGTTAAAACTAAAAGCCTACAGTAAACGTAGATTTGATCCTTTTTGTAGATGGGAAAGAATTACTATACCATATAAGGGGTCAACTCATATTGAAACAACAATAGGACAGTTGAATTTTTTTAAATGGATACTAGAAAATAAGGTAATAGAATATATTGAAGAAAACTATGACGTGATTGAAAAGGATATGAATAGTAGAAATAGCACTAGTAAAAAACATAAGGAAATTTTTGTTGAATCTGTAAATGCAAAAACAAGAAAGAAGAGAGAAGAATTATCTATTTCTGCGACAAAGAGTATTAAAAAGGAAAAGGTAGAAATTATTGTTAATTTTAATTAAAATTACTATATAATAGGTAAAATAATAAAGTAAAAACTATTATTTAAATATAAAAAAGAATTTAAATAATGGGGTTATCTCAATCTATACAAAAAATAAATTTTGAAGATGTTCAGACTGCATGTAAAAATCCAGAAATTTATTTATTGATAAATACTTTACCTGAATCAGAACAAGACTGTCTTATCAAAAATACTGTTAATGCAAATAAAGAAGAAAAGATAATAAATAGTCATTTGTATACAAGTAAAAGAATTCGAATTATTATTTATGGTCGCAACTCAAATGACGAGAAAATACATATAAAATACAATCAACTTTTAAAATTAGGGTTTTTAAACGTCTTTATTTATACAGGAGGTATTTTTGAATGGTTAATGTTACAAGACATTTATGGTTATGATGATTTCCCAACTACAAAAAAAGAATTGGATTTTTTAAAATTTAAACCACCTTCTAGACTAAATATTTCATTGATCGAAAATTAATTTATATTATTAGATACTGTAAATCCGCTTTATAAAGATAATTAGTAAAGAATATAAAAATAATATTATAGTATTTTATAATATGATTTTTAGAAGTATTTTATTTACTGTTTTATCTTGTTTTGCATTGGCAGATACAGAATGTCCTGCAGTATCAAGTCACAATGATCGTCGTTATAATAACAACAGTAATACTTTTAAAATTATGCAATATAATGCCCAATGGTTATTTGTTGACTACTATGGTTCATCCAAGTGCCCTGGAACAGGTTGTGACTGGGTAAATGAAACTGAAGCATTAACACATATGGATTTTATTGCAGAAATAATTGACTATGTTGATGCGGATATTGTTAATTTATGTGAGGTAGAAGGGTGTGACGAGCTTAATCTATTAGTTGAAAAAATAAATAACGCACAATATATACCTTACTTAAAAAAAGGCACCGACACAGCAACCGGTCAAAATGTAGGACTAATCACAAAAATAGACCCTGAAGTAAGCTTGTATAGAACAGATGAAAGAGTAGAGTATCCTGTTCCAAATTCTAATTGTGGATATACAGGAACTCCTACTACTAGTGCAGTTAGTAAACATTACGTTACTGAATTCAAATTGAATAATGTTGATATTGCAATTATATCAGCACATTTAATCGCATTTCCAACAGATAAAACAAGATGTTCGCAGAGAGAAGCTCAAACTCAAGTACTTCAAAATATCATTTATGATTATATTAGTAGAGGGTATGAAGTGATTATGATAGGAGATTTTAATGATTTTGATGCAGAAATATTAGATGTGAATGACAGTAAACCTATTTCTAAAGCATTAGATACATTGAAAGGTCTTTTTGGAATTTATAGTGGAAAGTATCAGTTAAAAAGTGCAGCAGAATTGATACCAAAAAATAGAAGAGGGACCGACTGGTATGATAAAAATGGTGATTGTATTTCTGTATCAACGGAATTTTCTATGATAGATCATATTTTAGTATCCCCTTTTTTATATGATAAAATACTATATGCATATACATATCAAGGATATGAAGAATTTTGCGGGACATATAATTCAGATCATTATCCTGTTATAATAGAACTTGTTTTGTAATTATAAACTATCAACTAAAGTTATTAACTATAAAAAATAAAATAAAATTACAATAATAATTTTATTTTATTTTAAATATACTCACAAATTTCAGTAAAAAATTGGTTTTCTCTCTTTACGATTTTGAATGGTTTTCCACAACCAAATATTAGTTTTTTATTAAAATACATATCACACAATTCTTTAGTTGAATGCGGGTCTATTTGTTTTTGTGTATCTTTAAAAATGCCATGACGAAAAATGCAACAGTTCAATTTTTCAATAAGTATAAATTCTTTACAATGAGGACATTCAACCATAATATCTTCTTGAATTTCTTCAGACAAAGACATATTATTTAATTATATAAAAAGTTTTTTATTGTATTTATCCATTCTATTAATTTATTTTCGTTCCTATAAATGTCTACATTTCCATCAAGAATTATATTTTTTGACTTTAAAATTAAATTATGATTTATCATATTTTCATGATACTTGTGACAATTTGATAAATACTCTAATGGTATTGAATCTTCTCCAAGTCTATTTCTTTTTGAAATTCTTTGATAACATATTTCTGGATTCGTTCTTACATAAATAACTTTACTAATAGGGAAATCTTCAACAAAAGTATCAAACCATTTCATATAAATTTGAAAATTTACATCTTCAATTTTACCACTTTCAAATAACATTTTTGCAAAAACACACTTATCTGTAAATAGACTTCTTTCTGTTATAAATATAGTTGCTTCTCTATTTAATTCAATTGCTTTTTTTAAATTTGCTAGCCTTGAAATATATGCCATCATTTGAAATGAGAATGAATATTTATCTTGATCATGATAAAATTTTTTTAACATAGTATTACCATTAGTATCTTTAATTGTTTCCCACTCATCAACAGGTTCTTTTAGAAAAACAACTGTTTTATTATTTTCAAATTCTTTTTGTAAGTTAGATAAAAGAGTTGACTTACCGGAGCCAATATTGCCTTCAATAGAAACAATAAATTGATGTTTAAACATTTTAAAGGTTTGTTTCTTTTATAGTAGTTTATTATTATTTCATTTCTAGTTTCAATTTTAAAATAAAATTGAAATAAATATAAATACTTGTAGAGAATGTAGTAATACAAATGGATCTAACTCAAAGAAAATTAAACAAATCTGAATGGGAATCAATAGAAGTTCCTGTAAGTCAAGAAGAAAAGGATATTCTTCAGTTAATTACGAATGGATACAAAAATGTAAATATAAAATATAACAAGTCTCAGTCTTTATTTACATTTTTGAATATTGAATATGGATTAGAAATGGAGGACTTTTTGTATAATAAATATTTTTCAAATAGAATAAAAACAATCAAAAATAAAAATAATTCTACTATTGAATGTTTAAATATAGATGTAAATGGTCAACCAAAAATAAAAAAGGCTGATATGATACGTCTTGAAAAAAATGATATCTCAAAAATGCCAAAAGTATATGAAATATTACTGATTGATACAATTGAAAATTTGTTTAATAGTAAAATCAAAAACAAGACAGATTGGTTATTTTACTATTTTACTCTTTATAAATTGAATAAAAACACAATATCTCTGATAAATAGACATATAAAAAAGATTGTAGAAAATATATTATTCACTTTTGAAGATGAAATAGATATGTTTTCTATGATAGAAAAGTCTGTAGAGTATCTCGAAAAAAATGAACTATTGTTGAAATATGCAGATATGTCATTATACGAGCACCAAAAAGAAATATTCGCAATTATGCAAAACAACTATTCAAACAATACGATAAACAGGTCTGGTGACGCAATTTTACCCAAGAAAAACCCAAAATTAATATTATATATTGCGCCAACAGGGACAGGAAAAACATTAACTCCTATTGGTTTATCAGAAAGTTTTCGTGTAATATTTGTTTGTGCTGCAAGACATATTGGTCTTGCGTTAGCAAAGTCAGCAATTTCAGTTGGGAAAAAGATAGCATTTGCATTTGGTTGTTCTAGTGCAGATGAAATTCGTCTACATTATTCTGCTGCAAAAGAATTCAAAAAAAATAAAAAAACAGGAGGAATCGGGAAAGTAGATAATAGTGTTGGTGATAAAGTTGAAATAATTATATGTGACGTTCGTTCTTATTTGTGTGCAATGTATTATATGTTAGCATTCAATCAAATGGAGAATATTGTTGTATGTTGGGATGAACCAACTATTACAATGGACTATGATAATCATGAACTACATGCTTTTATAAATAAAAATTGGAGAGAAAATTTGATACCAAACATGGTTTTATCTTCTGCTACTTTACCAAAACTACAAGAATTAACAGATACAATAAGTAATTTCAAAAGTAAATTTCCTGAGGCAGAAATACATAATATTATAAGTCATGATTGTAAAAAGTCAATTCCAATAATAAATAAAAACGGGTATGTTGTTTTACCACATACACTAAGTCAAGATTATGATATAGTTTTGAATATTATGAAACATTGTGAAAATAATTTAACATTATTGCGATATTTTGATTTGAAAGAAGTAACTGAGCTTATTGCATTTGTAGAAAAAAATAATTATATTCAGTCAAATATGAAAATAAATAGACATTTTACTTCACTTGATGATATAAATATGAAAAATATAAAGTTGCATTATTTAAGAGTACTCAGTAATATAAAAGGGGGAACTTGGGGAGCTATTTGGGCATCTTTGTCTGTGAATAGACAAAAACGAATTCTATCAAATAATAGTATTGATGAAAAAGGCAATACTCTAAGAAAAATTTCTAGTTTTGGTTCTAATTTTTATAGTAATAGTAACTTATCTCAAGGAAAACCAATTGTAAAAACAATGAGCGAACAAATACTTAGTGCAACTTCTTCTCCAACAATTAGTCAAGAAACAGGGAATTGTGGTATTTATGTGACAACAAAAGACGCATATACATTAACAGATGGTCCAACTATATTCTTAGCTGAAGATGTTGAAAAAATTGCAAAATTTTGCATTCAACAGGCAAGTATTCCAACAAAAGCAATGGAAGGTATAATTGAGAAAATTGACTTTAATAATAAAATCAATGAAAAAATTAATGAATTGGAAAAACATTTGGAAGATTTGGAAGAAAAAAATTCAAAAGGGCTAGAAAACTGTAAATATTCTAAAAAAGAGAATGAGTTAGAATATAAAGTAACATCTAAGTTGAATATTGAAATAGATACATTACGTTCAATGATTAAACCAGCAGAATTGAATGAAACATTTGTTCCAAATAAATTATTACATTTGAAAAAATGGGCAGAAACATTTGATACAAAAAAATCATTTACTAGTGACATAGATGAAGATACAGTTATAGAAATCATGATGTTGAAGAATGTAGAAGATAGTTGGAAAATATTACTATTAATGGGAATAGGAGTATTTACAAATCATACGGATACTACTTATACAGAAATTATGAAAAAATTGACAGATCAACAAAAATTATATATGATCATTGCTTCAAGTGACTATATTTATGGCACAAATTATCAGTTCTGTCATGGTTATCTAAGTAAGGATATGATTTTAACTCAGGAAAAAATGATACAAGCATTAGGAAGAATTGGTAGAAATAATATTCAACAAACATATTCTATTCGATTGAGGGATGATGAACAAATTAAAAAACTGTTTTATGAAGAAAAAAATAAACCTGAAGTAAAGAATATGAATTTATTGTTTAGTGATAATGTGTTTGAATAAAAGAATAAGTTACAAAATTATTTTAATTATTAAAGGTAAACAACCATTCTGTCTGTAATGTTGATTCTACACAAAGGACATGATTGTATTGAATTATTCATACTACAACTACTACAAACACATAAATGGTTACAAGGAGTAAATACTATATTTCTTTCTTGAGAGAAACAAATTATACACATAGGATTGTTTAATATTTCATTATTATAATTGACTCTTTGTATATTGACCGAATAACTATCTCGATGTAATGGACGAATATAAATAGCCATTTGGAAAAACTTCTCTTCATATTTTTCTAATAAAGTTTGATGAGTAGGCATAATTGCTGGACCATCTTCAGCCGCAATATTGTCTGGTAAATTGTTTTCTGTGTCGATAAATTCACAGTTATCTATATCAAAGTCTTGTCTTATTTTTTCTCTCATTTTATCAATAAATTCTTCTGTTGTCCAAGATGAATTGATAAAATATCTTTTTGCATTTGCTGTTCTTACTAGTTTAAAATATATTTCACGCCACATTTCTTTTTATTTGTAAAAGTATTTGATATTTATATTTTGAAATCAATTTTTTTATAATATAGAAAACCTATTTTATAAAAATAAAAATATTTAAAGCACTAAATGGAGGGTTGCATCTTTTTGAACATTATAGTCATTTAAAGTTCGTCCGTCTTCTAATTGTTTTCCAGCATAAATAAGACGTTGTTGATCTGGCGGAATACCTTCTTTCTCTTGAATCTTTTGTTTCACATTATCAATTGTATCATTCATATCTACATCTAAAGTGATTGTTTTACCTGTAAGAGTCTTTATAAAAATTTGCATTTTACTTAATATATATATAAATGAAATTTTTAAATGATTTTATTAAATTAAACATTTATTTATCCAACTTTTATTGTTATTTGATCCTGGTTTATTAGCTTTTACAGTACTATTTATATACATTAAAATTGCAAATCCAATAAATTGTACAAGATCAAAAACTACTAATATTTGTTTTCTTATATTTACTTTATTAAACAAATCTTCTAAAAATATACCTAACTTACCAAAAAAAGTGAATAAAATGAAAGAATATGGTAACTTAACTTTTGATTCTGATACAAACATTATTAAAAAAATTATACCTATAACTGGTAATAGTTGTGACATCCAAAATGTTTTACTAATAAAAATTTCTAAAAAATTTTTATCTTCTTGTTTTGCTTGTTGCAGTTTTTTTTCTTTTTTTTGTATTTGTTTTTGTTGAATTTCTTGTGATTTATCATCCATTTATATTAATAGAATAAAATAGTTTATTTTATAATGATTAATGATTTAATAATTAAAATGTATTATTAATTATTAAATATTGTATAAAATATAAATATAGTATGTATATTGTGCTTAATTGGAGTAAGCAAGACCACCCATGCCACTCATGATTCTGAGAACATTGTAGTTAGTTGCGTAAACACGGACCTTGGCAGTGCGGGTTCCCTCAACTGTGGCATTGGATAACACCAATTGGAGTGTGGCGTTATCAATACGAGAGAAGTTGCAAGTTCCGGAAGGTTGGTGTTCCTCAGGGCGAAGAGCAAAGGAGTACACATTGATACCCTCATCAGGGTTTCTGGTGTGAACTTGGTATGGTTGAACCCATGAGAAGTATGATCCTTCACGTTCAGAGAAGCGATCTTGTCCATTGAGTTGAAGCTTGGCAACGACAACAGGGTTTTGACCCCAGCAGTGCATATCTAATGAGGTTTCAGAAAGGACAAATGTTCCTGCATCAGACACAGAGGATCCTCCATAATAGTTTCCTCCAGTAGAATTTAATTGAGAAAGATTAGTGAGTCCATATTGAGCAAGAATAGCAGCTGAATTGGCAGCATCAGCAGGGTTCAATGGAACTTGTTGTCCTCCAAAGTGAGGTTCATTGAGTCCATTGTTGTAAACACCTCCGTGCCAGTATCCAGTGAATCCGGAAGGAATGTATTCATCCGCAGCACCCGCGTCTTGGAAAAGTCCGCGAGCATCAATGAAGGCATTTTGTCCAGAAAGTTCAGAAGGTCCTCCGAAAGCGTGGATAGCGTTAGGAAGAGCATCAATGGCATCAGTGTAGTTGAAAGGTTGAGCACCAAGGACTTTGAAAAGAGTAGCATCACAAAGAAGAGATGAACAGTAATCAACGTTTTGGTCAGGTTGGACAACCCAGATGAGCTCCTTAACAGGGTGATTGAAGTTGAGCTTGATCTTGTTACTGGATGAACCAACAGATTCATCACCAGTGAATTGGAGTTGTGTGATCAAGTATTCGTGAGGATTTTGGGCGAATCTGCGGCGTTCATCAGTGTCCAAAAACACATAATCAACATACAAAGACGCAGCAACAAGGGATTGATTGTAAGCAATAGTAGCAGTAACAGGAGTACCAACACTGTATTGGTTGGCAGCCAAATTAGAATAAGGTCCGCCAGCAGGATTTTTGGTGCTGTTGCAGCTCAATGATGTAACCGCCCATAAGCACTCATCGATAGGACGAAGATCGAGGTTAATCTTGACTTCGTGGTATTGAAGAGCAATCAAAGGAAGAGCAAGTCCGGGATTTGTGCAAAACCAGAATTGGAATGGAACATAAAGAGTTGTTTCAGGAAGAGCATTGCGAGGAGCACAGACTTGACGAGGAGCTTGTGAGTCACAAGGTCCGTCAATAGCAGCGAAGGAAGGATCAGTAATGAAGGTAAGTTGTGTGGTGTTACCAATCATCTTGAAGTATCCGCGTTGTTGTTCCGAAGTCATGGTAAGTTGGTTCCAGATGTGCATCCAATCACCATATTGACGGTCAATGCGTTGACCTCCAATCTCAACCTCAACTTGAGCAATAAGTTGTTCTCCAGGGAAATCTAACCAACGTGCATAAACGGAGTTATTTCCAGATGTGATACTGGCAGAGTTACCCATAAGTTGGTTGATTTCGGGAAGAGTTATTTGTAAGTAAGTGCGGTATGCAAGATCACCATTTCTGCTGATGATGCAAGTAACACGACGACCAAAATCGGCTTGACCATTGAAAGTTTGTTCAATTGACTCAATCGCAAAGTTAGTGTATCTCCTATATGTGACTTTCCAGAAAGTAATTTGAGGATTACCAGTAAGGTAAACATCTTGTGCGCCATAGGCAACGAGTTGCATTAATCCACCTCCCATATTTATAATATTGCTAAAGAAAAAAAATTTGAAAATTTTAATTTAATTGACAAAAATATGATTTTAAAATATTTATTAAAATATTTCATTTCAAAAATATTTTTTTGTTATCATTCGTAATATGTAATGTTAATATTTTATGAATTTTATATTTTTAATCATAGTAAATTATTTATCAATAAAATTTATAAATTCGTATTTCATTTAGAGTTATAATATTTAATTTATTTTGATAATAAATTACTTAGATCAAAGTTTCCTTTGATAAATGAAAGTAAATATGAGTCTAATAAAATTTCTTTTTTCCCTTCATGATTTTTAATAAAAATATAAGATTCATTTTTTTTCTTAATTGTCCACCCATCGTTAATGGCATTGTATAAAAATAGCATTTTTTGAAACCTGGTATTATCAATTTTAATGTCATAGTTAGAAGAACCTATATTTTCAATATTTATTTTTAAATCTAAACTATCATGAAGATTTTTTTCCATTTATTGAATTCAAGAAAAACAAAATATTTTTTTAACTTGAAATAAATATATTTTATCATTATTAATAATTAAATAATAGTTTATAATTATAATAAAGATTTATCATGCCATCTTTTAAGCCAAAAAGTATAAAAAAAATAAAGGTAAACAAAAAAACGGCTACAACTTTAGATGGTAAACATAGAGAGTTTTTGAATGATTTTGTAAAAGATGAGCAAGATAAAATACCAAAATTAAAAAAAGAAAGACAAAATATAAAAATAATTTTAGAAAAAAATAAAATATATCAAGATTTATCTTTAGAACAAATATTAGATTATCAAGACCGTATACAAGAAATAAATAGCGCAATTTTTTCTTTAAAGTCAAAAAAAAAAGATTATTTTTTGGATAATTCTAAATACATTTTTGATTATTTTGAAAATAAAAAAGATATATCTAATGGAAATAATAATAATAATAATAATAATAAAGTTTTAGAGTGTTTTTTTAAAATTAATAATAATGATAGTTCAAATATAATAGAAACAAAAAATAAAAATATTTTTCAAAAATATTTGAGCAATATTGATGAATCTTTTTTAGACATAAACTCTTTTGTTTGTTCTACAGATATATGTAAGTCTTGTTATAAAGGAGAATTAATCCCTATGGATGATGAAGGTGTATTAATTTGTAATAACTGTTCTGTAAATGTTCAATATTTAATTGAAAATGAGAAACCGTCTTATAAAGAACCACCAAAAGAAGTATGTTTTTATGCATATAAAAAAATTAATCATTTCAAAGAAATACTTGCACAGTTTCAAGGTAAGGAAACAACCCAAATACCTTTAGAAGTTATTGAAAATTTGAAACAACAAATAAAAAAAGAACGAATAGAATATTCAAAATTAACTTATTATAAAATGAAAGAACTACTAAAAAAATTAGGTCACAATAAATTTTATGAACACATTAATTTTATTAAAGACAAACTAGGTATTAAACCACCGGTTATTTCTCAAGAATTAGAAGAAACTCTTTGTAATTTTTTTATGGAAATTCAATATCCTTATGCAAAACATTGCCCAGATTATCGTGTAAATTTTTTACATTATTATTATGTACTTTATAAACTATTTGAATTGCTTACTGAACATATTTATCTGCCAGAAATTCCAATGTTAAAAGACAGAGAAAAATTAATAGAACAAGATATTATATGGAAAAAAATTTGTGAAGAATTAGACTGGGAGTTTATAGCTACAATATAATTATTTTACTAATAATATTATGGTAAGTTTATCATAATATTATTTATTTTTATAAAAAATCATTATTAATTAATGTTAGTTAAAAACCTCCAGGGAATCTAACAAGGTTGGCTCCAATACCGAATCCTGCACCTGAACGTGTTGTAACTGCAATGCTCGGAACATATGTATCCAAAATACTGAATGTTGCTGCAGCTGTTAGAGCAAGTAACACAATTTCTTCAACGTTGAGGGAACGTTTAGGAATAGCGTAGGCAGCAATAGCAACCATTAAACCTTCGACTAAATACTTAATGATTCTTTTCACGAGCTCGCCGATGTCAATCATTTATATTAAATAATAAGAAAAAAAAAATATATTTTGCGATAAAACACTTAAAATTAAATAAAGTAGAATATAAAATGACCGTTCAATCTAAAATTAAAAGGTCGGAAGAAACTCCTAAATTTGAAAAAAAAATATTAAAAAATGGATCACTTAATCCTAAATATGTAGATGTATTAGATGAAGATAAACAAATTGCTGGACAAAAATTTGTTTGCGTATCTTTTATTTCTCCTGAAAAAATTTTAAAAAATAAAGAAATCTTTTTCTTTGAAGAATTCCTAAAGAAATGGGAATTTTCAAAAAGCATGGAAAAGTTTGTTCAGTTTCTCAATTTTTTATCATATAAATATAAGTTAACTTTTGATGATGTAACAAAAGACTTCAAGGAATTTGTGAATGAAGAGCAAAATATTCTTTCAAAAGGAAATATGGAAGATGACTATAAGACATTCTTAGATCAAAATGAAGAAGATTTGGAAAATGCGTTTAATGTCAAGAATAACTTCCAAACTTCTACGCGTGGACTAAAAATTCGTGGAGTTTATCCTACTATGGAAGAAGCTGAATTAAGATGTAAAATGTTGAGAGAATTAGATCCTAATCATGATGTCTTTGTTGGACCTGTTGGTTTATGGATGCCATGGGATCCCGAAGCTTATAAAACGGGTCGTGTTGAATATATTGAGGATGAGTTAAATCAGTTGATGCAAGAAAAAACAAAGAACGAAGCTTTTGCAAAGTCAGCATTTGAACAACGTGTAAAAGAAACAAAGCAAAAAGCAATTGCAGAAAATATCAAAATAGCAGAAAAAACCGGTGCTACTCTAACACAAACGATAGATGAAGAAGGAAATTTGATTGGAGTAACTAACATGAACACACAAGAGTCGAGTTTGAAAGAACAAGATACCATTTCAGCAGCAGATATTCGAGCAGAACTATTTGAAGGTGAAAATATTGTTACGGGCAAAACAGATAACGGACAAAGTGAGTTAATTAGTGGACCATTTGCAATGAAAAAGAATTAATTTTTGTAATAAATAAATAATATAAATATTTTTGATTATATTATTTAAAATGGATTTAGTTGTAGAACCTGATATATATACTCCGAGTATAGATGATACTGGAAACTATATAGATAAAATACCATCTTTCAACTATACCAAAAATGGATTAAGATGTCCATGTGGTTCTAGAAAAGATAAAGTATATGAAACGTATAGTATTTTTGCAAATCATATAAAAAGTAAAACTCATCAAAAATGGCTTGTTAATATGAATTTAAATAAAGCTAATTATTATATTGAAAATTTAGAACTAAAAGAAACATTAAATTCTCAAAGACTTATTATATCAAAACTAGAAAAAGATATAAATAGTAAAATAATGACAATTGATTATTTGACACAACAACTGAGCAAACCAAGTAAACAAGAAGAAGTTCATAACTTAATTGATTTTGACTAGTTACCAGTTGTTTTCATACTATTTTACTTTTTTTACACCTTTTAACATTTCAAATGCCTAAAAGGCTATCGTGTTGTCAAGTGACTTTGCTTTTTTAGACATCATAAAACAATTGGATGGTTTCAATTGTTTTGTTTATCATATTTACAGGGTTTATCCAATATATAATCTGTTCTTCTAACGCGTTTAATCGTTGTGTCCATTCATCCTTTTTTGACTTTTTTACAACGCAAATGCCCTTTTTATCTTGACCCCAACAAGAACCTATACTTTTTTCGTTTTTTACATAATCATCTGGATTGAATCTGATAAATACGATTGGTCTATGTCCTAAATCTTGCGACAATTCCATAATGCGTCTGTTTTCGCAACTACAATCATAGCCTATATGTTGGTTTTCATCTACCTCAATTATAATAATTTGATATCCCAAATCCAACAATAAATCTGGTCTTTTTTTAGAGCAACCACCAGATATGATTTTATCTGCTATCCAATCTAAACCAGAGAACCTAGTTTTCACAAAATTTACTACTGCATATTCTTTCGTTTTATAGTTACGACATACCGGTTTATCAGGAAACAGGTTCATATAACAAAATAAACAATACCCTTCGTATTTTTCTTTAACCAATGTGAAACACCAGTCGCTTTTACAAGTTTTATTTTTTACATTCACCATCCTATCTAGTTTATGAGTAGCACAATACGTAGCCTTGACTTCACCTTCATTATTATAATTTGGTATAACCTTACATCCAGGGTGAATACAAGTTTTGTCTTTTACATTCACCATCCCATCTAGTTTATGGGTAGAACAA